GTCTACCCCGACCAAGGAACAGACCACGGCGGTGTGGGAGGCCATCAAGGACAAGTTCCCATCCGAATGGGCGGATGACTTTGACCGGCCGGCGCTCATGGCCGAGTTGGCGGAGAAGCACGGCCCCATCGGGCGGACGCTCTACGGCATCATCCAGCAACAGTACCTCTCCGACAAGACCGTCAACCGCGACTCCGTGAAGGAATACCTGAACCAGATCGGTGGCCACCCCATCGTGGAGCCGTTCGTCACCTTCTACGGCGGGACCAACGAGAGCGAATACTTCGCGGAGGCGTTCCAGCATTACGTCCAAGGCGGCCCCCGCAACCTGCCCGAGTGGACGCGGGCCATCTTCGAGCGGCTGACACACGCCCATCGGCTCCAGAAGTCCGAGGCCGAGGACGAGCCGGCTCCTCGGCCCAAGAAGCGCACCCCGGTGAAGGCCCTCCGGGCGGAGCCCGTGGTGGACCACACCTTGGCGATTGTCGAGCAAGAAGGCGTGGCCTATCGACGGGTGAAGCGGGCCATGCAACAGAAGGGCTACACCGAGGCCGACTTCCAGCCGGGCGGTCAACTGTACGGTCTGAGCGTCAACCAGCTCTTGGAGCTGATACGCAACGGCAAGAACCTGGAAAAGACCCTCCGCTCAGCTCTGGAATAGAAGCCTCCAGACGGGCATGATGCCCCGAAGCGGAGAGTGTGATGCTACTGACCGATGCCCAACTGCATGAGATTCGGCAGATCATTGCCGACTACCACAACGCTTTCGTGGTGAACACCATCTCCCCCGACGCGGTGGATGAGATGGTCCTACAGCGACTCAAGGACCTTGGGCTGGTCAACGTCGAAATGAACGTGATCGAGGACTCCTACCTCTACGGTCGAGTGATCGAGGCGATGGAGGACCCCAAGGTGGCCAAGATGAGCTACCAGGAGTTCCGCGACTACGTGAAGCGGAACCCGGTCCCCCTGAGCGCGGTGGAGAAGCGAGCCATCTCTGTGGCTCAGCACACGGCGGCGCAGTACGCGGTGGGGCTGGGGCGGCGCGTGGACATGGAGACGGGCGCCACCCTTCTCGGCGAGGACCAAGCGCTCGCCAACCAGATGCGAGACACCATCCGCACGACCACGGCCGAGTCCATCGCCAGGCGGGAGTCCGCCGCTCAGCTCAAGAGCAAGCTCGGCTGGGCGACGCGGGATTGGGCCCGCGATTGGGACCGCATCGCCATCACCGAGATGCACAACGCCCACCAACGTGGGCAGGCGGACAGCTACGTCACCAAGTTCGGCTCAGGCGTGCGCGTGGCTAAGCGGGTCATGCCCGACGCTTGCCCCCATTGCGTCCGGCTCTACGTGGGCCCGGATGGGCACCCCCGGATCTTCAAGCTCAGCGAGCTGGAGAAGAACGGGACCAACTTCAAGAAGAAGGTGGCGGACTGGAAGCCGGTGCTCGGCGCCGTCCACCCCCATTGCCAGTGCCAGCTCATTCGCATCCCCGAGGGTTGGGGCTTCGCGGAGGATGGGGCGCTTGTGCCGGGCGGCGAGTTCGGTGTGGAGTACGGGAGTGAGGAGGACATGGAGCTGGCCTTCAAGGCTGAGATGGACCTCGTGAAGTCCGCGGCCGAGGGGCACGTTCGCTTCCAAGGGCTCCCCATCACCATCGAGAACGCTCCGGGCACCATCCGGCGCTGGACGGACGATGCTGGGAATCAGGGCTCCACGCTCATGTTGTTCGCCTACGGCTACCTGGACCACACGGACGCCATGGATGGGGACGAGCTGGACGTGTACGTGGGCCCGGACCCCCTGGCTCAGAACGCCTACATCGTTCACCAACAGAACCCCAAGACTGGAATCTACGATGAGGACAAGGTGATGCTCGGGTTCTCCCATGAGCAACACGCCGTCCAAGCATACCGCTTCCACTTCGACAAGCCCGACGACTACCTGTTGACGGTCACCCCCATGCGGATGGAGCAATTCAAGCGCTGGGCAGCAAGCTCGGCGGAGCAAGGCTCCACGCTCATGAAAGGCAAGCCCGTGGTGCGCTACGTCATTCCGATGGACATGGAGAAGGCCGAGCTGGCCACCGTGAGCGGCCACATCGCCACCGAGGCCATCGCTTCGCGGGCGGGCGACCGCGCCCCCGGGCCCCAGCTCGGGGTCAACTACGTGTTCCCCGTCCCCCAACGGGATGAGGCCCCGGCCAAGATGGAGGACCAGTGCCTCCACATGACCCCCCGGGAGATGTTCGAGGAGTTCCACCATCGGACCACGGCGGTGAAGCGGGACAAGCGGGATTACGAGTACCGGGAGCCCCTGGGCGACATCGCCAAGCCCATCGAGATCCCCGACAACTACAAGGACTTCATCACGCTGGACTCGGAAGCCGCTGAGGAACGCAAGGAGCACCTGATCAAGGAAGGGCTCAAGAACACGGCTCGGCCCCAGAACAAGGTGGACGTGGAGTAGACGATGGGCAGCTTCTATATCATTCCAGACAAATTCGTTGACCGGGAACGCTTGATTGTGTATTCTCCTAATCAAGAGGAGGATGCCATGACCAAGGGGACCTGGGGTGCGGAGCGGCCGGGCCACAAGTACATCTCACGGCGGCCCAAGCCGGGCGGCGGCTTCGAGTACGAGTACGCGGACGAGGACAAGAAGGACCGTCCGAGCAAGCCACGGGCGCACGAGCCCGAGGGCTACACGCCTCCGACCGAGCGGCTTTCCGATGGGAGCGCTCTCCCGAAGCTCATGGACCTCGGGGACCGGCTCTATCATCTCCAGGTTCCCCTCGGCGGGCGCTACGAGAAGGATGACACGGGCTTCTCCCTGTTCGACAAGCAGACCTGGCTCCGCGTGGCCAGCTCGGCAACGGCCGAGGACCCGGCTTCGATGTACCGGCTCCGCGCCATCCTCGGGAAGTACAAGCGCCAGATTTCCGGCATGGTGGGCTTGGACGCCTACTACGCCCTCGGGCTCTACGACGCGACCGTGAAAAAGCAGTCCGGGAAGCTGGAGCAACTGGCCCGGCTGACTCCGCGGGGAGACATCATCCTCTCCGTGACCGGGCACATCTCCAAGACGCTCGGCAAGGAAGCCTTCGACAAGTACCGCGAGATCGGCCGGAAGTTCGGCGTGAAGCTCCGCAAGGACATCCACGACCAGTGGGAGAACTACATCCCCAGCTACGCCGCGGCCGAGTTCGATGAGGCCGGCTACCGTGAGGCGCTGGCGGCCATCGGCATCGACATGGCGCCGCTCCCCGAGCGACCCAAGGCGGCAGACGCCCCACCCCAGGGCGATGAGGTGACGGTCCAGCCCAAGGGCCAGGGGACCAAGCTCACGACCGACGACGTGATCGAGCAGATCAAGAATCGAGCGGTGGGCAACACCATTGCCATCAAGGTGTTCACCGAGGGCCCGCACAAGGGCAAGGTCGGGTTCTGGAGCACCTTCTCCCAAGACTTCAACTTCATCATGGGCAACAAGTCCACGGGGCCCGAAGCGCTCAGCGGCATCATCGAGACTCAGAAGGACCTCGGGTGGGTGCGGCTCACCAACAGCCCGCGGCTCTACCGCGAGGCGTTGGAGAAGCTACGTAAGAAGCTCCCCAACTTTACGTTCGTCATCGACTCCAACGTGACCGAGTGGGAAGGCACCCACGAGGCGAGCACGTCCGAGCGACAGAAGCCCATCCCTCAGCTCCAGAAGGTCATCAACCCCGAGATCCAGCCCTTCCCGTTCCAGAATGAGGCCGTCCGGTTTTTCATGGACAATGACGGCAACGGGCTCTTGGGTGATGAGATGGGCTTGGGCAAGACGCTCCAGGCTCTTGCTTACGCGGCGGCCACGGGCAAGCGTGCCCTCGTGGTGTGCCCCAAGGTGGTCCGCAAGAATTGGCTCTTGGAGGCCAAGCGGTTCTTCCCCGGCCACTTCGATGACGTGAAAGAGCTGGTCAGTGCGGACCTCAAGGCGAGCGGGATGCCCGACCTGAGCAAGGTCAAGATCGCGGCCATCAACTACGAGATTCTGGAAAAGTTCATGCCGGCCATCAAGGCGGCCGGGTTCGACTTGCTGATCGTGGACGAGTCCCATCGCATGAAGAACCCCAAGGCGAAGCTCACCAAGCACATCCAGAGCATCGCCAAGGACATCGCCCACAAGATCCTGTTGTCGGGCACGGCGCTCAAGAACAAGCGGGAGGAGTTGTTCACTCAGCTCCAGCTCGTGAAGCCGGGCTTCGTTGGCCAGAACGAGCTGAGGAGTGGGATGATCGGGTCGCTTCACCACAAGCTGGCCCAGATATACCTCGCACGCAAGAAGAAAGACGTGGTGGCGGACATGCCACCGAAGCTCAAGCAAGCGGTGGAGCTGGACGTTGCGAACCTGGGCGAGATCGAGTCCACCGAGGGTGGCTCCGACCTGGCCGAGGTGACGCGCATCAAGCATGAGCTGGCCAAGGCGAAGGCTCCGGTGACGGCCGAGTTCGTGAAGGAATTGCTGGAGTCATCCGACTCCAATGTGCTCGTGTTCACGGACAGCGTGCCGGCCGCGGAAGCCATCAAGGAGAAGCTGGGCGCGGTGGCGGTTCTGCACACGGGCTCTCAGAGCACCGATGCCCAGGACGCGGCCCGGGCCCACTTCGATCCTCTCCGGCGCCAGGAAGGGGACCCCGTGCGTGTGCTCGTGAGCACGACGGCGAAGGGCATTGGCTTCAACGCTCAGACCGCGGACAAGGTGGTGTTCAACGACCTGCCCTGGACCCCGGCCGACAAGCATCAAGCCGAGGACCGCGCCTACCGCATCGGGACCAAGAACACGGTCAACGTCTACGACATCCACGCGGCCGGGAGCGCGTTCGACGCGGCGACCGCTCAGCTACTCCTGACCAAGGAGGTGCTGTTCCGCAAGCTCATGGACGGCGAGAAGCTGAGCCCCGAGGAAGCGGCTTGGGCCAAGAACCCCATCCGGCCCCAGGACATTCTGGCGGCCATGCGGGGCAAGAAGGTGGGCCCGACCGTGGCTGAGGTGGACGCTCCGGCGACCAAGACGGCGGCCGGCGACACCATCATCCCGCCGACCGAGCCGGCCGAGAAGATCCCCGAGCCCCCGAAGGCGGAGCCCCCTCCCGAGCCCCCGAAGCCTGAGCGGCCCAAGGCGGCCTGGCAGAAGGAAGCGGAGGAACGTGAGGCGGCTCGCGTGGCCGAGCAACAGCGCTACGAGGCGTTCCGGGTGGCCACGGTCACTAAGACGGGCGCCGCGGCGGCAAGGGCCCTGGACTCCGTGCCGGAGATCCTGAAAGGGCACTTCAAGGTGCTCCACGCGACCGAGGCCACGCCCATGGGCGCTACGGCCGAGCTACCCAAGACCAAGGGCCAGGCGCTCCAGTATTGGTTCCGCCAACGACTCAAGGCCAAGGACCCCAATGTGGACGCTCGGGCCCAGGACAGCTACGCCTACAGCTCCGCGGCGGGCACCCTGAGCCTTCGCCATTCCTGGAAGGGCCAGGAGGGCGTGTGGACGGTGGAGTACACGAGCCAGACGGACAAGGTGCGGGACGCCATGGAGCCCGATGACCGCGAGGCGGCCGACAAGCTCTACGAGCGCTTCAAGGCGGGCGAGAAGGCCCCCGAGCCGGATCTGGCGCACAACGAGAAGCCCAAGTTCGTCATCCCCGCGGTGAAGCCCATCGAGGAGAGCAAGCCGAAGGTCGAGCCCGAGACGAGCGCGACCGCTCACACGGGCGCGGGTGCGACGCCCAAGGAGGACACCCTGGAGCGGAAGGTGGAAGCCGCGGGCCAACCGCAACAGCTTCTCCTGTTCAAGGCGCTCCATGAGGACACGTTCGTCATCTCGGACTCCGACTTCGACCTGTGCCTGAGCCTGGCGGACAAGCTCGTGGACGCGGGCGAGTTCGAGGACGCCATCGACCTGATCAAGGCGGCCACCCACAAGTACCTCCGGCGCATCCCGACCGGGAAGCCGCGGCCGAAGTGGTATTACGTCTACAACATCACGTCCAAGCATCACGACCCCGAGGTGAAAGAGGGCGAAAAGGTCCGCATCCATTCCGAGGGTCAAGCTGGCCACTATGAGGTGGAGAAGGTCCACCCCAACGGCTACGTGACGCTCAAGCATGACGAGACGGGCCAGCGGCTCAGCATGAAGGCGGCCCACCTCCACGAGCTGTTCGCGGAGGAACACCAACCGGCCATCGAGGCGGCTCAGGTGCGGCTCAAGCGGACGGTGGAGGCGGCCAAGGTCCACGGGACCGAGAAGCAGCAAGAGCAGGCTCGCCAAGCCCTCCGGGAGCACGAGGAACGCTTCTCCATCAAGACCCCGGAGCGCATCGCCACCCAGAAGGCCCAAGGGCTCAGCGTGCTGACCCGGGCGGCCCCCACGGTGGAGAACCACATCGCGGCGGCGGACGCCCACATCTATGCGGCCGGGTTCGGCGGTGAGCACGCCAAGCTCCACCTGGAGATGGCGAAGCTCCACCACGAGGCGGCCAAGCTCCGCTCAGCCCAGGAAGCCACCAAGAAGGCGCTCACGGACCCGGGTGTCACCTTCCACGTCCCCGGTAAGACCGAGGCTGAGAAGGCCCGTGCTCCAGCCCTCGTGGTGCCCAAGAAGGGGACCTGGGGCGGAAAGCGGGAAGCCAAGGGCGCGTTCTTCGGAGACAAGCGGAAAGCCTATTTGAGTCTTGTGACTGACGAGCACCGGGGTGACTTCACGGTGGCCGATACGGCCTACTGGAAGTGGAAGGACGGGAAGGGTCCGAAGCCGCAACCCTGGAAGGGTGGGGAGCTGGATGCCGTCAACCATGCCCTCGGGCTGGAAGTGACCCGCCGTGGCTTCCAAGTCATCGACCCCCGTGTATCCAGTTTGGCCGAGGGGTGGGATCGACTCGTGGGGCTTGCCAAGCGCTGGGACAGCGACAAGGTGATGCAGGCCATCGAAACCCTTCGTGAGGTGCCTGGGCTCGCTCGGATGCAGCTCCCCGAGGAAGCGGAGAAGGCACACGAGGCCCGGTTGGTGGCCGAGCAAGAAGCCGATGCCCGTGAGCAGATGGGGGGCGAGTACGAGGAAGCGCGGCTGGATGACGCCATGACCTCGTTCGCGGACCAAGACCAGGCGTTCCACCCGGACGAGGTGGAAGGGGAAGTGGATACCTCTTTCGACTTCGGCTTCAACGTGGAGCCCGAGGACGAGGACCCCAAGGAGTCCTACAAGACCAAGGGCCCGCGGGCCCCGACGTTCAAGGCGTGGTTCGGGGATTGGGAGCACAACCCCGGCGAGGCCAGCAAGGTGGTCAAGAAGGACGGAAGCCCGGCCGAGCAACACAACATGGCGCCCACGCCCGTCTACCACGGGACCGCGGTGGGTGGTTTCACCCACTTCGACCCGGCCAAGGCGAGCGGCTACAACATCTTCGGCGACGGCTTCTACTTCACCGAGGACAAGGAGATCGCCACCGAGTACACCAAGAAGGACTCGGACGAGCACAAGTGGGGAGCGATGCACGGCCTGACCGACGCGGACGGCAAGCCCGTGACCCACCTTCCAGCCAAGTGGGCTCAGAAGGTCATCAACAACACGGCGGGCTACGGTGGCGAGCATCAAGAGTACGCCGATTGGGACAAGCAATGCTTGGCGGCGGCGCTCAAGCGGGCGATGGAGCCCGAGGGCGTGAACGTGACCACCCTCTTGCGAGAGTATCGGAACCCGAGTGGGCCGGTGTTGGACGGCAAGGGCAACGTGGACCAGTACGAGCACCATGGGAGCCCCATCGGGCTCCGCTCTTTGGTGAAGCGCTTGGCTCAGGACAAGGTGGGCACCTTCAAGCCGGACGTGGCGCCACCCCAGGTGTTCGAGGTGTACCTCAACGTCCGCAAGCCCATCGACATGGACGCGCCCATCTCGCGGGAGGACTTCGGGGACTTGGCCGGCTACTTCCATGAGCGCGAGCGGCGCAAGTTCGGCGAGACGCCCGAGGAGAAGGAAGCCCGGGCCAAGATGAGCCCCGCGGAGCGGGCGGAAGCGGGACACCCCACGAGCTGGAAGGCGGACAACCGGCTCCCCTTCTACACCAAGAACCTGAATGACAACCCCGTGGTGCGGGCCCTCGGCGATGACCCCTACAGCAAGGCGTTTACCTACGAGGACATGATCAAGGCCAAGCGGGCGCTCCGCGAGGACAAGAAGGACGACGGCTCTCCAGCCTACCCGATCTTCCACCTGAGCGACGCGGACACGCTCACCTGGGGCGACGTTCACTACATGATGACCGACTCCCATTGGTATCAGACGCCGATGGGGGACTTCCGCAAGTGGGCCGAGAAGCGGGGCTACGACGGCATCTCCCATACGGGAGGCTGGAATGTCGGGACCAAGGCGCATAAGGTCTGGATCGCGTGGAGGCCCAACCAGATCAAGGCGACTGAAAACGAGGGGACGTTCGACCCGGGGACGGCGGACATCCGAAAGAGCATGAACCAGACCAACACCTTTGTGATCATCCCTGAGAAGCTGGAAAAGGCCGGTGAGCAAGCCGGGCACAAGTACATCCGCCGTGAGGGCACGCCCGGCAACTACCGCTACTTCTACGCGGACGAGAAAGGTGGTGCCTTCTCCATGCAAGTGCCGGTGATGGGCTCGCTTGGGCCCATTTCCGCGGACACCATGGCTGAGAAGGTGGCGGACCTCGTGAGGCTTCCGGCTGACGTGCTGGACGCCATGGACAAGCGACTCGCCAGCTACATCAAGCGGCTCGGCGAGACGGCGCCGCATGGGCTCCACCTGTGGGCGCGAGCGGTAGCCACGGCCATGGGCAAGGCGGCGCCGAAGATGACGGCGATAGTCCCCACGCCCCCACCCGCGGCGAAAGAGGCTGGCATCCCCCAGAAGGGGAAGCCGCAACAGCTCAGCTTGTTCCTGACCCCGATGGCGGCCGAGCAAAAGGCTCCCCCGCCTCCAGTGCCGGCGACCAAGCCGGTGGACGAGGCCAAGGACCTGGCGGAGAAGGCCATCGAGGTGGCGGAGACAGTGGCTCAGCCCGAGGACCCCCCGGTGGCCCCCGAGAAGGGCCCGGAACCACAACTGGCGGTGAAGGCGAAGCCGGAGAAGAAAGCCAAGCCGAAGCCCAAGAAGGCGGTGGAGAGGGCCACCAAGACCACGGACGAGGGCGGCATCCAAGCGACGGGTGACCACATTTGGGGTTCACGTTTTGACTTGGCCAACATCGGGCGCATCACCGATTCCAAGCAACTGGAGGGGATGACCTACGATGACGCCCTGGCCATCGTGACCAAGAAGCATTGCGTCCCGGCTCACGACCTGGACACGCTCAAGGCGGCCGGGATGAGCCCTGGCGCCGCGCACATGGCGCTGGCGATCATGACGAGCATCGTGGCCAAGCCGGCCGACTCCAAGGAAGCCCGGGCGGCCTACGTGGACGAGGTGCATCGAGTCATGGGGGCCTTGCTCAACTGTAAGAACAAAGAGGACGTGCGGACGATGCTCCGCGAGATGTACCACGAGTATTACTCGGCCGGGAAGTACAAGGACGTGTCCAAGGTCCCGATGGACAACGACGCTCGGGACCGCGAGATTGATCGGCTCCGCAAGGAGAACCCCAACCGCGACTACCGCTATCGGATGGACTACGGCTCCTACCAGTACGTGATCGTGACCCAGAACCAGCGGCCCTTCGATTCGCTCGGGTCCCGCTTCACCCGCTTCATCGCGGGCAAGGGGAAGGACCGAGGCGAGGCGGAGTACGAGGCCGACCGGGCGGACGGCGCCCCCGATGGCTGGGAGTACCTGGAGACTCGTGGCCAGCAAAAGAGCGAGAAGGCGCAAGCGAAGTCCGCCAAGACCCAAGAGCTTCGCCAGAAAGCTGGAGTGTCGCAAGCGTTCTCCGAGTCCGAGATGGCGGCGGGCAAGATGGAGCGCAAGGGCCACAACGTCGAGGTGAAGGACGCCGACCCCCAACGGGTGAAGGAAACCTTCAACCTCCGCGAGGTGGACTATGGCCAGGCCGGCTACATGAGCCAGGATGACCGCGAGTGGCACACCCGCCAACTGGAGGGCGCCTTCCACGACTTCGCAGAAGTGCTGGGCATCCCGAAGGCGGACGTGAGCTTCAACGGTCGGCTCGGCGTGGCGCTCGGCGCCCGTGGGCGCGGGAAGCACGCGGCGCACTACGAGCCCGGCCGGTACGTCATCAACATCACCAAGTTGAACGGCTCGGGTGCGTTGGCGCATGAGTGGGGCCACGCCTTGGACAACATCTTGGCGCTGCACTACTCCGGCCGGGGTGTGGGCGAGCGGGCGTTCCTGAGCGAGACGCCCAACGAGGCCCATTGGCCCCCGGAGCTGAAAGCGGCCTACCAGCGGGTCCACGATGCCATGCACAAGCACCCGGACCCGGAAAGGGCGAAGCGCGAGCATCGGGAGCACATCAAGAAGCTCCAAGCGGAGGAAGCTGAGCTGGTTCGCAAGAACAACGAGCTGGTCCGCGAGCACAAGACCATCGCGGAGAAGATCCCGGATGATCCTCCCGGCCGGCTTCAAGCTCGCATCACGCGGCTCAAGGAACAACGCTCAGAATGGTTCCGTGAGTTGAATGACTGGAGCCGGCGCAAGGGCATGAAGGCGACTCAGGAGATCGCCAACCGCAAATACTGGATTGAGCAGTACGACAAGAAGATCAAGGCGGCCGAGGCTGGCGAGATGACCCTGACCGAGGCCGACAAGGCCCGCCAGGACCAGATCAAGCTGGAGATCGAGGAGCTTCGCATCCCCATCAACAGGGCGCGGGCGGCGGTGTCTAACGCTCAGCGAACGGACCCCACGGGCAGCTCCTACCACAAGGCGTCCAAGCTCTTGGGTGAATACTGGAGCCGGCCCACCGAGATGTTCGCCCGGGCGTTCGAGAGCTACGTGCAAGGCAAGCTGGACCACGGCAAGCGTGGGAACACCTACCTCACGGGCGGGGACAAGACCAAGACGACCTGGCACACCCGCAAGGAGATGCCGGACGGGACTCAGGCTCAGCCCTACCCCCAGGGCGAGGAACGTGACAACATCCACCGAGCGATGGACGAGTTCGTGGCGGTGCTTCGCAAGACGGGCGACCTCCAGAAGGCGCTGTGGGCGCTCCAACAGCCCTTGCCACGATTCGTGATTCGGGGTGGACTGGCTTAGTGCGTTGCCCCAACTGCCACAACAAGGTCATCCAGAAAACGGGTGACGTGACCCGTATCCGTGCGGGTGGTCCCGTCGAGTTCACCCCCGATGGGCTCTGCAAGACCAAGTGCCATTGGTGCAAGGCCGAGGTGACGCTCCCCCTCCAGCTCAAGGAGGACGTGCCCATTCCGGCCGAGCGGTTCATGCTCCCCTCCCACAAGGCTTGACTCTTTTCCCGGTTCCAGTTACCCATACTCCAGACAAGCAGTAAGGCCCGTTTGGAGCGTAGGCTCGGTTGGGGCGGTCAGCTTGGGGTAACACCCGGCGACCGCCCCTTTTTTATTGTCTGGAGAACGTGAGATGAGAGGTATTCCGTTCCAGTTTGAAGTTCCGTTGGACTTCTTCGAGAAGGCCGATGAGGAACCTGGAAAGCGCCGTCGCATCGGCGGTGTCATCTCCACCGAGTCCCAAGACCGCCAGGGTGAAACCGTCCTGGCCGATGGTCTGGAGTTCTCGGACTGGATCAAGAACGGCTGGTACAACGACAACCACACCAAGGACACGGACGGCATCGTTGGCTACCCGGAGTACGTCAAGAGCTTCAAGCGAGGCGAGACGCTTCCCAACGGCAAGAAGGCGGACACTCACGGGCATTGGGCCGAAGGCTACATGCTCAGCACCGACCGGGCGAACCGGCTTTGGGAGCTGGGCAAGGCTCTCCAGGGAACCGGCCGGCGCTTGGGCTTCTCCGTCGAGGGCAAGATCCTCCGGCGCGTTGGTCCCAAGACCATCGCCAAGAAGGCCGAGGACGGCTCCGTCGAGTACGTGGGGAATCGCATCGCCAAGGCGCTCGTTCGCAACGTCGCCATCACCAACTGTCCCGTGAACACGGACACCGGCTTGGAGATCCTGGCCCGGTCCATCACGGCGGTGGAGCTGGCAGACCCCGATGATCTGGAATCGCGGCTCATGGTGCTGGAGAAGGCCATGGGCATGGGCCAGGCCGACACAAGTACGGCCGTGGCCAACCGTGGTCCCCAGACCGGCATGGGTGCCGGCGCGGTGACCACGCCGAAGGATCTGGAGAGCGATGAGAACCCTCCGAAGCCCATCGAGGATGAGGAGAGTGAGAAGGCTCTCTCGGTGAATCCCCCCTCGAAGGTGACCACGCCCCCCGCAAAGGTGACGGGTCCCAAGACGGGCCTCACGCACATCAAGCCGCCGACCATCACTCAGCCCCCGCGGACCATGGGCCGTGGGACCCCCGGGCAACCGGCAGTCTCGGGGATGCGGAATCGGGGGACGAGCCCCAAGGGGCGGCGGACTATGCCGGCGAATGTAGCCCAGAAGTCTCTCAGCGACGCGGAAGCGGTGGCGGTGGTCCAATGGGCTCTCCCTCACGCCGATGCCGCTACGGCTGGGAGGATTGTGGAGTTGACCAAGGCCCTCAAACGTAGCGGCAAACTGTAAGGAGACAGTCATGAAGAAAGCTGGACAGAAGGTAGCAGGCGGTGTGGCGGGGGTGGACCCCGAGAACACCAACAAGGACGCCACGCGAGTGGCGGTGTCTCGTCCCGGTGCGGGTTCCAATGACCCCACGGCCGTGGTGAAGGCGGAGGATGAGGACGGCGCCTATGAGGGCAAAGAGACGCCCGAGGAGGAAGCGGCCGAGGGGCGTGAAGGCGCTGAGGAGGCCGAGGAGGAGGAGAAGGCCAAGAAGTCCTTGACGGGTTCCGACCTGGACAAGAGCTTGGACGCCCTCGAAGCCTTCGCCAAGTCCGGTGACCTCCCGAGCCGCAAGGATTCTCTCCTCGCCAAGGCGGGCCAGGGCGCCTTGAGCAAGAGCGAGCGTGAGGAGTTGTTCGACATCTTGGGCGGTGGAGCGGCGCCGACCCAGGCCAAGGATGAGCCCGCAGAGAACATCGTGAAGTCCATGAGCGAGAACGACAACCTTCAGAAGGCCCTGGACGTGTCCGAATACCTCCAGGAACAGCACACGGAGCTGGTCAAGAGCCTCCGCCGTGTGGGTGACGAGATCCAGAAGTCGGATCACCGTCGCCACGAGTTCAACCTGATCTTGGCCAAGGCCGTGAAGGACATCGGGGAGATGGTCAAGTCCCTGAGCGATGCGGTGGGCGTGATGGCTGGACAGCCGGCTCGCGCACCGAAGGCGCTCGGCGTGACCACCAAGCCCGGCCAGGTGCTCCAAAAGAGCTTTGCGGGCCAGCCCTCGGCAGGTGAGAACCTGACCAAGAGCCAGGTGCTCGATGCTCTGGACGGCATGATGGAGGAATCCATGACCAAGGGCATGAGCGGCGCGACCGACTTTGGCGAGGACATCTCGCTGGCGGTGGCGAAGTATGAGCAGACCAACATGATCTCCCGCCCGATGCTGGAGGCCGTGAAGGGCTACATCACCCGAAGGAACGCCGCCTAATCCCCACAAGGGAAGCGGTTTCTGGAACCAAGAAAACACCCCTTGTGGGTAAGAGGAGACTCAAATGAGCGCGAATTTGGTGAGCTGGAGAGATTATGAAGGCGTGGAGGGATTCGGTTCCGCCACGCAGAACGACGTGAACGACTTGAACAAGGCCCTCCGTGCCGGCCAGGAGATCAACCCTCCGGGTTCGGTGACGGCCGGTGACGGCTTTGCTCTCCGCGTGGAGAGCCTGGAGCGGACCCTCAAGAACGTCACGTTCAAGATGGACCACATCCGCTTCTGGAAAGCGGTGCCGAAGCTCCCGGCCTACAACACGGTCGAGGAGTTCAACCAGATCCAGAGCTACGGGCAGAACCCGGACGCTGGCTACATCGACGAGGGCGATCTTCCGAGCGAGGACGATTCGACCTACGAGCGCAAGTTCAGCGTGGTGAAGTACCTGGGCACGACCCGGCGCGTCACCCACGTCATGAGCTTGGTGAAGCCGGCCCACGGCAACGTCCTGGCTCAGGAGGCCGTCAACGGCACCATGCACTTGCTCCGCATCTTGGAGCGCGGCCTGTTCAAGGCTCGGAGCGACCTCTCGGCGCTCCAGTTCGACGGGTTCGAGAAGCTGTTGCTGGACTCGGCTCCCGCGGCGAACATCATCGACCTCCGGGGCAAGCCCCTTTCGGAGGACGTGCTGATCGACGCGGCCCTGACCATCCAGGACGCGCCCAACTACGGTACGCCGACTGACCTGTACGTGAACCCGAAGGTCAAGGCGGACCTCTGCAAGACCTTCTTCCCGAAGGAGCGCTACGACCTGTTCAACAAGACCGACAACGGGTTGGTCGGCTTGGACATCAAGGGCTTCACGAGCCCGGCCGGTGACGTGCGCTTCCAGCCCGACGTGTTCATCGACGACGGCGGGGCCCCGACCCCGGCTCGCGGTGATGCGTCCAAGCGGCCCTCCACCCCGACCATCAGCACGGCGCCGACCACCCCGGCCGATGCCGCGTCCAAGTTCGAGGCGGATGACGCGGGCGACTACTTCTACGTGGTCCAGGCGGTCAACCGCTACGGCCGTTCGGCCGGCGTGCCCCTCGTGGCAGGCCCGACCGCGGTGACCGTGGCGGCCGGCGACAAGGTGAACTTCGGGGTCACCCCGGGCACCATCGCCCCGGACTGGTACGAGGTGTTCCGCTCCAAGAAGGCCGGCGCGAGTGGCAGCGAGCGCTTGATCCTCCGCGTCAAGAACGCGGCGGGTGCGGGCGAGCAGATCATCGACGACTTCAACGTCAATCTGCCCGGCTGCACGAGCGGCTACCTGTTCCAGCAAAACCTGGAGAACATGAGCTTCAAGCAGCTCGCTCCGATGGTCAAGATCCCCTTGGCCACCGTGGACTCCAGCATCCGGTTCATGATCTTGCTCTACGGGGTTCCCTGCCTCTACACCCCGGGCAAGAATGTCCTGTTCCAGAACATCGGACGGGCCATGGGCTACAAGGGTCAGCCGTAAGCTGAGCCCGGAGTCCAGCCTTTAGGCATGGTCATGGGGTCCGGGGGATGGTAGAAACGTCCCCCGGACCCTTTACCTTCCTAGAGGAGAGCGAGAATGCTACTTCAAAGCCTACTGCAACACCGAAAGAACACGGGCGTGCTCGTGAACGGGCACCAATACTGGATTGGCGCGGACCTCGTGGTCCGTTCCGATAAGGCTGGAGCCCCGGTGGACGTTCCGGCCGCGGATGCCCAGAAGCTCATGACCAACCCCAAGGCGTGGGCGCCATTCGATCCCACCAAGCAGAGTGAGAAGCCGGCCCCGCGTGCGGGCGCCGAGCGTCCCCGCATCTCGCTCATTTCCAACAACGGGGACGTGATTCCGCCTCCCCCTCCCTCCAGCTCAACCCCGGATGCAACCAAGCCGGCGATGGAGGTGAGCGCGGTGATGGCGGCTCAAGACGCTTTCGAGGCCAAGAAGGCTGGAGAGCTACCGGCTCCTACGGAAGTGGCGGACCCGCCGATTCCAACTGGAGACGGGGAGTGGGCTGACCCGGACATCCGATTCAGCTTCAACTGGCTCCAGCTCTGTGCAAAGGCTTACAAGATCAAGTACAAGGGCAAGGACAAGTCCGTGTTGGTCGAGAAGATCAAAGCGGCCATGTACGGGTGAGGAACCCAAAGGAGTGACCAATGCCAGCGAATGAGAACCCCAAGAGCACCCATCTCCCCGAAGTGGCCGGCGCCATCGAGGACGTGACCGCAACCCTCGTGGTCGAGACGGGCATCCGTCAAGTCCAGTCTTTCACCGTGTCTCTGGCCCAGGACCCGACCGCGGCCGAGGCCATCGCGGTGGGCGTGCTGGACGAGGCCAAGCAGAAGATCACCCTCAAGGTGTTCGCACCGGACGGCGTGACCCCAGGCGTAGCGGCGGCCAAGGTGGGCTGGACGGCCATTGGCAAGTGAGCCCTTCCAGGCTATCCCATAGGCTGGAGGTGAGCCCATGAGCGTGATGACTGTCAGAGGCGGTATCCCGTATGTGCTACGGGACGCGGCCGTGAGCGCGGCCGGCCGAAAGGTCCGTCTCCCCTTCCTGATTCATTCGCTGATCATTCGCAACGTCGGAGCCGTCGCGGCGAAGCTCTACTTCACCGAGGCCGACTTCAACGCCGATACCAACTACGTCACCATCCCGGTGGCGAGTGCCACCTACCCCTATGGGGAGTGGGCGGGTCCTGTGGAAACCGCGAACGGGGACCACGAGGACCTGTGGCTGAAAGGTGATGCTGGCGTTGCGAGCATAGAGCTAGTGGCTTTCCAGCGTCGAGGCTAAGATGGGCAGCGGGAATGGTCCCGCTTCACCCATGGAGAGCCCGGCGCGATGGAAGTCAACCTCACCCCCCTACTCGAAACTGGCGGATACGCGGCGATTCTCGCCCTTGTGACGTGGCTTGTCCGCCGCGTGTTCACCCACACCATCCCGAGGCTGGCCGAGGACTTCAAGGAGGCCCTGGCCAAGCAACAAGAGCTGTTCATGGGGCAGCTCGAAGCCCAGCGGGTGGACTTCAAGGAAGCCCTGGCCGAGCAACGGACGGACTTCAAGGAGTCCCTTCGGCTGGAGCGTGAGCAATTCGGCATGAAGCTGGACCGGCTCACGCTCGCGGTAGAGCGGTTGCTGGAACAACAGGGGCGCGACTCATGACGGCCCGGGACTGGACGATCCTGGTCATGGCGGTGGTGACGGTGGGGGTCATCGCCTGGGACGTGTACGTGGCGTTCTTCAATCGCGTGCCCAACGACTTGGACACCATCTCGGGCGTGACCCTTGGGTGGTCCGAGAAAGTCTGGACTTTACCCTTCGCCTTCGGCGTGCTCGGCGGCCATCTTTTCTGGCCAGCTCTGGGCGGCCCCGCCTTGGGTGGTGTATGGTCGATTCCGGTTTTGTTGGGCATGGCGATGGCCGTTGCTGGAATCGGGTGGTGGTACAAGCGCCAAGGGAAAGGGTGGAGCTGGCAAGGTCCCATCCTTCTCGTAGTAGGCGCCTTGGCTGGTCATTGGCTGTGGCCCCAATGAGGTGAGACGATGATCCTTGAGCAACCCATCCTCCCCGGAGTCAGCGATACCGCGCCAGCGAATGTGAGCAAGAGCGCGGCTCAGGCGGGCACCGATGGGGAGGCGGCGCGGCGTGACCACAAGCATGACATCGACACGGCGGCCCCCTCGGACGTGGGGACCTCCAACACTGAGGGCACGAGCACGAGCCTGGCCCGGGCGGATCACGTCCACAACACGCCCTTCTCCGCCGTCCAGACCGCCCTCGGCGCGGCCAGCTCGGACGTGGCTTTCAACAACAAGAAACTGACCCTCGTGGCGGACCCGGCGAGTCCCCAAGACGCGGCCACCAAAGCCTACGTGGACGCGGTGGCGGCCGGACTGGACCCGAAGCAGAGCGTTCGAGCGGTTGCCATCACGGACGTGGGGGCCTTGTCTGGGCTCGCCAAGACGATTGACGACGTGGCCATCGACACGGACGGGATGCGCGTGCTTTTGACCGCGCAAGGTTCCGCCGTAGAGAACGGCTTTTGGGTGGCGCACGCGGGTGCGTGGACGCGACCCACGGACTTCTACGCGGGCTTCCATGCCGCGGGTTCGTACAGTTTTGTTGAGCAAGGAACGGTGTGGCATGACACGGGATGGGTGTGCAACACCAACCAGCCGAATGACGTGGTGGACACGGACCCGCTCGGCTTCACGCAATTCTCTGGCGCGACAGACGTTACGGCTGGGGCGGGCCTCTACAAGCAGCTCGCCACATTGAACGTGGGCGCCCATGCGGACGGCTCCATCACCGTCAACGCGGACAACATCCAGGTGGGCGTACTCGCTACCGATGCCCAACACGGAGCGCGGGGTGGCGGCACCCAGCACGCGACCGTGACCCGTGACGTGACCGGCTTCATGAAGGCGCGGCACCTGACCCATCTCATGGCCAAGGGTCCGGCTTCTACCTTCGCCACGGGCTTGTTCCGCGAGGTGCTTCCCGCGGCCAACCCGTTCCCGACTTCGGTGACGTGGTGGACCGACTCGGGCAAGACGCTCAAGGTCGTGGAGAAGCTGATCACGCGCAACGGCCAACAGTTTCCGACCACGATTGTCTGGAAAGCCTATGACGCGGCGGGAGCGTTGCTGGAAACCATCACCGATACCTACGACTACGGCCCGGGCCTTCTGACCCCGACCATCACGAGGAGCTTCACATGAGCGACGAATCCCCAGCGGTCATCCTGTACGATGCAAGTGGCAACCCCATCGGGGTGTCCGGGAACAAGCTCCACGCGATTGTCGAGCAAGGCGTGGCGGCGGGCTTGGCTGGCGCTTGGCCGGCCAAGATCACGGATGGCGTGTACCTGGCCGGTGTGGACGCGGCTGGGGCTCTCCAGGTTGCGGGCAAGTCCGCGGTGGGTGCAGCTCCAACTTCCAACCCGGTGGCCGTGTCTGGCATCGACTTCGGCGGCCTCAAACGGCACCTTCGCACGGACACGCTTGGTCGGCTTGTGGTCACGGGTGACAACCCTTCGTCGTTCACACTGGAGGTGTCCTATGACCAAGTGTTCAATGCGGCGGCGGCCGGTTGGTATGAGGGTGTGGATTACATGGTGCCCGTTGGCTACAAGTTCAACGTCGGGTTCTTTTCAGGGATGAGCTTCGACAACCGCATGACGGCTCGTGTGGCCAAGTACATCATGGGTGGGGAATGGAATGTGGGCACCTTGGTGTTCACGCCAGGCGGTTCCTATGTGGCGCCTCAATTCGCGGGCTTTTTGGAAGCGGAAGTCACCACGGTTATCGGTGGCGGCAATGACCTGACCTTCAACATCACCTACGTGAATCAGGACGGGGTGGGTGGACGCACGGCTACTTTGTCTGTTCCGAAAAACTCCGCGGTCACTCGCAAGTTCAAAGCCGCATTGCAAACGGGGGATTACGGCATCCGCCAAGTGACGGCGGTGGCCCAAACTGGAACGAATACTGGAGTCATTAGGTTCAACCTTGGGACTACCTTTGCCGAGCTACGTTGCACGGCGGCCGACACCCCCTACAACTTGATCCCCGCCAAGGACACCATGATTGCTCGGGCAGGAGAGATCCTGGCGTTGGACTACTACGTGAACGGTGGGTCCAACGGGCAACACACCGTTCGAGCTTCGGGCGTCCTGGAACCCGTCTAGGAGTGAACCATGGGTTGCGTGAGAATCCAAAGCGGAGCAACTGAGCCCATCCAGCTTTACGTGGTGGGTGCCAATGGCAACCCGTTGACGGGCCTGGCGGACCTCTACGTGCGCGTGCGGCGCGGGGACGGGTTGTTCCTGGACTGGAATGACATGACCTTCAAGAGCGTGGGCTGGGCCACGCTCAACCAAGCCCTCAGCGAGGCGAGCGCGGCCAATGCGCCCGGGCTCTACGAGGTGACGGGCGGCTTGAACACGGGCGCCATCATCGCGCCCAACCCCAACGACTACTACACGGTCATCCCGCTCCAGACTCCGGGCTCCAACGCCCGGCTTCCGGCTCCAGGCCAGATCGCGGTGGGCAAGTGGGCCGACCGCTTGGACGCCAACGTGAGCACCCGAGCCACCCAGGCTCAGATCCTCTCCGATGCCATTCCCTTCGCGGGCGCCGACATCGCGGCCATCCTCGCGGACACGGCGGCGGTGGACGGGCGGCTTCCGGTTGACCCGGCCGATGAGAGCAACCAGCTCGCTCAGCACGCCATCACCCAGGCGGCCATTGCGGCGCTCAACAATCCGACCCCGGGGGACATTGCGGATGCGGTGTGGGACGAGCCCACGGCGACGCATACGGACCCGGGTTCCACGGGTGAAGCCATCCGACACCTGGACGTGGACGTGAGCACCCGGGCGGTCCCGGGTGACGCCATGGACCTCGTGGCCCAGGCGGTGGACGCCAACGCCTTGGACGTGACGGCGGTGGCGGAGATTGCCGATGGCGTGTGGGATGAGGCGTTGGCTGGCCATACGTCGGCGGGTTCCGCGGGCCAAGCTCAGAACCGACTGGACGCGACGATCAGCTCCCGAGCGGCCCCCGGCGCTCAGATGGACCTCGTGAACGACGCCTTGGACTCGGCTTCTCTCGCGGCTTCGGCCGTGGCGGAAATGGCGGACGGGGTATGGGACGAGCTGTTGGCGGGTCATGCAGCGGCCGGCTCGGCCGGCGAGGCGCAAGCTCGTGTAGACGTGGCGGTGAGCACCCGGTCAGCTCCGGGCGCTCAGATGGCGCTCACACCCTCGGCGGTGGCGGGCGTGGCCGATGGGGTGTGGGACGAGCCCCTGGCTGGGCATCTTACCGTGGGCAGCACGGGCAAGGCGCTCCAGGATGCCGGCGCGGTGTCTGATCCGAATGTCATAGCGGCGGCGGTCTGGGACAAGAGCGCGGCGGCGCACACCACCCCGGGGACCATGGGCCAGCTCGAAAACCGGCTGGACGCCAACATCTCCACCCGGGCGGCACCTGGCGACCCGATGGCCCTCCAGGCCAATTCGGTCAACGCAACCTCGATTGCGACGGCTGGGGCGAACAAGATCCGGGACACCATCCTCAGCGATGCCACCCCCTTCCAGGGGGCCCGCATCGACGCGGCAATCAGCTCCCGGGCGGCGCCCGGGGCGGCCATGGACCTCGTGGCTGGCGCGGTAGATTCCGCGGCGCTGGACCCCACGGCGGTGGGCGCTGTTGCGGATGGGGTCTGGGACGAGCCCATCGCGGGCCACCTGACGGCCGGGTCTACCGGCAAGGTGCTCAGCGATGGCTCCAACCCCGCGGCCATTGCGGATGCCGTTTGGGATGAGGCGCTGGCGGGCCACGCGGGCGTTGGCACCACGGGCGAGGCTCAGGGGCGGTTGGATGCCGCGGTCAGCACGCGGGCGGCCCCTGGCGCGGCCATGGACCTTGTGACGGATGCTGTGGACGCCGCGGCGTTGTCCACAACCGCGGTCCAGGAGATCCGCAACAGCATCCTCAGCGATGGCATCCCCTTCCAAGGGGCGCGAATTGACGCAGCAATTTCGAGCCGGGCGGCTCCCGGTGCTCAAATGGACCTTGTGGACAACGCTGTGGACAGCGGAGCGGTGGCGACCACGGGGGCCAACAAGATTGGCGGGGCGGCATGGGACGCCGTAGCGGCGGCTCACGCGACCCCGGGCACCACGGGCGCTCTCTTGGACCACCTGGACGCGGACGTGACCAGCCGGGCGGCTCCCGGGGCTCAGATGGCTCTGACCCCGGCCGCGGTGGCGGCGGTGGCGGATGGCGTCTGGGACGAGTCTCTGACCGGACACACGAGCACGGGTTCCACGGGCAAGGCCCTGGAGGACGCATCCCAGGCGGTGGACCCGGCCGAGGTGGCCACGGCCGTTTGGGATGAGCCCCGAGCGAGCCACGTCATCCCGGGCACCATGGGCGAGGCACAAGAGCAAAGCTCCACGGTGGCTACCCAGGTGGCGAAGATTGACCAAGCGGCGACGGTGGCCCCCGGCGCGGCGGCTACCGGCTCCCTCTTGGACCGACTGGCCAACAAGAACGGCGCCAAAACCTATGACCAAAGCACGGACAGCCTGGAAGGCATCCGGGACAGGATTGGGTGAGCCATGGCGGTCATTCCTTCTGGCGGTGGCGGCGGAGCCGGTGGCGGCTCTGGCTGGATTCGGATCACGGACATCAACGTCCCGGCCGGCGTGGCAGACCAGAAGGTCTACCAGGACGAGGCCGAGACGGTGTTGCAATCGTGCCGGGTGAGCGACCTGGAAGTGGAAGTGAGCCTCAAGGCCAGCTACCCCCTCGTGCTCGTCAACAACGTCTCCACCCAGCTCGCTCCCGCTCTGGATGAGGGGCACTACGAGGGCGCCGTGCCGGCGACCCTGCCCGGGGCCGGTGTGCTCCAGGTCAAGGTGGTCACCCCCAACGGGGCGGATGGGGCCGAGGACGCGGCGACCATCGCCTACGAGGCGCCACCTCAGTTTCTCACTCTGGAGTTCACGGGCGCCTACCCGGGCGCTCAGACTGAGCTGAAAGCCGGGGACACCTTCCAGCTCACGGGCACCACGGACGTGCCGGCCGATGCCGTGGACATCCAGGACTTCGGCGCCATGGCGGCGGACCTCAAGACCTTCGTGGCCGGGACATCGTTCACGGTCACGGGGACCATCGCCGACCGGGGGAATGTGAGCCAACTCCTGAGCGCGAAGGCGCGGGCGCGGAGCGCGGCCACGGGGGCGTTCGGACCCGTGCGCGACACGGACGCGGGCGGGAGCGGGGTGGAGCCGGTCAACGTCCTGCGATGCAACAACCTGCATCCTATGGTGGTGTGGGGCAACGTAGTGTACCCCGGTGGCCAAGGGGCCTTGAAGGGTTCGGAGACGGCCACGGTGGCCTTCTCCATGGCCAACGCGGACACGGTGAGCTTCACGTCACCCAACGGTGACTTGAGCGTTACCAACCCGACCCTCTACGAGGACCCCAAGACCGTCCAGCGGATCTCGGGTTCCTACAACGACGCAACCAACAACCTCCGGGCGACGGCGACCCGGGCGGCTAACGCGGCTCAGACCACGGCTAACACCCTGGTCAAGATCGCCAATGTCGCGGCCCAGATCACGGTGACTGAGCCCGCGGCTCGGCTCCGCTCCGGTGGAAGTGACGGGACCGCACCCCAGGACCACACCATCACCATCACGTCCAACCAAGAGCTGGCGGCGGCGCCAAGCATGGACGCGGCGGCCGGTGCGGGGACCTGGCAGGGTGGCGGGTTCGCTGGCGGGCCCAAGGTCTGGACCCGGGCGCTTCGCGTCTTGGACACGGACCCCAAGGGCACCTACGCTTGGGCCAACCTGAGCGCGGTGAACCGAGCGGGCATCCCCACCACGGTCATCACGGGCGACGGCAACTACACGCTTGGGGGGTTCGTTCCCCGAAGTCTCACCTTCCCGGCCTTCTCTCAAAGTACCATTCTGGGCACCCGGGTCATCGACTACAACAAGCTCGTGGCCGGCGTGTTCACGGCGACCAACCAGCCGGCCTTGCGGACGGCGGTGCAAGGGGACACGGCCAACTACGGCAACAGGTTCACGGTGACGGCTCTTGGGGCTCTCCCCACAACCGTGTGGTGGAATGACGTGACCGCGGCGGGCACCAACAGCTCGGGCACGGCGGCCATCACCAACCTGGAGGAGACGGTGTGATGCAGCTCCCCAATGACGTGATCCTCGTTCGCAAGGACCAAGACTGGTTCATGGTCATCCTCGGGTTCATCCTGGGCGAGACGTTCATGACCAAGTGGTGGACCACCTACCGCTTCCCCTTCTGTCATGCTCGCATCGCATTCCCCACGAGCCTGACGGTGGAGAAGGCCATCATCCAGGAGGGAACTCTCCAACATGAGCTGATCCACGTCGAGCAGTTTCGGCCGTGGTGGGGACCTCCGGCCATCCTGTTGCTGGAGGTGCTGTTCCCGCTCCCCTTCCTGTTCTCGGGCCGGTGGTTCGTCGAGCGGCCGGCCTACCTCCAAGACATCATCGCCAAGCGGCGCACGGTGGACCGGGCGGTGGACATCCTGTGGCGCGGCTACAAGTGGCCCTGGCCCCGGTCCCTCATGCGGGCGTGGTTTGCTCGGAAGCTGGAGGCTAGGACATGAGCGCGTTCGAGGATTTCGTCACCCTGGAATTGCCCCGGCGCCCCGTCATGCTCACGGCGGAGCTGTGCGGGGGCTACACGGGCGACCCCAACGACGGGGGCGCTCCCATCATCGTGCAGAACAGCCCCAAAGGGACCTTCTACCTCCGCGGCTCGAATGACACTCTCTGGAAAAAGGAGAGCGCAAGTCCTGGGACCTGGGGCGAGGTGGGTGGCGCTTCCAGTGGCACAGAGGCGGCCTTGACGCTCACGGTGGATGGAACCTCGGGGAGCGACACGCCCTCGGTCAGCCGGCCGGCCGTGCTCTACGGCGGGGACTACTCCGCCTACCCGTTCCAGACAATCCAAGCGGCCGTCAACTCGTTCGCTCGGGACCGCAAGGAAACGGTGGTCATCAACGTCATCGCGGCGGGCAACTACACGGGCGTCTCGTTCAAGGCGCTCAAGCAAGCGGGCCTGACCATCAACGGCCTCCAGGACCTCGTGACCCCGACCACGGGCCCAGCGACGGGAACGGCGACCAGTGGGACCTCGGCGAGCCTCACCCTCACGGGCGCGGGCTGGACTCCCGACAACTTCGTGGGGAAGTTCTGCAAGATCATCTCGGGAGCTGGGGCGGGGCAGCACTTCATCATCGCCACCAACACGGCGGACACGCTGACCTTCGCGGGCCGGATGAGCCCGGCGCCCAACGCGACCTCGGTGTTCCAGATCACAGAGCCCAAGACGCGGCTCACGGTGGCCTATGAGTTCACCTCGGGCCTCTACAGCTACAACAACGTGGGGACGTTCACGGTCCAGGACTTCCACATCGAGGGACCTACCTTCGGCGTGGTCCACCTCACGTCTCTTTCTTCGCTCACGTTGCGGCGGGTGACGGCCAAGAATTGCTACTACAGCTTCGTGGGCCAAGAATCGGCCAAGGCAGCGTGGAGCCAGATCGGAAGTCTGGGCTCCAGCTCCAATGGTATCATCATGCTCGCCATGCTCGGGTTGTTCGCCAACTCGGGCTACGAGAAGGGGTGGCTGGTCATCAACGCGGCGGGTGGTTCCACGGATGGCATCCGCATTGATTCATGCCGCGGCGGAGTTCAGGGTGTCTACGTGAAGGGGTGTGGCAACAACGGCATCTATGCCTACGCTTCGGACACGTCCTTCTACTACGTCACCTTGGACAACAACAAGGATGGGGCTTGGATCTCCCGAGGGGTGGCGTTCTTCAACAACATCTCGTGCAGCAACAACACCAACCGGGGCATCGCGTCGGACTACGGCGGACGCATCGACTTGTCGGGGACGATTGCTGGAACCGGCAATGGGCAATGGGGTGTCCATGCGGGTGCGGGCGTAGGCGGGATCGTGACCCTCACGGCCCTCCCCACCATCACGGGGACCCTGGGCAACGCCACGGTGGATGGGGCCAACGCTTTGGTTTGGGCGACTGACTTCGATACCGTGAACGAGTACGCCTACAACATCGCTCGGGACGCGAGGATTGTGAGGGCAGCATGAACCTGGGCATCGTGAGGATCAAGAACGTCTCCGGCGCGGAGTACGAGGTGGTGGAGCTGGGCGGCTTCATTCTGGCGGACCAGGAGGAGGTGGACCTCTTGGACGCGACGCTCGCTACCCACTACGATGAGTACCACGCGGCGTTCCAGCTCGTGACAGCGCTGAGCACGGCCCAGCTCTACCAAGACATCCAAGCCGGCAAGGTCGCTTTGCTGGAAACCACCCCACCCCCGGGAGTCTGAGCCATGGCGACCAACACCATCTATGGCAACGCGACGTTCAACGGGGAGCTGAGTTCCCCGCGTAACACCAACTCGGAAGTGTTCGGACAAGGGGCCAGCGTCGGCACCCGCGCCCGGTGTACCGCGTTCGGTTATGGCGCCAACTGTTCTCAGGACGATGGGACAGCCATCGGGTACAACGCCAAAGCTGGAACGAATGGGTGCGTGGCCATCGGAGGGGGCGCGGATGCCCAGACCCAAGAGGGCAGCATCCCGTTGGCTGTTCAAACGGCTCTTGGGCACAACGCCCTGGCCACGGGCGGTGAGTCCATAGCGGTAGGACAACAGGCGGCGGCTCGAAACCAGTCCACGATTGCGATGGGGCGAAACGCCCAAGCTCTGGGCGTGCGGAGCATGGCCTTCGGCCGGGGTAGCTCCGCTTCGGCTTTGGCAACGGACTCCGTGGCGTTCGGCTACAACGCGAGCGTGACCGCGGCCAACGCCATCGCCTTCGGGAGCGGTGTCTCTGTGGCCTATCAGTACAGCCTGGCTATGGGTTGGTACTCCTCGGTGTCTGGAACCAACGCTACGGCGGTGGGGAATTGGTGCTCCGCGGCTGGGCAGGGAGCGGCGTTCGGAAGCAACTGCACGGCTCAGGGGAACGGTGTGGCGGTGGGCTATCTCGCCATTGCTGGAAACGGCCCCTCGGACACGGGTGCCGTCGCCATCGGTAACGCTCAATGCTACAAGGGCAACAGTATCGCCATCGGCCAGACCGCTCGGGTGTACGCGGACGCGGGCACGGGCAACATCGTGATGGGCTACAGTAGCGCCATCACGACCGGCTCTACCAACACCATCGCCATCGGCTCCAGTACCAACCCGGCCGCAAACAGCTCTCAATCGGTGGCCATCGGTTACAACGTCACCTTGAGCGGGAACAACGCGGTGGCCATTGGAGCCAGTGCTCAGGCGATTGTAGCTGGGACGGCTATCGGGGCAGGGGCCCTGGCAACAGGCACCAATACTACGGCGTTGGGCAACAGCGCAGAAGCAACAGGCACCAATGACACGGCGGTAGGCTATGACTCCTCCGCCACGTTGGGCGGATCTACAGCTTTGGGCAAGAACGCCAACGCTGTGAACAACGCCACGGCGCTCGGGAACGTGGCAACCGCTTCGGCCCAATACGCTACAGCGATGGGGTCCCTGGCCAGCGCCACCCAGACCAAGACGACGGCGATTGGGTATGGCGCGTATGCGTCCGCCTCTGAGGCAACAGCCATGGGTTCGGAAGCGCAAGCCCTGGCTACCTACACGTTGGCGGTGGGGCGCGACTCTTTGGCCTCAATTACTCAAGCAACTGCGGTTGGGTGGGGTTCTCGGGCTCAAGGAAGTGGCGCGGTGGCGTTGGGCTATGATGCCCGGGCTACTCAGAATTGGGCAGCGGCGTGCGGCAATGCGGCGCGAGCTACGCAACTTGGCTCTACAGCTTTTGGGACATCGGCGTCATCAACCGCTCAAGAAGCAATGGCTCTGGGCTACGCGGCTTCGGTCAGTGGGGCTCAAGGTGTTTCCGTGGGGGTAGGTGCCTCGGTAACCGCGGCCAGTTCGGTGGCTCTTGGTTATTCGGCCACGGCATCTCACATCGGTTCGGTTGCCATCGGACGACAAGCGGTAACCACGGCGGCGGGGCGTTGCACCCTTGGCACCATCGGGGGTTCATACCCGTTAGAGCTTCAATTTGGGAAGGGGCTCGGCGCGTGGGGGAAGGTTCCGCCTGCCACCCAGCCTTTGAAGATCAACGATGCCACGGACCTCCCCTCGGCGCTCACGGCTGTGAACGCCATCATCGACGTGCTAGAAGGGGCTGGCCTTTCGGCGGCCGTCTAAACCTGGAGGAGAGCGATATGAAAATCGACGAGGAGATTCTGGGCCAGATCAAAGTGGCCCGCAACGAGGCTCGATTGCTGGAGGCCAAGGCCCGGGAAGCTCAAGCCAAGCTCCAGCTTCTTGTTTCTGAGGCCATCCTGACATCGGGCGAACAGATCGAGGATACGGCCTTGTGCCTCAAGTGTGGAACGCTTCGCCCTTTGGCGGAGCCCAACTGCCCTGAAAAGTGCAAGTAGGAGGACATCATGCCTTGGAAACTGGACACCCCGGTGAACGTCGGCGACTTGGACACGGCACCCTATCAAGAGATCCGCATCACCCGGTTCTTCAATGACAGCGTGAGGCGCTTGATCACGGTGGAGCTGGAGTACGGCAACACCGTGGATGGGACGTGGGTGTTGGGCTTCCCTCCCCGGGGAAAGACCACCAACGTGGTCATCGACGGGCAAGCCTACTTGACCCTCGTGGGCGGCGCTCAGCCCGAAGCGGGTGAGAGCGTCTACGGAGCGGTCAAGCGGACGCTCTACGCCTACTTGCGAGAGGCGGACGCCATCGGCCCTGGCCATCTCGAATGACCCGGCCTATGATGGCCCGGAAACGAGAGGATTCCAGGCATGAGCAACAGCTACTACCGATGGGCAACTCCCGATGACCTGACCCTGTTCGTCCAGCTCGTGAGCCCCACCGGCCAGGGTGTCCCTGGGATGACACCCGAGGTGGCCATCCGCCGCATCCGGGCGACCCACGGCGGTCCCTTGGACGGCTATTTCTGGAACGGCGCGACCTTTCAGAACACCCCGGTCTGGCTCCCCATGAGCGAGCTGGACGCGGCCAACTGCCCGGGCCTCTACACCTACCTGTTCGGCCAGTCTGCCATCGGCGCCGAGACGGTCTATCTCGTCTACTACCGCCACACGGTTGCCCCGGTGGGCTTCGCGGTGGAGGAACATCTCGTGACCAACGAGCTGTTCATTCCCCAGGGCTCTCCGGTGGTCCCGGTGCTTCCGGGCGATACTGTGATGGGGCGGCTCGTGGCGATGGAGGACCCCACCAAGCCGGTGGCGCTTGCCAACGCGGACGCGGTGTGGGACGAGATGCTGGCGCAACACCTGAATCCGGGTTCCACGGGCGAGGCGTTGGCCAGGCTTGCGGCCGGGCTCGTGGGCGCGTGGCAGATCGAGATCAACGTCCAGGACACGACTCCGGCGCCCATCCAGGGCGTCCGCATCGACATCTTCGACAACACCAACACCAACTTCCTGGGCCGGGTCTACACGGACTTGAACGGGAAGGTGAACGTGGCCCTGGACACGGGCGCCTACGCGCTTCGCATGTTCAAGAGTGGCTACAGCTTCACGGTTCCCGAGGTGCTGACTGTGACGGCGGACGGTTCGGTCACCTACACGGGGACAAGCCTGATCATCATCGTACCCCCGAGCGACCCCAACCTTTGCGCCATCTACGGGACGGTGCGAAACGCGGCCGGCAAGCCGGTGCCCAACGCCCGGGTGACGGTCTACGCTTCCACACCCCAGATTGTCCAAGGCACCCAACAGCACATCGAGATTGCCTGCACGCTCACGGACGGCAACGGGTTCTTCCGCGTGGAGCTGGAGCGCTTGGCCAAGGTCAACTTCGCAATCGAGGACACGGGGCTGGACGTGGAGCGCACGGTGCCGGACGCGCCCACCCAGGACCTCGCAACCTGGACATGAGGCGCCCATGAGCTGTGACAACCGAGAGCCGATCATCATCACCATCGAGGAACCTGACGTGAACCTCGTCATGGCGTCCTTCGATTCCATCCAGGTATGGCGGAGCATCACGGGCCCCACGGGGGCTTTCCAAGAGGTGACGGACCAGAACACCCGGCCGCGGCTCGTGGCCGACAAGACGGTCTACACCTTCACGGACGCCAACGGGGCTCAGGGCTTCTACTACAAGTTCCGCTACTACAACTCGCTCACCCAAGCGGTGGACGCTTTCTCGACTCCCGAGCGCGGGGCCCCGGACCCGGCGCTCCAGGTCATCACCATCGAGGAGCTGAAAGAGCTGTACCTGTTTGGCGTGGACCTCACCAACGACAAGGGGGAGCCCTACCCCAACGCCCTGTTCGCGCACTACATCAAGAGCGCGATTGATTGGCTGGAAAAGAAGATCCAGGTGCCCATCCTCCCACGGCGGTACGTGGAGGAGTGCCACGACTACTACCGCGAGGACTACAACAAGTACATTTGGCTCAAGCTCGTGAACGCTCCGGTCATTGGCGTGGAGGAGTGCAAGCTCGTGCTCCCGGGCGAGCAAGTGGTCAAGGTGTTCGAGCGGGACTGGCTCCACCTCCAGCGATTCGAGGGGCAGCTCCAGATGGTTCCGGGGACCGGAACCGCGGGCACTATCCTCTTGGGGGCGAGCGGCGCGTGGCTCCCGTTGATCTACGGCAACAACAAGTTCATCCCGGACGCCTTCCGGGTCACCTACGAGGCGGGCTTCGGCCGGCCGAGCAACCCCAACGCGGTGGGCCGACCTGACCCCGAGCTGGACAGCTTCCCCCAGAACATCAAGCATTGCGTGGGCATGATCGCGTCCCTGGGCCCGTTCAACATCGCGGGCGACATGATCGCGGGCGCGGGCATCGCGTCCACGAGTATCGGCATCGACGGGCTCTCCCAGAGCGTGAGCACCACGGCGAGCGCGACCAACGCGGGCTACGGCGCCCGCATCATTCAGTACCAGAAGGACCTCAAGGACATGATCCCCAGCCTTCAACGCTACTACGGCAAGCTGGGCGCGAAGCTGACGGTGGTGTGAAGCGATGCCAACTCTACGCCGACAAGCCGGGGCGGTGGGCCTGCCCGAGGGCATCAAGGACATCACCCGAGCGGACTTCCGAAACGAGAAGTGGATACAGGCCATCGAGGGCAAGGGCTACCGCATTGCCTGGAGTCGGACGGCGCAATGCCCGTGCAAGAGCGTGGCAGACCAAACGGACCAGAGCGACCCCAACTGTTCCCTCTGCAAGGGGTCGGGCTGGATCTTCTTTCGGCCAGTAGGCGCGGTGTCCAACCCGAAGATCATCGGGCCTCTGGACAACGTGCAACAGAAGGTGGTGGCCGACAACGCAGCCGTCATCCACGGGGTCATGACCTCCCTGGGCAACGCCAAGAAGCCCTGGGAGCAGACGGGACCGCGGCTGGAAGGCATGGCCATGTGTACCGTCCGGGCCGAGAACAAGATCGGCTACTACGACCGCATCACTTGTCTGGACGCCAAGATCGTCTACTCCCAACTTCTGACCGCTCCCGGCCCGGGCCAGCTCATGACCACCCGCTATCCCGTGGTGGAGGTGAACTTGTTGCGGACCAAGGAGACGGTCTACACCGAGGGCGGAGACTTCGACCTGGCGGCGGGAGACATCCAGTGGCGGCCGGGGCGCGGCCCCGCGGCGACCACCCCGCTCGTGTGCCACTACCTGTGCCACCCGACCTACCGCGTCATCGAGCACCCTCACTCGGTTCGCGTGACGCTCACCAAGTTCAAGATCAAGCAACCGCTCACGCCCCAGGGCGAGCCCGAGGACCTTCCGGTTCAAGGCATGTTGAAGTACGAGTTCCTGTTGTAGACTCGGGCCATGCCCATCGAAGTCCTGAACATCGAGAGCCTGATACCCCTGGAGCTGGTCTACGCCCTGGACGAGCGGGCGGTGAAAGTGGTGCTGGCCGACATCATGGCGGCGGCCCGGGACTTCTGGATCACGCAAGCTGGCCGGACGTTCCACACCACCAAGCAGACCTACATCCAAGGCATCCAGGAGGTGGAGTGGCTGGGCGAGGACACGGCCCGGATCTCCCTCGTGGGCGTGCTTCCCAACATCCTCGAACAGGGGATGGGCCAGCGGGACCTCCACGACACCCTCTTGGGGCCCAACGTGCCGGTGGCGCCGCTCGGACAGCCGGGCAAGCATCCGCGCAAGGAAGGGGGCTACTACCGTGCCGTCCCCTTCCGGCATCGCACCCCAGGCCAGGGCGCTCATGGCACCCCGATGGGCATGGCCCACGAGAAGATGCTGGGGAGCGAGTGGGCGCGTGAGCTGGGGAAGGACGTTTACAAGGCGGCCCAAAACCTGGAAGCATCGGTCACCGATCCCTACACCAAGCAGACCAAGTGGGGAGGAAGGCTGGACACGCGCCAGCTTGCCAACAAGAAGGGGTCGGTCTACGTGCCCAAGCTCAAGGAGTCCCATGCGGTGGACCCCTACCAGGGCATGGTCCGCATGGAGAAAACCTACGAGGGTGCCACGCAAAGCTCCTACGCGACTTTCCGCACCATCTCCGTGGACGGAGAAGGGAAGGGTGTGGGTTCCGCCGATTGGGTCCGGCCGGCGACAACCGGCAAGTTCCTGGCCCATCAGGTGGCGGAGCATGTGGCAACTCGCCTTGCCCCTCAAGCCTTTGAGGCGTATGTACGAGGACTGCGATGATTCAACGGATTCTGTACCGAGCCCTTTCAGCAGGACTGGAATACTTCCAGCAAAACCCCGACGCTTTCGATCAACTGTTCGGTGACAACTACGGCCTGAGCGATACCGAGATCGCGGCCATCAAGACGTTCTTCCAGCAAAAGCCCCCCAAGGTGTTCCACGGCTACGCCCGCTCGGACCAGACCCCACCCTTCTACGCCATTGTGCTCGCGGATGAGCGCGAGGTGGATTCGGTGCTGGGGGATGAGGCGGGCATCATCTCCGATGAGGAGGATGAGGACTTTGGCGCGGACCAGTACACGGCGTTCTGGAGCCACACCTACCATATCCTGTGCGTGGCCGAGCACCCCGAGGCGGCTCAGTACATCTACGAGGTAGCCAAGACCATCATCCTTGGCGCCAAGCCGACGCTGATCCCCGAGGGCATCTACGATTCCCAGGTGTCTGGAAGTGAGCTGGCACCTGATCCCCGCTTCATCCCGGAGCACTGGTTCGTGCGCCAACTCACCTTTTCCGCACGGCGCGAGCTGTTGACGGTCAAGAAGGGGAGCGAGGCGGGCAAAGCCTGGAAGGTGGCCGGGATACACGTTGACAAGGAAGGCTCCCCCAGCGATGTTGGTGGGGTCAAAACGCTGATCAAGCCGGTTGCTGGAGGCGAGGATGAGTAAGAAACGAGATCGAGACGGCGGCGGTGAGAACCTGGAACCAAAGGACTCTCCCGCGTTCGATGAGACGGCCCCTGAGCCGGTGGAAGTGGCCTCCGAGGTTGCACCCGTCGAGCCCAAGGAAGCCCCCCAAGAAGTGGCTCCCCCCAAGGCGGAGCCGGCGCCAACCGATCCCGCCAACCTCATGCCCCTTCGCGTCTACGCCACCATCGCGGGCCCCAAGTGGGACCAGATGGCGGGGTTCGTCAACTTCGCCCGAAGGAACAAGCTCGGGCCGATGACGATGACGGAGTGGCAACAGGCGCACAAACGATTCATGAACCGGCCGGTAGGCTAACCGAGGAGTGATCAATGGCAACGACAATCTTCTTCAACGGTAGGGTCATTTCGGTCCCCGGTTCCTACTCGCAGGTGGATGCCTCGGGTCTGGAGTCGGTGGGCCTTGGTGCCGCGGGCATCGTGGGCGTCATCGGACAGGCCGAAGGCGGCCGGCCCGTGGCGGCCATCACCGAAACCAAGGACTTCATCCGCATCAACAAGCCGGAGAAGGCCCGCACGGCCTTCCGCTCAGGCGACCTCCGCGAAGTGGCGGACATGCTGTTCGCCCCAGGCAAGGACCCGGACATCTTGGGCGGCGCTCAAGAGCTGGTCTGCATGAAGGTCAACCCGGCGACTCAGAGCACGGCTGTTCTGTCCAACAGCTACGGCAACGCTCTGGACCTCACGAGCAAGGACTACGGCGCCTTCACGGAACAGGTGAACGTCGCCATCGCCAGCGGCACGACCAAGGGCAAGCGGGTCACCATCCTGTTCGAGGACGTGACGGAAGCGGGCGATGACATCGGCGGTGACGCCATGTTCAAGCTCAAGTACACCAAGCCGACCAACGGCTGGGACACCATCAACGGACAGGTCATCTCGGGCGGTGAGATCAAGTGCCTGGCCACCCGGGCCCAGGCGGGCTTGGACAGCGAGATCACCGATACCGCAGCGCCCGGCGTCGTGGAAGTGCTCTCCGCCAACGCGGCGGACGTGGGCCAGAAGGTCACCGTCATCGGGTTGGACGGCACGGGTGCGGTGAAGCGCGAGGTGCTGACCTTGAACGGGACCACCCCGGTCATCGGCACCCAGGTGTTCGCCACGGCTGGCGTGCTCGGCGCCTACGTGTCCCTCGGGACCACGTTGGGCATCGTGACCGTGCGCGTCTCCCCTGGAGGCGCGACCATCATGAGCCTCGCGGCTGGCACGGGCCAGACCACGGCGAAGGGCCTCAAGCTCGGCGTGTGCATGTACGCGGCCGGCGCCATGACCCTCGTGGCGGACGGTGCGACCACCAAGACGGCCATCCTCATGGGCTTGGACGCCAGCGGCGCCATCGCCCTGGAGAAGTTCGTGCTGACCGGCTTGGTGCCGGTGGCTGGCGCGGCAACGTGGTCACAGATCACGGGCATCATCCTCGGCGACGTGGAAGCGGCCCGGACCATCACCATCTCGGGTACGGCGGCTTGGGCCAAGCTGGCGGTCCAAAAGACCCTCCAGAAGGCGGCCGACTACTTCAACGCTCGGTCCATCGCGGGCACGGGCGGCTTCACCTTCACGATGCTGACCGGCCAGACCTCGGCCGCTCTCGGCATCCTGGACGTGATGCCAGCGGCGGTGAGCATTCTCGCCCCCGCGGAGCCCAGCTTCTACGCGGACCTCAACGCGGTCATGGCGTGGATCAACCAGAACAGTCAGTACGTGGCGGCGGCCATCTCGGCCGGCGCTTACGGCGGGGCTCCCAGCAACACGGCGGCTCCGGTGTTCTTGGCGGGCGGGTCCGAAGGGACCACGATGTTCGCGGACTGGCAGAACGCCCTCAACCTTCTCAAGAAAACCAGGGTCAACACCATCGTGGTGCTCACCCCCGACCCGGCCGTCCACGCGGCCCTGGACGCGCATTGCGCGTACATGGGCGGCATCGGGCGCTCGGAGCGGGACGGCGTGGTCGGCGTCATGAACGCGGCCATGACCGACGTGGCCACCAAGGACGAGGTGAAGTCCCAGATCATGGACCTCAACACCCGTCACATCCGAGCGGTGGCTCAGGCCATCGAGCGGTACAACACGGCGGGCGAGCGGCAAGAGTTCACCCCGCCCTTCCACGCGGCTCTGATCGCGGGGATGCAGGCGGGCTCCCCCGTGGGGACTTCCCTCACCCACAAGTACGTCAACGCCCTGGCATTTCGCCAGCACAGCTCGTGGAACCCCACGGACGATGCTGAGGAGATGATCCAGGCGGGCCTGTGCTTCCTGGAGACGGTGGAAGGGGCTGGCCGGCGCGTGGTGCGAAACATCACCACCCACCTCAGCTCCAACAACATCGCCTACATCGAGGCGTCCGTGAACGAGGCCGTGAACTACGCGGTCTACAACTTCCGCACCAACATGGAGTTCCTTGTTGGCAAGAAGGGCTTTGCGGGCACCATCAACGCGGGGCGAGGTGTGGCGCTCAATACCCTCGGGCTTCTGGTGGATGCCGAGGTGTTGGTCACCTACCGGAGCTTGGACCTGGAGCTGGTGGTGGACGTGATGGACGTGAGCGTGGAAATCGCCCCCGTCATCCCCATCAACTTCGTCAAGTCAACCATCCACCTTGTCACGGTGCGCCAGAGCGCGGCCTAACAGGAGAGCACCATGGAAAAGGGTAGAGTCTTTACCGGGGCACGCGCCCGATTCAGCGTGAACGGTGTCAAGGTGGGGTACGCTCGGAACGTCAACGTGTCCGAGGAGATCGAGTACCAACCCGTCGAGGTGCTGGACAACATCGAGGTGGAGGAGTACGTCCCGGTGGCATACCGGGTGACCTTCACCTGTTCGATGTTCCGCATCATCGGCGAAACGCTCAAGGAGAAGGGCTGGTTCCCGAGCACGGGCACCAACACCGAGGAACACCTGAGCAACATCTTGCTGACCGGCGAGATGAGTGCCCAGATCGAGGACACCAAGAGCGGCAAGATTTTCGCCACGCTGGAGCAGGTCAAGATCCAGTCTCACAACTGGACCATCGACGCTCGCGGCATCGTCGGCGAGGACGTGACCTTCAACGCCATCCGCGTGAAGGACGAGACGGGCGGCTGATAGCAATCCCCCTGGTTCGCTTCGGCGGCCAGGTTGTTGCTCTCCAACCAAAGGGGCTCCGCGAGGGGCCCCTTTGCTTTTGTGGCTCACGAAACGGCCATCCGTGAGCGACAACGCGGCTTGTGGGCCACCCATGGGCTACAACAGCCTCCAGCTCGTGACCTTCCCCGCGGCTTCTGCCATTCTGGGCTCCATTCAACCCTTGAAGGAGCGACCCTATGAGTCCAGAGAAAGCAGAGCGACTGACGGCGAATGACGTGGCCAAGCGGCTCGTCCCCTCCCACCTGGAGGAGGTGAGCACCGAGGACATGAAGGCGGCGGTGGAGAAAGAGGTGGCCCCGGTGGAAGCCGCGGCGCCCGTGGACCCCGCCAACGATCCCCGAGCCAAGAACCCCTACGGCTTCCAATTCGACTGGACCGACTCGCGGGGCAAGCGGTGGCAAGGCCACTTTGTCACCCACTACCCGACGCCCCGGGACCTTCTCCAGGCCGGCGTCATGCAGACCCGGTTGACGGGTTCCGTGCCCAAGGAAAGCCTGGACGCGCTCACGGACGAGATCGCGTTCATCGTGAGCCGGCTCTCGTTTTGTTTGGACGAACGGCCGGAGTGGTTCACGGACCCCCTCAGCCTCATTGACGGCGTGCCCTTGCTCCAGGCCATCTTCACGGAGGTGATGGCCTTCGAGTCCTTTTTTCGGGAACACGGCACGGTTACGAGCCCAAGCAAAAAGAAACCTGGAAACAAATGACGCGGCGGTGAGGCGGTGGTGGGTGGACAAGTACAAGCGTCCACCCAACGATGAGCTGTTCCAGACTCGGAGCTGGGCAGAGTGGCAGATTGAGATGTACGAGGACCTGTACGTGAGACGGAACGAGCTGAAAGAGCAGATGGAGAGCGGCGAAGTGGACCACAAGAAGGCCCTCCGCGTGCTCACGGCCATTGAATCGCTCTTGGGCGAGTCCGCCACGCAAGACACCCTCGTGGACCAGTGGGAGAAGGACCTGGAGGAAGGCCGGCTCCCCGACCTGGAGGCGTAGCTCATGGCAGAAACCCGCACCGATTTTGTTGTCCAGGGAAAGGCCAAGGGCTTCCAAGAAGTCCAGCAACAGGCCAACAAGGTCATCGACGCGGCCCAGAAGGCCACGGCGAACCAGACCAAGGGCTTCACCAAGCTGGAGGGGGGAAGCCGGGCCTTCCGCAAGGAGATCAAACAGCTTGACCGTGAGCTGAAAGACCTGACCAAGCAACAACTGGCCACCACCAAGGCCATGGAGGGCATGGAGAAGGGCACCAAGGTCTACCGTCAGCTCGGACAGAACCTCAAGGATCTGAATCAGCAGTACAGCAAGCTCTCGGGCATGAAGGGCAAGCTCATGGAGCTGTTCGGCCCGAGGGCGAAGGACAAGACCCCGCTCACGGCCGAGGACATGGCCAAGGGCGGCTTCATGCAGGGCCTTGTCCAAGGCTCCACGGGCATCAACCTCCAGCGTGGTCCGGGCATGTGGCGCCAGGCGGCCGGCATGGCCATGGGGACCATGGGCCGGGGCTTCGCGGGGGCGGCCTTCGGCGGCGTACAGGCGATGCAACAAGGCTTGGCCGGCATCCCCATCGTGGGCGGCTTCCTGGGTGGGCAGTTCGGGACCGCCATGGGCTTCGGCGAAGGGGCCCTGGAGGTACAGCGGACCCGGCTCGGGGCCATGCCTCTGTTCGGAGGTGGGGGAGGTGGACTCCAGCGGATGCGGCAAGCTCGGGCTCGCGCCCGGGCGGGCGTGCGAGCGGAGGAGTACGCGCCCGAGGGCGGGTTCCTGACCCAAGAGGAGATTGGCCGGCGAGCGACGGCGCGGGGCGCCCAAGCGGCCGGGGAAGTCCGCATCACCGAGGACATGCTGAGCGAGGCCCGCAAAGAGCAAGAGGCGATGACGGACGTGATTGCCCGGCGTCGCGCCCGAGAAGCCTTCACCCAGGGCGAGCCTACCGAATACGGCTTGGACCTCGCCACCCGCATCAAGAAAGAGGAGGTGCGGCGGGACCAGAAGCTCCAAGCCCGACTCAAGGAAGTGGCCGAGGAACCCATCTTCGGGGCAGCTCGGCGGAAAGCGCAAGCAGATGCCGAGCGAGAGACACGAGACGTGCTCGCGGCCCCGGAGCGGCGCTTCAAGGAGGCTCAGGAGGCGGCCGGGGCCCGGGCGGCGGCGCGAGAGCGACGGCGACCCTTCGAGGACGTGAGGCGTGAAGGCCAGCGGCTCGGGGGTCTGAGCGAGGCCGAGTCCATCCAAGCCGTGAGCCCTATGCTCCAACGGGCCGGTGGCGGCATCGAGGAAGCACGGAAGCAACGGATGATCCCCGCGGCTTTCGCGGCCCAGACCGTCTACGGCGTGGGTGCAGAAACGGCGGGTGCCTTCCTGGGCGCCGGCCGGCGCGGCGGCATGGTGGGCGCCGAAGGGCGCGGCGGGGAGATGTTCGCGGAAACCATCGGGGACGCTCTCTCCCTCGGGCTCGAAGGCTCAGAGCTGACCGAATACATGCAACAGATGGCCAATGGGTTTGAGTCCTGGAAGCAGACCGGGATGCCCATCAACCCCAAGAGCATCGCGGCGCTCAGTGGCACCTTCGCCAACCTGGGCGTGGGCGGTGCGCGTGGCAGCGTCCTGGGCCAGCGAATGGGAGGGGCGGCCCAACGGCTCACCCAGACCGGCGTGCAAGATGCGATGGACCTCATGATGCTCCAGACCGTAGGCGGCTACAAGGGCGGCGGCATGGAGTCCTACATGGAGGCCATGAAGAAGCTGGAAGCCCTCGGCGGCCCCGGCCAGGAGATCGGCTCCAAGGAAATGAACGCCATGATCAGCCAGCTCTACCAAGCGGGCGGTGGCGGAGCCTCCGGGACGTGGGTGGTGCGGGAAGCGCTCGGCCGCAAGGGCGTTCAGATGGGCGTGGGTGAGGCGGAGCTGGTCACCAAGGCGGCCATGCGGCCCCAAGACCTGACGGAGGAGGAACGTGGGAAGATCGGGACCATCAACGAGCAAATGATGGCCGGCCAAGAGCGGGCGCCCACGGGCGTGTCTGGGCTCACGCGCCAGGCGGAGGAGATGATGGGCGCCTACGGTGGCGCCATCCGGCGAGCGGCGGCGCTCCAGAACAAGCAGAACAGCATCGGCGAGGCGTTGCTTCCCACCCTTCAAGGACTCCAGGCATCGTCCGCCAACATCACCAAGGCGTTCCAGACACTATCGGACACGCATCTCAACAACGTCACCAAACAGATCGAGAAGTTCACGGGCGCCATCGAGAAGATCGCCACCATGATGGATGAGGGCGGCAACTTCTGGAACGTGTGGTCCCGGCTCGTGACGGGGGCCTTGTAACATGGGCGAGCAAGCTGGAAGCGCATCGAACCCCAAGCCGGGATTCCAGGGTTCGGAGACTTCATGGGCCGAGGTGTTGGTCTACTCCCAAGGTGGTGACCCCATCCTGGCGGCCTCTCAAGGCGCCATGGAGATGGCCGGCCGGTATCGTACCGACCCCACGCACACGCTTCTCAGCGTGAACACTCAGAAGCAACTGGAGGGCACGGGGACCTGGCAAGCGGTTCTCAAGCCCTCGCGGGCGTCCGGGGACTCATTGCTGGACCGCATCGTGGATGACGATTGGGTGGACATCATATTCCATCGTCACGGGAAAGAGTGGCACACGATGAGGGGCCTGGTCAAAGACGTGCGCCGCACGCGAGCGGTGGCCGGCTCGGGGGCGACCTCGTGGGCCTACTTGATCAATGGCCAGGACTTCCAACGGGTGTTCGAGATCACCCCGATCTGGTTCAACCGTTTCACCAACAAGGCGGAGAACGTGGTCGGCGAGGTGGGGGTCAAGGTGTTCTCCAACATCCCCAACCTCGGCGGCGACCCCATGGCTACCATCCAGGGCCTCTTGCTCGGGTGGTTCAAGGAGCTTCAAGGATTCGGCCGAGCAAATTGGGTCATCCCCAACACCGTACCCAACACCCAGGGAACCTTCTACGATGACATCATTGCGGGCTGGTCCCTGACCGGCTTCTCCGGTGTACCTGACCGCGTGGCCATTGATCCCAACCTCATGAACCCCCAGGGGAACTTGTGGCAGCTCGCCAAGGAGTGGGCGGACCCGGCGTTCCTGGAGCTGTTCTGCGACTTGGGCAAGGGTGGGGCCCAGCTCGGCGCCGATGAGGAGCTGAGCATCAATGACTCCACCATCTCGGTGTTCTTCCGGGACCGACCCTTCGTGCTGAGTCCCGGGCTCGTGGATGATAGGGGCGCTCCCCCGCCCGCCAGCCTCGGGTTGGGGCAACAGAGCGCGTGGTTCCGCCTTCCGTTACACGTCATCCCCCGGCAACAGATCGTCCAGGACGACATTGGCCGCTCCGGGGACGAGCGGTTGAACGCCTTTTTCCTGAGCCCCCAGGTTGGGCAAGAGCTGGTCAAGCAGGGCCCCCCGGACATGCTCCCGCCGCTCTGGGATGCCGGCGACATCGCCATTCACGGGCTCCGACGCTACGACGTGTACTCCCGCTACAAGGCGCAAGCCGGGACCCTTCTCACCCTCTCGGCCCTCCAGCGAGCCATGTGCCGGGACTGGTACGCCATCAACCCCTACCTGTTGAACGGCTCCATCAACCTGGCGGTGGGGCGGCCGGACATTCACATCGGGACGCGCATCCTGATTCCCGGGGGTTCCCTTTCGGAGGAGTCGCCCCTGGATGAGACGTACTACGTGGAGCAGGTAGGCCATAGCTGGACCTTCGGCCCGGGCATGAAAACGCAGCTCGGCGTGACCCGTGGGTGGCGCGGCGACGACGCCAGCTTGGTCCAAGCCGTGACAGACCTCGCCAACAGGTACACTATTCCAGCAATCGGCCAGGGAGGAACGTGATGCCTGCACGCCCGCAAAGTGGACTCCAGAAACGCGGCCTTCTCCATGAAGGTCCGCGGGCCAATGGCCTTCTCCTCCGTGGTGTGGTCATGGCCACCTACGTGCTGGACGATCCCAACCATCCGGCGACCCTCGAAACGGGAGACGACGGGAAGGACCCCGTGGGCGTCTACTGCGACGTGTTGGTCTACTCGACCATGCCCGGGATGCACTGTTACGGCATCCCCCGCGTGCTCGTGCTCCAGGACCGCGGTGGGATGCACAACGGCCGGATCTGGAAGCCGAAGGCCACGACCATGGACGTGACGGGGAGCCCGTTGGACCCGGACACGGGGACCATGGTGGGCAACATGGACGGGGACCACGTTCTCGTAGGCTTCCTGGACAACAACCTTGGGATGCCCGTCATCCTCGGCGGCATCCCCCACCCCAGCCATGACGTGGGCATCCCGGACCCGGCTCAGCCCGGGCACACCCGCGGGCTCAAGCTCGCGGATGGGGACCCCGACTGGTTCAAGCACAACGGGGTGGTCTACGGTATCGACGGCGCCGGCAACTACGTGGTGGACAGCCGATACGGTAATGACGGGACCCTTCTCCAGGACGGTGCCGAAGCGGCCCCTCCCACGGACGGGAAGGGCGCTCAGAGCTACCACCTCCCGATGGACGCGGAGCATCGGGTGGAGTTCTGGGACATGGCCGACCCCACGGCTCCGGTGAGCAAGAGCTACCAGAGCATCAAGAAGGACGCCTACGAGCTGAGCCTGGATGACGTGAAGGTCTGGCTCAAGATGCTCCAAGCGGCCCTGGAGCTGAAACTGGATGGCGGCGCGACCCTCAAGGTGGAGAACAAGGACGCGGACGCGGTGCTGACCCTCGGTGACGGCGCCAAGTCGGCCATGATCGCGGAAGCGTTCCAGACATGGTGGGACACCACCCTCAAGCCTCTATTCGATGCGTTTGACGCTCACGTCCACCCCACGGGTGTGGGGCCCTCGGGCCCGCCTGCCCCTGTGGTGGCCCTTCCGACCTATGACACGGGCATCACGTCTACCAAGGTCAAGTTCCCGGATGCGTGACCCATGGTGATGACCGCTTCCACGCTCGCTACCGAGCTGAAAAAGCTCGGACCTACGGACACGGAACCTCCGGTGACCGAAGGCTGGGCCAATGCCTACACGATCTACATGGGGGAAAGTGCCGTTCTGGGGACCTCGCCTCTGGTAGATCCAGGGAGTGACCCTCCAACCTTTTCGGTCATGGCGGCGGCCAAGGCGGCCATGAAAACGGCGCTCACGGGTATCTCGACCACCAAGGACCCTCTCCCCGCGGCTCAGCTCATTGTGGCGGCCATCAAGGCGTTCTGGACGACGTTGCTACCTTTGGGGACGACTGTGTGGCTGACAACGCCTTTCCCTTTGGTCCCCGCCCCCTTCACACCCCCGTTGGCGTTTCTGAGCCCAGATGCCGAGCTGTTGGTGGCTCAAGCTCTCGCGGCGGTGTTCACGGCGAACACGGCCGGGAGTCTTTCTAAGAACGCATCCTATGACGCCATCGTGGCCGTGCTACACCCAGCCGGAGCGGGAGCCACGGTGACTCAGGCAACAACCCCAAGCCCGACTCCAGGCATTCCGGTGCTGTGAGGTGACCCATGGCAGTTAGCGCACTAGCAACCCTCCGCGAGTACCTTCGGCAACAGGCCACGGGGGATGACAAATACTTCAAGTACATGCTCATGTTCTTCGAGCTGAAAATCCCCGCGGAGGTGAACATCTACGCGGCGGCCGGCGTGAGCTTCCTGTTCCCCCTTCGCGTGCCCCCGGACAGCTACACCCTGGACGAGCCCTTCACGGTGGAGGCGACCCCGACGCAAGGCGGGGGTGTCTATGTGGAGGAGAACGGCATCGTCCAGCGAACCATTCGCTTGTCTGGAACGACCGGCTTTGCCCCGAAACCTCTTGGGGGCGCGGGCACGCTGGCGCTGGCCGAGATCAAGCCGGAGAAGAAGTCCTACACCCGCTCGCTCAACCCGATGGTCCTGGACAACCTCTCCGGGCAACGCCACTTCCAGTACCTTCAGGATGCCGTGTTCCGCACCTACGCGGATCTCAAGCGGGACCCGGCTCTGGCTGAGGAGACGCAGCTCATATTCCACATCCCGAAGGACGATGAGCATTGGCTCGTGGTGCCCCAACGGTTCACGCTGGAGCGCTCCGCCAGCCAACGGACGCTCTACCGTTACAACATCGAGCTGTTGGTCATCGACAAGGCCGAAGCGGTGGACGAGGACTTCTCCGAGGACGGCGGCTTCTTGGAGGCCATCTCGGACGCCATCGCCACGGTCAAGACGGCCATCGCCCTGGCCGAGGGCGCCATCAACGACCTGACCGCCATCGTGTCTGAGATCAAGTCCGTCATCAATGACGTGGTGCAGATCATCGACGGGGTGAGCAGCGTCATCGAGGCGGCCAAGAACTTCGTGGAGGGTGTGACCGAGCTGATCGAGAGCCCCCTGGCCGTGCTGGACGCCCTCGGGGGCGTCATCGAGGCGGCGGGGAGCTTCGTGGACCAGTGGGAGGAGTCGGGACAGCGCATCCAGTCTCTCCCGGGCAAGGTGAAGGACAAGTGGAAGCAACTTGGGGACGCCCTGGAAATGCTGGGCACCCACCCGGAGAAGTTCGAGCCGGACAACAACGCGGAGATCCGCAAGAACCGCAACAAGCTCAGCCCGCTCTTGTCCATGAGCCCCGCGGCCATCGAGAAGGCGAAGGCGCTCACGGTCCCGTCCACGGTGGCCGGCTACAACGCCCTCGGCACCCAGCTCACCCCTGGCGACATCAAGGAGGCGGAGGGCGCCAAGCTGTTCATCCCAAAGGCTCTCTTGGGCAAGTACCGGAGCGCTCGGCGGGTGAGTATCAGCGAGGGTGAGTCTCTGAGCAGTCTGGCGGCCCGGTATCTCAAGGATGCTCGGCGGTGGCAAGACATCGCCATCATCAACGGCCTCAAGCCCCCATTCACCAACAAGCAAGCGAGCCTGGACCTCCGCAAGACGGACGAGGCGGCGCTCCCGGGCGTGAAGGGCATCGGGGACAGAATCCTCATTCCCAGCTTGAGCAAGGGCCAGGCTGACCAGCCCAACCCGGTGACGCTCGGCGTGCGACCCGAGGAACCGGCTGACGTTCACTTCCTGGGCCGGGACTTGAAGCTGGAGCTGGTCACGACGGTGAGCAACCCGGGCAACCCGATGTACGACATTCCCATCGACGTGGCCCGCGGCGGCATCGACCTCCAGACCATCCAGGGGTTGGACAACTTGAGCCAAGGGCTCACCACCCGCTTGATCACGGAGCGTGGCACGGACCAGCTCTACAAGCGGCTGGGGATGCAGCGCATCATCGGCACCAACCAGGCCCCCACGGACATCGACCTTGCTCGTTTCAGGGCGATACAGGCCCTCCAGCAAGATGGTAGGGTGTCAGCCGTGCGACGGGTGACGTTCGAGGGCATTGACGGTGGGACCGCGAAGCCCTCGGATGCGCCCCCGGACGCTTTGGTCATTGACGCAGAGGTGGAAGTGCGCGGCTTCACGGAGTCCGCCAACGTCCGCATCGCGGTGTGAGGAGTGAACGATGCCTCGATTTACCCCCAAGAGCCATGAACAGATCCTCGCGGGCATGATTGCTCGCATGGTGTCGCGCACCAACCTGAATGACGTGGGTGACGCCAGTGTGATCAAGCATCTTCTCTCGGCCGCGGCTCGCCAGGATGCCCAGCAATACTACCAAGCCAGCTTGCTTCTCCAGCTTTTCAGCATCGACACGGCGGCCGGCGAGGACCTGGACGAGCGAGCCAAGGACATCCAGCCGGCGACCATGCAGCGGCTTCCGTCCGCCAAGGCGGTGGGCAGCGTGGTGTTCACCCGGCCGGGCACGGTCGGCATCACGACCATCCCCGCGGGCACCAAGGTCAAGACGAGCGACGGGACCCTGTTCTCTACCACCACGGTGGGCACCATCGACGCTACGAGCCCCGAGCAGGTGACCGGACACGGCATCGGCCGGGACAGCAACCTCGTGGCTGTGGTCGCGGACGTGGGTGGTTCGGCCGGCAACGTGGACGCCTTCACGGTGACCAAGTTCGGCTCCAAGCCGGCCGGCATCTCCGAGGTGACCAACCTCTCCGCCTTCTCACAAGGCCGTGACCAAGAGACGGATGACGCCTTCCGGGCGCGGCTCAAGGTCTACGTGGCCAGCCTGGCCCGGTGCAACCGAAGCGCCATCGAGAACCAGATCATCGGTGCTCAGGACCCGGACAGCGGTGCCACCATCTTGTTCGCCAAGGTGGTGGAGGACCTTGTGAACCGGGGCAACGTGACGGTCTACATCGACGACGGCTCAGGCACGGCCGAGTCCGTGGCTCGGTCGGCGGTGGCGCTCCCAGGAACCTGGACCTGGAACGGGACGCTCACGGTGTTGGCCACGGATACGTCTACGGTGGCGGCCGGGGACTTCATTCGCAAGGACTCCAGCCCTCTCGTGTGGCTCCAGATCCAGAGCATCGTGCCCAACACGAGCGTGACGCTTCTGAACCCGGGCGGGGCAACCATCCCCACGGGCGCGGGCGCCAGCTCGCGGGCGACGGACAACCTCACCAACGGCTTGGATGGTCCGCCTCCCAACACGGCGGTGGGCGGGGAGACGACCCTCTACACCGACAACAAGCCGCTCAAGGACTCCGAGCCTCTGAGCGTGGTCAGCTCCACCCGCGGGGTGCTCGTCCTGACCACGGACTACATCCTGAATCCAACCAACGGCCAGATCGACTTCATCACCCCCTTGGTGACGGGGGAGAAGGTCATCGCGGACTACACCTACTTCACGGGGCTCATTGCCTACGCTCAGAAGATCATCGACGGCGACCCCAACGACCGGGACAACTTCCCGGGCTACCGGGCGGCCGGTGTCTACGTCGAGGTAGACACGCCCCAGGTCCTTCTCCAGAACATCCAATGCACCCTGACGGTGAAGGACGGCTACGACCAGGACGAGGCCAAGACGGCGGCTCGCCAGGTCATCAAGGACTACGTGAACAACCTGCCTATCTCCGGGGACTTCGTGCGCTCCGAGCTGATCAAGCGCATCATGGGGATCGATGGCATCTACGACATCGACTTGGACGTTCCAGCAACCAACATCACCATTCTGGATGACCAGATCGCCCGGACCACGGACGTAAACATCATCATCGCATAGGAGGACAACCGTGCCGGACCCCATCACCATCTACTCCCTCTCCGACGAGGCCGTGGACAACGCGGGCGGCCGGCTGTTTCGGATCTTCGGCGACTTCGCCAACCAGTTCGGGTACGTCTACAATGTCCACTTCGGACCCACGGGTACGGTGGCGGACTCGCGGGGGTTCACGGGTAAGCCTGGAAAGAGGCATGACATCATTTACTGGAACGACATCGAGCTGAGGTGCTACCTCCCGCGCCTGGACGTGGGGGTCATCAACGTGCTGATTCGGCGCACCGATGGCGGGCGGGAACAGCTCATTCCCAACGCCCTCCAGGTCTATCCCCAGCAATACTACAGCTCCGTCTTTGACCTCCGGGCCATTCTCCCACCCTACTATCTGTTGGGACCGCGGAACCTGGAGAATGTGGAGCCGACATGACCACGCCTCTACCCTACGGCATTCTCCGGGCTCTCTCCTCCAGTATCGGTGAGGAGGACAACCTCATTGGTGGGATGTTCCTGACCCGGCTGACCTCGGCGCTGCAAACGGGAACGCCCCTGGCCACCACGCTCAACTGGAACGGCACCTTGACGGTGGCAACCACGGACACGTCCGAGCTGGTCCAGGGGGACTGGATTCGGTTGGACACCGATGGGCGTTACTTCGAGATCACGGGCATCATTCCCAACGTCGAGTGCCAGATCGCCAATCCGGTAGGCTACCCGGTTCCCACGGGGACCTCGCAAAGCTCCAAGGCCATCCAGACTTTCCCGGTGGAGAGCACCATCGACTGGCAGGATGATGGCAAGTTCTCGGTGGACGGGGTGGTGTACCACTACACGTCCAAAACCTGGACCACCTTCGATGGGGTCTACCATGTGGTGGGCGGGGACAACATCCCCGGCCCCTACCGCCAGCATCGTGTGGACTCGGCGGTGTTGGACCTGAATCGCAACCGCAACGCCCTGGATCAAGTCCGCCGCGCCATGCTCGTGGAGTACGCGGCCGGCGAGGACTTGAACGCCATCGGCCGCAACATCGGCGTGTTCCGCCTCCCCTTCTTGGCCGGGGACGAGCGCTTCCGGTCCATCGTGAAGGCCCTGAGCTACAACCCCCGTGGAACTATGCTCGGGTTGGAGCTGGCGTTGGCCGGGCTCGTGGGCGAGGGTAACTTCGAGATTTACGAGGACCTGATCCGCTACCCCTGCAAGGTGTTCATCCGCCTCAAGGGTGCCGCGGCCACGGATGCCCGTTCCCAGGGCAAGGCGTTCCTGAGCGGCCCCGAGTGGCTACTCCCGGTAGCGGCCAACCAAGTCAACACGGACAAGGCGTTCATCACTCGTGGGACGTTGCACGGCATCTTCTGGAAGGACGAGGAGCTGTTGACGGACACGCGAACCGCCTACCCGTCCGCACACTTCGTCCGCGAGTTCCCCACGGACATCCTCCGCCAGGCATGGCGGTACTCGGGAGGGACCGAAGGTGTCCAGGTCAAGCTCCAGAACGGGGGCGTGCAATTCGACCTGGCGGCCGGCGATGCCCGCTACAAGCGCCAGCTCCGGGTGACCGACAACGCGGACTTGAGCGTCGAGGTGGTGGCGAAGTCCGTGGCGGCCGGTGGGTCCGAGACGTGGCCTTGCACGGTGTTGAGCCTGGAGGACGGGGTGCGGGGCATGGCCATCGTGTTCCGGTGGCTGGGCGGTGGCAATCTCCAAGTGGGGCTCTCCCGGTACTTCAACGGCTCGCTCGGCGTGCCGGTGGCCACGGCTACGGTAAGCAGCAACACTTGGTACACCCTCAAGTTGGTCAAGGTGCGCCGGCAACGGTGGGAGGTGTGGATTGACGGGGTGCGCCGGCTGACCGCCGTGTACGGCACGGATGACGTGGCCAGCTCGGAGCGGCGGGTGACCCTCGGCGTGGTGAGCGGGCTCACGAGCGCGGACATGGTGGTGAAACAGATCCAGCTCAAGAGCCGGGACATCACCGATCTTTCCAGCTTGTGGGGGCGCACGGCCACCCGGGTGAGCGCGAACCAGATCGACATCGGCTTGGCCGACTTCGTGGCTGGGGACGTGGGACGCCACTTCCTGATCTCGGAAGCGGTGGCGGCCAACCCCCAAGGGGGCAACAACAACGGGCTCTACCAGATCGTTTCGGTGGACTCCGGCTCTCAAGTCACCCTGGACGGGATACCGGGACCCAACGCGGTGGTGGACTCCGTGAACCCCACCCGGGTGGTGATCCCAACCTCGGGGCGGTTGTTCCAGTTTCCCGATGACCTGGGCAAGACGCTGGAGATTTCGGGCTCCACCTTGGGCAACAATGGGACGTGGGTGATCACGTCCATGCTGGACCCGGGCACGCTCACGCCCTTGGAAGGGTGGTCAACGTGGATTCCGACCAAGACCAACGTGGTCGAGCTGACGGGCCCCAGCTTTGTTCCAGAGACGGGTCTGACGTGGCAAGTCCATCCAGCCTTTGTCGCTGAAAGCGGGATGCGGTATGACATGCCTGGAGCGGCAAGCATTGTGGGACAGACGATCACGACCAGGCGACCCTTCCCGACGTTCACGGATGCCAACTTCGTCCGTGTGCTCGGGACCGTCTACAGCCAGGTGCTCTCCAGCCAGGTGCTCTTGGATGCGAACGTGGACAACTACATCATCCAAGAAGTTCCAGACTTGTGGTTCAAATACTACCCCTTCTACCTGGCGGACCCCTTGGGGTTCGTTCGCATCTACCTGTCGGACGTGACGGCGGCCGGTGTGATTCCAGACTATTTGATCGTGTGAGGCAATCATGGACACCCTTCGAGTAGAAGCAAACGAGCGCGTTGACTACGGCGACTTTTCCTATGCAACCAGCCAAGCGCTGGAGGCGGCCATCCGCCAGCAAGGGGAGCAATTCCTGACCAACCCCACGGGGGCGGTGCGCTCGTGGATTCTGAGTGGCTTTGGCATGACCAACCCGAGCGGGAAACAGCTCGTGGTGAGCTTGGGTCGCGCCCTTCTCGCCGCTCGTATCGACGGCGCCCTCCAGCACGGCTACATCTCGGCCGATGGGGACCTTACCAAGACCATCGACATGGGCCCTCTCACGCCCACCAACTACAACGTCTACCTTCGGTTCGAGCTGGTAGACGGAGACAACAGCTCGCGCATCTTCTGGGACCCCGCGGGGTCGGGCTCTGAGTTCGCATCGACCATCGCTACCCGGCGTAAGGCCAACTGGTCCGTCCGCGTGGAGACAGGAAGCCCCGGCGCCGAGTGGATGCAGATTGGCACGGCTGACAACACGGGAGTCAGCCTGGTCCTTGTGGACCAGCGGAAGTTCTACTTCGAGGGTTCGGTGGACTCCACCTACCAAAGTGGCTGGAGTTCGGATGGCGGTGGAGGGGCCAATGACCGGAACGCAGATCGACGCACCTACGGCGTGACCGACCTCCAGACCTTCACGGCGGCCATGCGGCAAAGCCTGGAGGACATCAAGGGTCGGGGGCTCAGGCGGTGGTGGTCCCGGGACATCGGGGGCATGAACATCGGGTTCGATGCCGCTCCGGTGGAGGACCGGCTGGCCATCGGTGATGCCGAGTTCTACCTGGACAAGGCGGGGGACCCCTACATCCGTTGGGCGGCTACGGGTGGCAATGATGACCTCGCTTATGACCGGACCAACAACTACTGGCAATTCAAGATTGCTGGAACCGAGGAGATGCGGGTCGGGCCGAGCGGCCTGAATGTGTTGAACGGCCTCTACGTGGGCAACGTCACGACCTCGCCCACGGACAACGAGATCATCGCCGAAGGGTACATGCGGGCGGGTGGGCGCCTCTACCTGGGCACCGATGACTACGAGGCGTGGGACGCCACCAACTGGTCTTGGTTCCTGGATGCTACGGAGGAGATGCGGCTTTCCGCGTCGGGGTTGTCGGTCGCCAACGGCCTCTACGTGGGCAGCTTTGGCACCATCGAGGACAACAACATCATCGCGGACGGCTACGTGAAAGCCCTCGGCGGCCGGGTCTACGCGGGCACCGATGACTACGTGGCCTGGGATGGGACCAACTGGCAATGGTTCCTGAATGCCACGGAGGAGATGCGCCTCACGGCGAGCGGCTTGGCCATCACCAACGGCCTCTACGTGGGCAATGCCGGAACGGCTCCTACGGACAATGAAGTCCGCACGGATGGGGCCATTCATGCGGGGACCTACCTCTACGCGGATGGCGGCCGGGTCTATTGGGGCTCGGATGACTACCAGCTTTGGGACGGAACCAACTGGCAATTCATCTTGAATGCTGTGGAGGAAATGCGCCTCACGTCGGCAGGTTTGGCCGTGACCAACGGCCTCTACGTGGGCTCGGCCACGGGAGCCCCCACGGACAATGACATCTACGCCGAGGCGGACATCACCTGTGGTGGCTTCATGCAGGCGGGCACCTATGTCCAGGCGGGCACCTATGTCCAGGCGGGCACCTACTTGCGGGGGGCTGAGCTGTACTTGGTTCCGCAATCCACGGGAACGGCGACTTCGGGTTACGTGTTTTCGGACTCGGATAATGGTCAGCGGTTGAAGCTCTACAATGGGACCAAGTGGGTGGGCATCCCCATCGGGTTCTACTCGAACATCTCGGATGATCCCCAGGAAATTACCTCGGCCAGTACCTATACCAACTTCCCGGACCAAGTGGTCATCCCGGGAGGGACGTTGAAGGCGGGTTCGGTGGTTCGGATTCGAGCCGGGTTCCGTGTGAAAACCTATACGGGGGGCGGCGCACCCACGGGTGAGATTCGATTCTATGTGGGGGCGAAGGGTCCTTCATGGAACGCCCAGCTTTTCAATACGCAAACCCGGCAACGGTGGTGGTACATCAACGCCACCATCGAGGTGGATGAGATCGTCTACCGTGAGGACACGGGGTTCTTGGCGACTTGCAATCAGTGGGCTCGCGCAATGGTGGACCCCGGGGGCTACGCGGGCGTGTACGACTGCCAGGTCTACAACGCGGCCGGTTGGGATTGGGGCTTCAATAAGACTGACCAGAACATCACCTTCTACGCCCAGATTTGGGATAACGGGAATGGAGACGTGGTTCAACTTATCAGTTTCACGGTTGAGATTTTCGAGGCGCCCAACGCCTAACGCCTAACGGAGGAAAGTCATGCCTGGACCGGGACTGGAGCCGGAAGTGCTTGCCGCGGTAGAAGCGGCGGTACGTGCCGACGCCGCAGACTATATCGGGGAAACCCTCACTCAAAACCAGGCCGATGCGGCGGTGGCTACTACGGTGGCGACATTGCAACGGCTCCAAACAGAGGGTACGTTGCCTCTCAATCCCGTGTGGCGGGTGCAAGCGACCCCTACCGGGGAGATCACTATCCAGTGGCAGGGGCAAGACACGCTGGTTGTGTCATGAACCGGCATCAAAGGAGGAGAGCGATGAAAGAAGCCAAGAAGGACCCGAAGCTCGTGGCGCGGATTGACGCCAAGGAACAAGCGGAGAAGCGGATCAAGGATTTGATCGACGGTCGGGAGCCCCCACCCAACCCATTCGTCGAGTACATGCTGGACAAGCTCCGAGTTTCCCGCAAAGAGTTCGATGAGCTTGGCAAGAACGTCCAGCAAACCCGAGCGGCGTTGGAGGCGATGGAGAAGCGGCTTCTTGTGGTCCAGGGTGAACACAACAAATACCTGGAGGACATCCGGGTTTGGGACCGCAAACTGGACGAGAAGGGGGAGCCCGTGGTGGTTCCGGCATTGGCGGCGGTGCCGACACCCGACGTGGACGAGAAGGTGGTTCCGCCCGAGGGCGCCACCGAAGCTCAGGTGTAGACTCCAGCTTCCGACCGTGGGATGCTCCACTTCCAACGGAGGTGTCCCATGGCAGACCAACCCGCAACAGCAACCCCATCCAAGCTCGGACAGCTCGCCACCAAGACGGCCGAGGCCACGCGCCACGGACTCTGGAAGTTCTTTGGCGCCCTGTTCATGGAAACCAAGGACGGCGTGCAGGCGGTCAGCTTGCACCGTCTCCTGGCGCTCTCCACCTACGTGGCGTGCATGTGGCTCTGGCTCGGCGTGACGGGCGGGACCGTGGCGCCCGAGGTGGACGCGGCCCTCAAGGCGGCCAACATCGACGTGCCAACCGCCCTCCAGGGCGCGGCCGTGGTGCCGGATGCCATGCTCTACACCCTCTGGGCGCTCTTGGGCATCAACGGGGCTTCCAAGGTGGTAGGCGTGTTCAAAGGGGGCAGCAATGGCAGCTCTCAGCCCGATGCGTAAGGCAATCTCGTGGACCCTGGATCATTGGTACATTCCAGTCTTGATCCTGGCGGCCGTGGTCGGCTTCTTTGCCTTCCGCCGATGGCGCCCGGGCGAGGACCCCTTCAAGCGGGTGAAAGAGGAGCTGGGCATCATCCAGGCTGGTACAGACGCCCGGAACATGGCCATCCAGCTCGGGGCGGAGCAGGCGAAGGCCCACGTCAAGGACAAGTACCAGGCGAAGCTGGCGGCGCTGGATGCCCAGCAACAGACCCAAGTGAAGGAGCTGGAAGATGACCCGGTGGCTCTTGCTCGCTACCTTGAGCGGCTTTCTCGGTAGCACGGCGCTCGCTCAAGCCCTCCCGAAGTCCTGCGACCCCGACGACCCCAAGAGCTGTGTCCAGCCCCTCATGGAGGGAGAGCCCGCCCCCTTCTCCGGTCAGCTCATGACCGGCCGGCGAGCGGCCAAGCTGGCCGTGCTCGCGGGAGGATGCCAGGACCGCGTGGACCTGGCGGTGGGGGAAACGCGGGAGCTAGGGACCATCGACCTGAACGCGGAGAAGGCCCTCCGCGCCTCCGACCAAGCGGCATTCCAGCTCCAGAAGGACTTGCTCATGAGGCGGATGGCTGAGATGGAGGACACCCTCGCGCCCCGCTGGTACGAGCGGCCGGCGTTCGTCGCGGCCGTGACCGCGGTGGTGACGGTGGCCGTGCTCGCGGTGAGCGTCAAGACGGTCCAGGCTTTGAAGTGACCTCGAAGGCTTGACTGCAAATTTGCAGTCAAGCCCTCCCCGAGAAAAATGCACGGGACGTGTTACCAAACGACCCGACCCGGCATCATCACTATCAGGATTGAACATCCTCAGCACAACGACAAACCAGGCACATCAAACAGCAAAAAACTCAACGAAATCAATTCGCTTCCCTACTTTTCACCCCGCCCCTGCCCCGTTGGAGGCTACCTTCCAGGTAGTCAAGGGGCGGGGTGCGTTGGAAGATCCAGGCAGGATCGGATCGTTGATCTTGGATCTGGATCTACTAAAGAGACGAAAAATTCGCAGCTTTGAGGCTTCGCCTCAAAGGGGTGGCCCACGGCCACCATAGGTGACTGGAGAAGAACATGGCGGGAGCTGAGGTGCACTTCGAGGTAGGCAACACTTGGACGAGCATCCTCCAGGCGGACGAGTTCATCCTTCGGGTGCTGGAGTACGAGGCGTCCTACCCTACCCCCCAGGCCCTCGCCATGGCCATCAACCCGGCAACGGGCCAACCCTTCTGGAGGCCACCCCCAGGCGAGGAGAAGGGCTGGGACGGGTGGATTCGGTTGCTCAGGCGACCCAAGACCATGTATCCCTACTTCCCGACCGGGCTACTGCCCATGGTCACCCGGGTCTGCACCAAGTTCAACTACCAGCCCCACGTCTTGGACACCCGGCGACGCCCCGCGGAGGAGATGCCCGAGTTCCCCAAGGTCGAGCTGAGGGACTACCAGGAGGCGGCCGTGGAGGCCGGGCTTCGGCTCGGGAGGGGCGTTTTCGACATGCCCCCCAGGTCGGGCAAGACCCGCACGATGCTGGAGCTTCACCGGAGGCTCGGGCTCCCCACGATCTGGATTGCTCCCACCGACCGCATTGTCCAGCAAACGGCCCGGGTCATCGAGGACCACTTCGGCCGCAACTACGTCTACCATCTCGTGGGCACGAGCGCGGACAAGCTGGAACGGGCGGCTCGCCACAAGGTTGTGGTCTGCACGTCGGCGACGGCGGGGAACCTGGCCCCGGAGTTCTACGCGGGCCGGGAGATGTTGGTGGTGGACGAGTGGCATCACACGGCGGCCAAGACCTACACCAACGAGATCATCCCCAAGTGCGACCACATCTACTACCGCTACGGGATGACCGGGACGTTCTTTCGGAGCGGCCACGATGCGATGGCGATGCACGCGCTCCTGAGCAACACGATCTTCAAGGTCAGCTCGGAGGAGCTGTTGCGGCGGGGCTTCCTGGTCCCCACCAAGGTGGTGTTTGTTCCCGTCCCCAGACACCCCAAGCTCCGCGGCGCCGGCAACCAGTTCTCGGGAGGCTTCGGCCAGGCCGGCATCCATGAGCACAAGGTCCGCAACCACATGGTCGCCCAGGCGGCCCTGTTGCTGTACCAGCGAGGCATGAAGGTCCTGGTTCTCGTGGGCACCAAGGCGCAAGGGCGGGAGCTGGACCACATCCTGGGTCAGTTCCTACCCAAGCCCCCGGCTGGCGCCGAGTTCGATGCTGTGGAGTTCTTGAGCACCGACCGGCCCCGGGACATCCAGACGCGGATCATCGACTCGTTCTTGGCGGACCAGGAGGTGAAGGTGCTCATGGGGACCTCCCTCTTGGGCGAGGGCGTGGACCTCCCGAGCGTGGACGCGCTCGTGTACGCCCGCGGGGAGAAGGCCGAGGTGTCCATGACTCAGAACGCCTACCGGGTCTGCACGGCGGTGCCGGGCAAGACGACGGCGTTGATCGTGGACTTCGCGGATCGCCACCACAAGCGGCTCATGGCGCACAGTGAACAGCGGATGCTGACTTACCACGCGGAGCCGACGTTCGAGGTGAGCGTGCTCTACGACTTCTCGCTGTTGTCCGGCTGGCTCCAGGCGGGAATGCCCCCCACCGTCAACTTTTTCGAGGGAGCGGTGTTACCGGGAGGAGCCCCCGGGCATCAATAGGAAGTGGAGGGCGCCACACCCGAAACGGGTTGGCGCCGATAACGGAACATGGTAGACATGACCCATAACTCGTGAAACCGAAGGCCCCGGTTGACCTGTCCCTTGGTCGGCCGGGGCATTTTTTCGTGAATGAGGAGAGCGGCGTGACGGAACCGAAGCTGATCGAAACCCCGGACGTGAAAGCCATGAGCGACATCGAGCGCTCAGAGGCTCAGATGCGGACCTGGATGCAGGGCCCGGACAAGCTCAAGGAGTGGCTGGCGGCCAGTGGCCGAGCGTGGCTCGTGTTCAACGCGACCCATCTCGTGGACTCCATGGACTCAGTGATCTGGGAGGAACGCATCCGCGACTTCCAGAACCTCGTGGCGGGCTACCGGGATCATCGGGCCGGCATCAAGCATCACCAAGTCCCGCACCCGGACCCCAAGGCGGCGGCCGAGGGCAAGATGATGGACGTGGGCTTCCCGGAGACGTTGACCATCGAGGAGCTGGATCGGGCCATCCGGTTCCTGATAACCCAAGCGAGCGAGCTGGACCCCAACTGGAAGCTGGAGAACAACCCCCTGTGACTGACAACGGAGAACAGGTGATGGGGAACGGCAAGAAGCCGCGACAGAGCCCCGAGAGCGAATGGTTCCAGGCCAACAAGGGCAAGACCATCCGCGTGTGGCTCACGCATCCGAATGACGATGGATGGGTGCCTGTAGTGGGGAGACTTGTCTGGGTGGACGTGTACTCTGTGGGCGTCCAAGTGGACGGCACGGACACCACGCAGATGATCTACAAGCACGCTATCTCTGGAATTGAACCGATGACGAAAGACTAGCACCCGGCCCTTGAGAGGGGGCCCGGAAAGGGACAACCATGACCGGGACGCAAGAGCGATTGCAAACCCTGTTGGATGACTTCAATGAGTACCGAGCGCGAACAGAATACGTGGTGAGAATACGGCGGGGCCACCCCATTGCTGGACTCGGGAAGGACAAAGCCTTCCCATCCCTGCAAGTGATGGACGAGTGGTGCATCTCCCGCCAGATTGACTCCCGACGTTGGCTCTACTGGCTGTTCGCTCGCACCAACTTCCGATTCGCTCCCAAGCTCACGGCTCTCACGCCAACCGAGAAACGTGAACCGCTCGTCCTGTCCAAGTACCGCACCCTCCGAGACACCCCCTACTTCGACCATCGCATCCATCGGGAGCTGGCCCACAAGCGGCTCCACGAGGGCGCGACCTTCGACCCCAACCGCGACCTCAGCCCGATGGCGGAAGCGCTCAAGCGGCGCTACCTGACGGCCGGCGAGCCCGGCCGGTGCATGGACCAGATGTTCGTGAACGCGCCCTACGCCCACCCAACGTGGGGCTACCATCCCAAGAGTCTCGCGTGTATCCGATGCCCCCTGGCTCAGCCCTGTGCGGCCAAGCTACGGGCGGCGGTGCCGGCGTTTGATCCGGTGGCGCTCCGCTCGGGCTTGATCACGCTGGAGCAAGCTCAGATCGCTGAGGGGCGTTGGAACCATGGCCGGTGATCTCCCCACTACCCCTGAGCGTTTTCCCTTCGAGCTGGAGTACCAGAAGGCGCTCTTGCGGCTGTTGTGTGAGGACCCCCGCTTCGCGCAACTGACCGCCCCGTTCTTGTCCCCCCGCTACTTCGAGAACGAGGTGCTGAGCTGGGCGTGGAGCTACGCCATCCGGTTCAAGGACGAGTACGGGGCGTTCCCCACCCTCCAGACCATCAAGCAACAGACGCTTCGCATGGACCCGAAGCTCCGACCGCTCTACCAGCTCACCCTGGAGCAAGTGGGCGCGGCGCGGATTCGGGACGACGCCTGGCTCCGGGACACGGTGCTGGACTTCGTGAAGCGCAACATCTTCGTCCGGGCGTTCCACGAGAGCCAGCGGCTCTACAACAAGAACGAGGTGGAGAAAGCCTACGACTACATGATGGGGGAGATGGAGCGCATCACCCGGACCATGTGGGCGCCCGTGGACGATACGTGGTTCTACGATGACCTGGCGGCTCGCCAGGTGAAGCACCTGGCCAATGACCTCGGCTCCCGAGCGGTGGCGACCGGGTTCGACCAGCTTGACCACATGATGGGCGGCGGGCTCTCCAAGGGCGAGCTGGGGATCTGGGTGGCCTACGCCAAGGGCGGCAAGTCGTCCATGCTCATGACGCATGGGGTGGCGGCCACCAAGCTCCAGCTTCGCCCCACGGCCCATTTCGTGTTCGAGGGGTCCCGGGCCCAGGTCGAGGACCGCTACGAGGCGGCCCTCACTCAAGAGCTGTACCGCGAAGTCCGCAACGGGGGCTTGTCCAGCGACGGCTACAAGAGGGCCTATCAGGAGTACCAGCTCTGCCGAGGGAAGCTCTACCTCCGAGGCTTCACGGACGAGTGGAACTACTCCGTGGTGGACATCCATCAAGCGCTCAAGGATCTCAAGCGGACCCATAATTGGGAGCCGGATCTCGTCATCGTGGACTACGGCGACCTGTTGAACGGCCGGGAGGCCCACTACCGGAGCGAGCAGGAGAAACAGAAGGCGGCCTTCCGGGACCTCAAGAGCCTGTCCAACCGCGGCTACGCCGTGTGGACCGCTTCCCAGGCCCAGCGGCCGGAGAAGGGCTCGGAGAACGAGGCGCACTGGATCTTCTCCCGCATGATTGCCGACTCCTACGAGAAGGTCCGCGTGGCGGACTTCATCGGGAGTCTGAATGCCTGCAACCTGGAGAAGCAGGACAAGATCATGCGGGTGATGGGCGAGCTGTACCGCGACAACGCGGCGGACGTTCGCTTCTGTGTCCATTGCGACTTGAACAAGATGCTGATCCGTGATGACCCTAACGTGGCCTCCAAGCAGATGCCCGATCTGTACGCGGATCGAAAGTTGGGGGTGCAGCGGGCGCAGGCGCAATCCCTCCCCCCCGCTAAGCCCGCTGTGCCCCCTCCAGCTAATCCAGCGGCCGTCCAAACCTACGCGGCGCTCTCATGATCGAGCTGGCGATAGAGCGGTTCGATCTCAAGGGCTACGTCATCGACCACGGCGGCCAGGAGGCTCAAGTCCAGGAGTGGATTCTGACCTGCCCGACGTGCGGGAAGGACAAGCTCGTGGTGAACCTCAAGCGGCGGGCGTGGCATTGCTGGGTGTGTCAACGCTACGTTGTCATCCAGACCCCGACTGGCCCCAAGCGGCGCCCGGAGGCGGGCGCTGGCGGGCTCTTGGACCTGATCCAGCTCATGGACCATTGCGACCGCAAGCGAGCGGTCCAGATGGTCCTGGCGGCCGGCATCACAAGCCGGGACCTGAGCCAGCTCACCATGGCCGAGTTCATGGCCATGGAGGTGGGCTCCGACGCGGCCCTGACTCCCATCCACCCGCCCCCCAACTGGCGGCCCATCACGGTCCAGCTCCCCTACATGGCCAAGCGGGGCATCACGATGGACGATGCCCAGCGGCTCGGGATGTTCTGGGTGGAGGGTGGGCGGTACAGCAACCGGCTCGTGTTCCCCGTGTGGGATGAGGGGCGGTTGGTCTACTGGCAGGCGCGGGCCATGTGGGAACCGCGGCCGGGTGAGGAGTACGTGAAGGCGCTCAACCCTCCCCGCATCCCAGGCGCGGCCGTCTCCAGCGAAGTGCTCATGAACCTCCACTACGCCCGGGCCTACCCGCGGGTGGTGGTGACGGAGGGGCCCGTGGATGCGATCCACGCGGGCCCGGACGCCGTGTGCTCGTTCGGCAAGTCCCTCAGCCCCGTCCAGCTTCATCGGCTGTGGCGAGCGGGCGTGAGGGCGTTGGATCTCATGTACGACGCGGACGCGAGGGCCGACATGGAGGCGCTGGCACCGTTGCTGGCGTCCCTGTTCGACACGCGGTTGGTCTACCTGCCCCACGGCGATCCGGGCGGTTGGCCACGCGAGGCTCTGGTCCAGCTCCGCCAATACGCGGTGCCGGTGAGGCCCCGCTCACTCATTAGGAGCGTGTGATGAAACGAAAGGTGACGGTGATGGTGCCCGTGGGACTCATGGGCGTGATCGATGACGTGGCGAAGCGATGGTTGGGCGTTGGGCGGAACGCTTTTTTCTGTCTGGGGGGTATGCTATTGATCGCTCAGCTCGTGAAAGCGATGCCTCAAAAAAAGAGACTCGCCCTCTTGGCGGACCTTCAAACGCAATGGGATGCGATCATGGAGGAGGCCCGCAAAGCCGCATGAAACGGGCCTTCCCCGCCTTCGCCCGACCCGGCTCCAGATAACCGACCCTTTTTGACCAAAAAGGTTTGCGTTCTACTCCAGTTTGCCGTAAAAGCTGGAACCCGGTGCCATTCCAGGCACCACAACCCGCTCCAGCCGATGCTGGAACGGCGGGCCGAGAGGCCCAGAAAGGGACACCGATGGAAACATCGAGCTTTGCCGTGGCGTTTCAACACTACCAACCCGTCTCCAAAACCATCTCGCGGACGCTTCAAGCGGACCCGGGCGTCATCGACGCGATGGCCATGAACCAAGAGGACTACACCGAGGACCTTCGGCTGTGGGCGGCCAAGTCCGCGGTGGCGTTTCAGCAAGCGTATGGGTTCTGCCAACCAGCCGAGGAACGGTACACCTACAAGTGCCTGTGGAACCGGGCGCTCCAATGGCGCCGTCGCTACGCTCGGAAGCGCGTGACGACCGTGAGCCTGGAGAACACACCCGGCCTCCAGGATTCTGAGGCTCTTACCTACGAGGTGGATTTCGAGGCGCGGCTGGACGCGATTCGAGCGTTGCGTGCGCTCCAGCTCCATTTCAACCCGGTGGAGTGGTCCACCCTCGCTCGGGTGGCCGAAGCGGGAGGGGAGCTGGCGAGCGTTCACGATCCAGCAACCGATGGAACCTACGGCGCTTTCAAGATGCGAGTCCAGCGACTTCGGAAAAAAGCGCACGAGATTCTGGAAAATTGGTTCCCGGAGGAGTAGAGGCGGCATCAATACCTGTAGGTGAGGAGAGCGACCATTGGATCTGGAACGAGCCGACCTCTGCCGGCGTGCAGACCGCTTGGGCATTCCCTGGACCAGTGCCGACTCCACCGAAACTTTGCGCCGGCTCGTTGTGGCGCGTGAGAGGACGATCATGGGAAAGGTACTTTGGAAGGATGGGGAGTGGGTCATTGACGGTGATCCGCCCAACGGGTTGCAGTTCATAGACGGGCAGTTCCGGGCCAGTGACGGGAGCCCGCAACCGGAGTGCTTTGGCGAGCTGTGGGACGGCGTGGGTCCCCGAGCGGCGGTGGAGTGCAAGCAGGAGTGTGACTTCTCCCCGTGTTGCATGGAGCTGACCGCCCGCCAAGCTCTACCCGCGGCCCAGATTCGCTTGGGAGCGGGTCACTCGTTGCAAGACCTGGCCGGCGAGAACGCCATGAACATCTCGGAGGAGAGCATCCTCGCGCTCATGGCCTACGTGAAGGGTGGCGCCAACCCGGCCCCCATCAAGGAGGAGAAGCCCAAGAAGAAAAAGGCGCCGCCTCCAGACCCCGAGCCGATGAAAGCGGCGGAGCCCCCGCCTCCGGTGCAAGAGGCATCGAAGGTGGAGCCTCCGAAACAAGAGCCCTCGGCTGAGGCGCCGAAGGCGGAGGTGAGTCCGGTGAGCAAGAAGAAAGCAACCAAGAAGGCGCCGACCAAGCCGGCGAAGGGCAAGAAGGCCGAGAAGGCAAAGGCCGGTGGCCCGGGCCCTCAGAAGGCCCCGTCTGCCAAACGTGCCAAGGCTGGGGCTGGGGCAAAGGTAAAGGCCACACCTGTGAAGCCTGCCAAGGCACGGGCCGGCTCTACCCCTTCCAAGCATTGGGGGGAGCACACCTTCAAGGACCGCTGGGAGAGGGAGCGGGAACGGTCCCCGCTGATCGGGCAGCTCAAGGCGGGGATGGTGCTCAAGAAGGTCTACAAGGACCAGAAGTGCGAGTGCCGGGTGCTCAAGATGGGCTACTCGGTCAAGGGGGAGACGGTTCCCACCCTCTACATGACGGTGCTCCCGTACACGGGAACGGTGGCGCGTCCGCGCCAGAGCCCGGACGGGAAGCCGGTGGAGGGAGAACGCCAGGTGGGCAACTACTCGGCGGCCAAGTTCTGGGACCTGGAGAAGCTGTTTGGCAAGCCGGCCAAGAAGGCGGCCAAGAAGGCGGCGACCAAGACCAAGAAGGCGGTGAAGCCGAAGGCTCAGAAGGAAGCGACCCCGGCTCAGGAAGCTCCGGTCCAGGAGGCCCCACCTCCAGCTCCGGTGTCATCGGAGCCCCCGCCGCTCCCACCGGAGGCGCAGACCAGCTCGGATTCCTAAACGCCCTCCGATGCGGCTCGTTCCAGAACGGCTATTTCTGGAGTGAGGTGTTGGGCGGTTGGATTCGAGTGCAACAGGACCCGGCCATGGTGGACGGGGCCTTGATTGTCACCTACGCGGGCATCGAGCGCTTCAAGAAGCTCGTGGCCGATGGGTGGCCCGCCCAGGAGGCGGCCAAGCAAGTGGCAATGGCTCGGGAAGCTGTGAAGGTGCGCTGGTAATGGGAATCCAGACAACACCCTTCGGCCGTGAGTGGCCCAACGAGCCCAACAAGATTCTGGTCAACACCCCTGAGCGTTTCGAGACGCTGGTTCGGTTCCTGACGGGCCGGACCCTCGTGGTGGACTATGAAACGAGCGGGGTGGAGTGGTTCAAGAGCGCGGAGGCCGTAGGCGCGGGGTTGGCGTCCTGGGATGACCAAGGCCGACTCTGGAACGCCTACGTGCCCTTCCGCCATCGTACCGGGGAACAGCAACTCGACATCCAGGTCATCGGGCCCGCTATCAAGCGATTGCTGGAGGACCCCCGGACTCTCAAGGTCGCCCACAACATCAAGTTCGAGGATCACTTCTCCCGGAGGGAGGGGTGGCGCATCCAGGGGCCCCGCTACGACACGATGGTGGCGGCTCGGCTCTACGATGAGAACCGGGCGGCCTACCTGGACATTCGGGCGGAACAAGACCTTCAAGACCCGGACGCCCGGAAGTGGTCCACGGCCCTGGACGAGCTGATCCGGGACCTCGCCAAGGCGAACAAGCTGGGCGTGAAGGCGTACAAGTCCCGCTTCGGCTACTCGGAATTGCCCATCGCCTTCACGGCGCTCTATTGCGGGAGCGACACGGACCAGACTGGCCGGCTGTTCCAGCATTATGAGCGGTGGGGGTTGTCCGGGCGCTACTCGCGGATCTGGCCCACCGAGATGCGGCTCACGGAGATCCTGTGCTCCATGGAGGAGAACGGGCTCCCCATCGACATCGGCTACCTCCAGGGCGTGAAGGCCCAAGTCCAGCAAGCCAAGGCGAGCTACGAGGCCCAGCTCCAGCAAGCGTTGGGTGGTCACATGATCAACCCGGGTTCCGACGATGAGGTGCGGAACCTTCTCCTGAACGTCATTGGGCTCCAGTGGGAGAAGCGGACTCAGACGAGCGAGGCGGACTTCCGCCGCTACCAACAGGCGGCTCGGCGGCTCCAAGAGGGGTCGATAAGCCAAGAGGAGTTCGCCCCGTTCGCCAACTTCTACGAGCGGGAGAAGAAAGCGGTGGACCGTGAGGTGCTGGAGACGTTCGCCGAGGGCAACTACGTCTGCCAGCTTCTCCTCAAGTGGCGGGATGCGGAGAAGATCGCCACGACCTACACGGACTCCATTCTGGCGATGCTGGACCCCCGCGGCTACCTGCACGGGGACCTGAAACAGGTCGGGACCAACACGGGTCGGCTGAGCTGTGAGAAGCCCAACTACCAGAACTTTCCCTCCGACGATGACGAGCGAGCGCGGGTGTTCTCGGGCAAGAAGGTGGAGGACGGGGGCATCGACCCGTGGAGCATCCGGCGAGCCTTCCCCATGCGCGGGCCCGGATGGGTGCGCGTGTTCCTGGACTACAGCCAGATCGAGCTGAGGGTCCTGGCCTTCTACTCGAAAGACCCCGTGATGGTGGATGCCTACCTCAAGGGTGAGGACATTCACGCCCGTACAGCTAAGGAGGTTGGCGCCATCCTTGGGCGTGAATGCCCGAGGCGTGTTGCCAAGGTGGTCAACTTCGGCCTCTCGTATTGCTTGTCCGAGAAGGGGCTCTCCAGTCAAGCCAAGATCCCCTACGAGGAAGCTCAGGCGTTCTTGGCGGCGTTCTTTCAGCGCTACCGTGGGGTGGCCGGGTTCCGGGAGGACTTGTGGGCTCAGGCTCGGCGCCAGGGCAATGCCTGGAACAACATCTTCGGGCGGACGCGCCGGTTGGATGACCTCCGCTCGCATGAGTTCTGGCGTCGCAAGCGGGCTGAGCGACAGATGATCGGTTCCGCCATCCAAGGGACGGCCGCGGAGCTGACCAAGGAGAGCTTGGTCCGGGTGGATGACTGGATCAAGGCATCGGGTATTCCAGCTTTGGTGTGCAACACCGTCCACGATGAGATTCAGATCGACTGCCCCCGAGAGTGTCTGCCCCTCGTGGTAGCAGAAGCCAAGAAGCGCATGGAGGCGTTTCCAGAGTTTCAGCCCATCCCGATCATCGTGGATGCGGACTGGAGCGACCAAACCTGGGCGGACAAGAGAGAGTTCGAGGTGGCGAATGGATAACACGTTGGATGCCTACATTGCTCGGTTCCAGAACATCCCGAGCATCAACATTCATGCGGTGGCGGACGAGGGCCAGAACGCGGTGCCTTGGTACGAGGTACAGATGCAAACCGTGGTGGCGGACCTCGTGGTGAACGAGCTGACCATCCCGAGTCAGCTCTCCGTGGTGACCGCCGAGATCCAGAAGTGGGGGCGCTTCTCCGCGCTCACCAAGCGGGTGTGGGAGCTGGAGGAGAGACGCTATCGGGCGTGGCGTTCGGAGTTCTACCTCAAGGCCATCGACGCGACCGACAAGCCCAAGGAGTGGAAGAAACCCACCGAGGCCGTGGTGGAGGCCATGTACCGGACGCAACCCGAGTACCACCGACTCCAGGCACGGGTGGAGCGGGCGGAGGAAGCGTTCAACACGGCGGAGGGGGTGCTCCAAGCCTTCCGGGCCAAGAAGGACGTTCTGATCGCCCTCAAGAAGAAATACCACGAAGATGGCGCTTCGCCGTCGTTGTGATGTTCCCGTAAGCGAGGTTTGAGCATCAATACATGCAGGGGTGGATGCCCCACCCAAAGGAGAGTGACATGAGTTCATACCAAGGATTCCAGCAACCGGGGTATCCGCAGCCGGGCTACCCTCAGCAACCGGGTTACCCGCAGCCGGGCTACCCACAACAGCCGGGGTATCCGCCGCAAGGCGGGGCTCCGCAACCGGGTTACCCCCAGCAACCGGGGTATCCGGCTCACCCCCAAGCCCAAGGGTTTCAGCCCCAACACATGGGGACCATGCCCCAGACGCACGCGGTTGACGATGCCGCGGCGGCGGCGGCCATGGCGGCATCGGCGCAAGGTGGCGGGGGGAAGGGCACTTTGCCCAACTTCCTGAAAGTCCCCGGGCCGGCCGGACAGGTGAAGTGGGATGCGAGCGTGCATATCGGCTACGAGGGCCGGCTCCGCATCCGCATCCTGCCCCCGTGGGCGGCCGGGAAGCCGGTGTGGCATGAGGTGAAGTCCTACTTCTACCGCTCGCCGCAAAACCCCAAGGGCAAGGTGCTCGTCTACATGGGCGAGGACTCGCTGTTCCAGCACGCCCTCCACTTGGCGCTCCAGAACCCGGACCAACGGCTCCAGACCATCGCTCAGCAATTCGGGCGGGTGCGGCGCCAGTTTCTCTACAACGTGGCCGACGTGGGCAACCCTCAGACGCACTACGGCCAGGACGGCATCATGAAGCCGTTTGTTCTGGCGGCTGGTCCCCAGCTCCAGGCGGACATTGCGCGGCTGGCCAACGCTCGCGGCGGCATCTCCAAGCTGGTCCACGTCGAGCAAGGGCGTGACCTGATCTTGTCCAAGAAGAAAACGGGCAACGAGGAACGCAACGTGGAGTGGGGGATGCTGGACATGGACCCGGCTCCCTTCACCCAACAGCTCTGGCCGTTGCTCCAGACTCTCTGGGACCTGGAGAGTGTCAACAAGCTCCCCACCCAAGACGAGGTGATCGCGGCCATCCGTGAGCTGGGCCTTCCGATGCCGGCGACGGGCCCGAGCTTCGGGCAGGTTCCGGGTGGCTATCCGGGTGGTGCCTATCCGGGTGGCGGCTATCAGCCCAACCCGGGCGCTCCCTGGCCCAACCCGATGCAGACGGCGCCCGCTCCGGCTCCGGGATTCCCCCAGGGTCCGGCGCCCTATCAGGGTGGTCCGGCTCCGGCTCCCGGGTTCCCCCAAGGGCCCGCTCCGTACCAAGGGGGCCCGGCTCCGTACCAGGGTGGCCCCGGGATGCCCCCGGTTCCGCCCAACCCGGCGCCAAGCCTCCCACCCCAGAGCTGGGGTGGCCAGGCGATGCCCCCGGCTCCGCCTCCGGTGTCAACGCAACCGGGCGCGGGCTATCAGGGTCCACTGATGCCAGCCATGCCCAACCAACCCCCGCCGATGCCGACCCCACCCATGGTGTCATCGCAACCGGCTCCCGGGGGTGCGCCGGCATACCCTATGAACCCGGGTCAAGGGCACGGGACGCCTTTCTAGGCCCGGCCCGGCCGGACGGTCGGCACCTGTGCTTCGGTAAGTGGAGTCCCGAGGATCTGTGGTGCAAGGACTGTGCGGCTCGCTACTCGTGGCTCCTGGAGTCGTGCCTCTTGGCGACTCCAGGGGCGTCGAGGGCGACGACCCAATACGACCCGCGGCTCCACCTACTGAAACAGGCGTTGCACGGAGAGTAGATGACCGCGCCCAAGAAACGAAAGCCGGTGACGGCCAAGAAAGAGAGCAAGAAGGACACGAAGGTCCGGGTGCGCGTTGATCCGATCAAAGAGTACGCCGAGACGATGAAAAGCCAGGGCATCGCCCGTGTGAGCTACCTGGCGGACGATGACGCGATGCCCAACATCCGGGGCCGGATCTCCACGGGGAGCCTGGCCCTGGACCGTCTCCTCCAGAACCCGATGGAGCCCCAGGGCTGGGCGGGTATTCCGCTCGGGCGCGTGACTGAGATATTCGGCCCTCCCTTCATCGGCAAGTCCACGTTGCTGGACTGCATCATGGGTCAATGCCAACAAGCGGGGGGAACGTCGATTCTGGCGGACACCGAGGTGAGCCGGGACCGCCACTACGTCCAGCGGTTGGGTGTGGACCTGAGCAAGCTCCAATACCTGGAGTTCGAGCGTGGCGCCATGTACCTGGAGAACGTCATGCTCGCCATCTACAAGACCATCGACTTCTGGGGAGAGAAGTTTCCAGACATGCCCGTGGTCATTGGGTTGGACGCCCTCGGCGGGACGGCGACCAAGGACGAGCTGGAGAAGCAACTGGTTCCGGGTGAGAAGGGCGCCCAACCGGCGCTCGCGGCCCGGGTGATGGGGAGCGCGGCTCGCCTGTTCCCCGAGCGGTTACGTGGGCGCAAGATCGCGGTGGTCATCCTGAATCATGAGTACGAGAAGGTGGGCGGCTTCGGGGGTGGCTTTGGCCAGGGCCCTCGTATGGAAACCTATGGCGGCTCTGGGGTGCGTCATCTCGGAAGCCTTCGCATGAAGCTCCGGTCCAGCGGGACGCACATCAAGGCCAGTGATGGTGCCCATCTCGGGACCGAGGTGCTGGTCAAGCTGGTCAAGAGTCGGCTGGGTTCCCCAGCTACCGAAGCGCACGTCCCCATCCTGCACGGTGTTGGCGTGGAGAACGTCTACACCCTCTACGAGGACCTGAAAGACGCCAAGGTGCTCGTGGTGTCGGGTGGGTGGGCGGCCGTGAACCTGGACGGCGACGTGTTGAAGTTCCAGGGATGGCAGGGCTTGAAGGCCAAGTGTACCGAGAACCCCGAGCTGTGGCCCCGGCTCGTGAACGCATGGAGGAACGTGACATGCCCCTCTACACCTACCGATGCCGACAGTGCGGACTGATCGAGGAGCATTTGGTGAAATACGAGGACCGGGACAAGCCCATGCAGCATGAGGGCTCCAACGAGTGGGAGCGCACGGACCCCGCCTACCGTGAGCGGTGTGGCGGGAGTCTGGAGCGGGAGGGCGGGCTGGAAGCCCCGACCATTGGCAAGCCCGCGTTCCAGTCTCAAGCGGTGCTCGGCAACGGGGACCACATCAAGGGCCACTTCGGGAAAGAGGCGGTTCGGAGGAAGCGACGATGATCATCTTCTCAGACGTTCACCTTCGAGAGGACAGCGCGGAGACGGTGCTCGGGGAGGTGTTCCCGGGCATCTATCAGGCGTGTCTGGAACGGCAAGACTACCAGGCGGTGTGCCTCGGGGATCTGTTCCACTTTCGCTACAAGATCGACGCCCGCATCCAGAATGCGGTGAAGGATGAGTTCAAGCGGTGGGCGGCGGCCGGCATCCATCTCCGCATCCTTCCAGGCAATCATGACCAGTACGACGTGAACGGGCGCAACGCCCTGGAGCTGTTCGACCACCTACCCCAGGTGTCGGTCTACTCCGAGCCCACCTGGGACACGGATGGCTTGTGGGTGCCCTACCGGAAGGACCCGGCCACGGTGGTGTCGGCGTTGGCTACCCGGGTGCCCGATGGGCTCCAGGTGGCTCCGGTGCTGTTCCTGCATCACGGCATCCGCGGCGCCTTCATGAACGACAACGTGACCGACCCCGAGGGTATCCCTCTGGAGGCGTTCGGTGCGGGGTGGCGGGCCATCCTCTGTGGGCACTACCACAAGCACCAACGGGTGGGGGACCGGCTCTGGTACATCGGGAGCCCCTGGCAGACCAGCGTGCATGAGGCGGGGCAACCCAAGGGCTTCTGTACCTGGATGCCCGGTGGGGCGGGGCTTGCGTTCGTCGAGCGGCATTGGGGCCCGCGGTTCCACACCTTCGAGGTGGCGGATGGCGCGGCGTTCAACCTGGCCGGCGTGAACCCGCGGGATGAGGTGCGGGTCAAGACCGTGGGCCCGGGTGCTGAGCAAGCGGCTGAGCAGATCGGGGCGCTTCTGGCCCAGGCCGGCATCGCTCGCCATACCGTGACGCCCGAAGTCCAGAAGATGGAGGCTCGGCTCGCGGTGGCGGACGGGGCGACGCTCCAGCAATACGCGGAAGCCTACGTGGCCCAGCTCCAGACTGACCTGGACAAGGGCCAGCTCATGGCGACGTTCAAGGCCCTGACCGGGAGTGCCACATGAGAATCGAGCGGATAGAGCTGGAGAACTACGGCCCCTTCTTGGGCTCTCACACCTTCGGGGTGTCCGGCCGCGGGCTTGTGCTCGTGTTGGGTGAGAACCTGGACGAGCCTCGCATGAACAGCAACGGGTCGGGCAAGTCCAGCTTGTTCGATGCGCTGGACTGGACGCTGTTCGGAGTCATCCCCAAGGGTGACCATGTGGACAGCGTGATCAACGATGAGGCCAAGGCGGTGAAGGGCCGGGTGGCTCTGTGGGATGAGGACCGCAACCTTGGCGTCATGGTCGAGAGGTTGAAAGAGCGCGGGAAGGCGACTCAGCTTCAATTCTGGGTGGGCGACCAAGCGCAAGCGGCGCTGGACCTGACGGAGACGCAAAGGCTCTTGGAGAACGAGCTGGGGCTGGACCGTGAGGTGTTCCACGCGACCGTGTTCTACGGGCAGGCGGACACGTTCCACTTCGCGGAGGCGACCGAGGCCCGCCGCATGGAGCTGTTGTCTCGCATCCTCCCCGAGCTGGCCGTCATTGACGGGTGGAGCGAGAGGGCCAAGGCGGCGGCCAAGACCGTGACGGAGGAGATGGGGGCCCTGGAGTCCAGCATTGGGCAGCTCACGGCCCGCATCATGGAGCACCAAGCCTCGGCCGCGGACGCGGTAGCGCGTCATGCTCAATGGGAACAGGCACGGGAAGCGAAGCTCTTGGCCAAGCAACAACGGGGAGAGGAGTTGAATGCCCAACGGGGTCACAACCTGACCCTTCTGGCCGGCGAGGAAGCGGCACGCAACGCCTTGGCTCAGGCTGAGGCGGCGGTGGTGCGTCCGGTGGCGGACGTGTCCGGGCTGGATGCCCAGATTCAGAACGAGCAACGGGGGCTCCAGGGGTGGATTGCCCAGGAAGGCATCATCCAGGGCCAGGCCAAGGCCATCCAAGCGGCGCTCACCAAGATGCAGGTCCAGAAGGCCGGGACGTGCTCACAGTGCGGACAGCCGGTGACGGCGGAGCACCTGGCTCGTGAGGTATCGCGGTTCCAGCAAGAGCTGACCAACCTGGGGTTCCCGCTCGGGGACATGCAGGCCAAGGTGAAGGCGGCTCACGCGACCATCGCCACCTTGCAGACGCAGCGACGGCAAGAGGTGGAGCGGGCGGACGCGCTTCATCGGGAGCAACAGACGCAGCTCGCCAACCTCCGGCGCCAGGTCGAGTCCTTTGCTCAGATCCGAGCGATGGTGACCGCCCAAGACCGGGAGCTGGCTACCCTTCGCCAGGACTGGCTGAGTATCAAGGGGGAGCAGAACCCATGGGCGGTGGCGGCTGGGGACACCCAACAGAAGATTGCGGCGCTGGATGCCCAACGGGACGGCGCCAAGCTGGCGCTCAATGGGAAGGCGCTCCAGCAACGCTACGTGGACTTCTGGGTGGACGCCTTCGCCAACAAGGGGCTCAAGAACTACATCCTGGACCATCGGCTCGGGGAGATGACTGACGCGGCCAACCATTGGGTGAAGCTCCTAACGGGCGGGACGATCTGGGTGCGGTTCGAGACTCAGAAGATGGGGCGGAGCACCAAGCGGCTGAGCAACGACATCAACATCCGCGTGTTCCGCTACAACACCAACGGGACCATCACCGAGCGCAATTACAAGAGCTGGAGCGGGGGCGAGAAGCGGCGGGTGAGCTGGGCTATCGACTTCGGGCTGAGCCGGCTCGTGGCGGCCAGGGCCCGCAAGCGTTGGGATGCTCTCGTCCTGGACGAGGTGTTCAAGCATGTGGACGCCAAGGGTGGGGAGGCTGTGGTCGAGATGCTGGGCTACCTCAAGAGGGAGCGTTCCAGCATTTTCGTGGTAGAGCACGACAGCGACTTCCAGGCTCACTTCGAGCAACGGGTGACGATAAGGAAACAGAACGGCCGAGCGGCCATCATGGAGAGCGTCAATGAGCAACGACAACAGCAAGGGCTTCCGGGTGACGGACAAGCGATCCTCAGCGAACCCGAGCCACCTAAGAAAAAGAAACAGGGCCGAAAGGTACAACGCCGAGGTGTATCGGCTGGAGTCCGCTCTGGAGCCTCTGACGGAGGAGGAGATGGAGAGCGCGGTGGCGGTGCAGGCTGAGAAGCACCACATCGAGGGGAAGCTGGAGGACTACATCGTGGTGAGCGTCCCTGAGACGACCAGCTACGAGATGGCCGAGGACATCAAGAATCGGGTGATGGCGGTGGTGAAGCGGCCGGTGTGCGTCATCTCCCACAATGTCAGCGTGCTCCGGGCGGTGAAGCTCACCCCCAAGGAAGCGGCTGAGGTGATCAAGAAGGGAGAGGACTATGCAGAGCAACAACTTGCCCAAGCCCAACATGCCGGTGACGGTGATGGGAGTGGACCCGGGCTTCGCGTCGTTGGGAGTGGCGATTCTGGAGCATCTACCAACGGGGGAAGTGAGAGCCCGGATGGTGGACGTGATGGAAACCAAGAAGGCGGACAAGAAAACACTCCAGACACTCCGCGTGGCGAGTGATGACCAGCGGCGGCTTCGGGAGTTCTGGGATGGGCTCATGGAGATCATCCGGGAGCACCAACCGAAGGCTGTAGGTGTGGAAGGCTGGCGCCCGTTCCCGGGGCAGATGGGTGGCAATGCCTGGAAGGTGGGCGCGGCCGTCCAAGTGGTCCAATGCGTTGGGTGGGCGTGCGGGTTGAACCCGGCCGTGTTCCTACCGTCCGACATCAAGCGGCGGTTCCTGGGCAACAAGGCCGGCGACAAGAACCGGGTGGGCTACGCCCTTCTTCAGGCGGTGGAGGGGTTGGCGCCGATCATGGCGGACACGGCCAAGGGGAAGCACGAGCACATCTACGACGCGGTGGGACTGGCCTACCTGGCGTTGGAGGAAATGTACCGTATCAGAGCCCTCGCGGGCATGTGAGAGGAGAGCGTCATGGCGACCAAGAAGCGGAAGGGCGTGCGAGCGAAAGCGGAGACGCCAGAAGTGAAGGAAACCACCCCCGAGGTGGAAACGGCTACTCCCGAGGTGGAAAAGGCCACCCCGGAGGTGGAAGTGGCCCCCCAGGCTGAGGAAGTGAGCCTCGTGGAGCTGGGGACTATCAGCGTGCCCCCGCGGGTGCATGAGTTCCTGGCCCGGATCTGCAAGGACGGGAGCGTCGAGCAGGCGGCGGCCGAGATCCTGACGACGTGGGCGGACATCTACGAGCATGAGGAGGACGGCGGCATCGAGCACGCTTTCACGGAAGCGGAGCCCCCCGAGCCCGAGGACCCCGAGTTCCAAGAGGCGTTTGAGGAGAGAGCCCGGACATGATCATCCTCATGAACACGGCGATGGTGGCCAACGAGGTGGTGACCTGGGCGGTGTACCGCATCTCGGACCTTCTCAAGGTGCCTCCCGCGGCCATCCACCCCAACTGGTATCAGAACGAGCGGGGCAAGCTGGACGTGGAGTTCTCGGTCGAGAAGGACGCGGCCAAGGGTGTCACGGACAAGGGCATCCAAGTGGTGGTAGAGCGCGTGTGGAGCCTGGAAGCCAAGCCGATGCTGGATGAGCGGCTGGCCGGGGTGCATCAACGGAGGCCCTATGGCTAAGAAGGCCCCCATCAAGCGCAAGCCGGTGAAGGCGGTGCCCCAGGCGGAGATCATCCTCCCGGACGGGACACCCCTGTCCATGGTGCTCCAGCAAACCAACGCGGCGCTTCGGTTGGCGGCGGGACAACAGTACATTACGAGCATCGAGGGTCTGACGATCAAGCAGATCCACGACCAACCCCAATTCGCGCACCTGTCCATGCGGACGATGGAAAATTGGTGCTTCCAGGATAAGTGGTCCGAGCGGCGGCGGGAGTTCGTGGTCCTGTACTCCAAGCACGTCGAGAACGAGATCGGTTCGGAGCTTGTCCAATCCCGGGTCAAGGAGCTTCGGATGATGGAGCAGGTGTGCTCCGCCATCGAGAAGGCCGGCATGACCAAGGACGCCGATGGTAACATCGTGCTCACCCTCCAGCCCAAGAGTCTGGAAGGTTGGGCCCGGGTGCGGTTGGAGTATTCGGAGTACCTGGACAAGATGCGATCATCCCTCGGGGAGTACATCATCCCAGCGGTATCGCCACGGCCTGAGCCCCAGGAGGAACAGAGGCCGACCACGCTTCATCCCAACCTTCGGATTCGGCCCACCGAGAACGAGGCTACGGCCATGGGCGTGTTGCTCATGCGGATGAGGCGTGAGGAGGTGGAGAAGCTGTTGCGGGAGCGCGGTGAGGCGGAGGAACCGACCCCCCGAAAGAAGCGCCCGCCTCCACTGGATGAGGGCGATGAGGACGGCGAGGATGGCGAGGCGTAAGCCGTGGTTCTGGACCAAAGAACAGGAGATGGATCTGTTCAACGGGGTGTCCATCTCGGGCATCTCGTGGTTCGAGCGGCATTGCGGCCGGACTCGGGACGCCATCAAGGCCAAGCTCCGGCGAGAGTACGGGGAGGGCGGCTTCACGAGGGGTGCGTACACGTTCTGGGAGCTGGCTCGGGTGACCGGCTATTCCCGGTGCCAGCTCAAGCGGGCCCAGAACGCCTTGGGGCAGAAGTGGAAGCGGTTGGGCCCGCGGGGCGCTCACATCATCACCGAGGAACAACTGGAGGAGTTGGTAGCCTGGCTGGCACACGATTACTGGAGCGCAACCCTTCGGCGTTACGGGTGCGCGTGGTGCGCGACGGAGAGGCGCCGGCATACGGGCGGCGGGCTGTGCGAGAGGTGCTACTACCGGCATCGGAGGCTGTGTATCCGCTTGGGGTTGCCGACCACCTTTGCCGAGCAACTGGTCCTGATTCGGAAAAATCAACGCTCAGGGGGTGACAAAGCTGGAGTATCGGGTAAGGTTATGAGAGAAGCTGTAGCACGGCTGGAAGCCGGGCTGGCCCTTACGGAGGCCGACCTTGACTGGTTGGCGCTCTGGGTGGAGTGAACGATGAGACTGGACTCGAAACAGATCATGGAGCTGGCGGACGACATCGCCTCCGACCTGATCGGGGTGTCGGGTTCGCAAGGCATCCACCCCAAGGACTTGCTCATGGCGGCCGTCATCGCCACCCGCCTACTCCAGAAGGTCCTGGCGCCGAGTCCGATTGCGGCCTTGGCGGCGCTCCAGGAAGCCGAAGCCACCCTCACGGCTGAGAGCACACTTCTGGAGGGCAACTGATCGATGCAACTGCACAAGGCGATTCAGACGGCGGCGAAGTTCGCGGCCACGGGGCGGAAGTCTCCTGACCTGTACCAAGCGGTGATGCTCTTGCCGAGCGTCGGGGACTCGTCCGCGTGGGTGTTTGCCACGGACGGGCTCGTGGGGTGCATGGTGTCCGTGGACGCTTCCATTCCCGCGGCGCTCATTCCCCTGGACGCGGTGAAGCCCATCGCCAGGCACAAGCTCTTGGGGGCCGACCGGGACGGGAACATGGTGACCTTCCGCACCGAGGAAGGCGGTTCGTTCCAGGCCCAGGTCAAGGACGCCATCGCCTACCCGCGGCCCCCGGCCGAGATGCCGGAGATGGCGGAGTACCCCTACTGGAATCACGTCTGGCCTATCCTGCACGCGGCGGCGGAGGAGAAGTCCAAGCAACCGACCTTCAAGAACATCCGATTCCGGCCGGGCTACGTGGAGGCCACGGACGCCATTCGGGTGACGGTGGCTGACGTGCCCGGCTGGCCCCAGGACCGGCTGGTTCCGGCCCGGATGCTGAAAGGCTGGAAGGATGGCCGGGTAGCGCTGGCCTTCACGGACAAGCTCGTGTTCGCCCGGCGTGGGGATGAGCTACGGTTCGCTCCGCTCAAGCTGGAGGGTCACTTCCCGGACTGCAAGAAGCACCTACCTTCGGCGCATGACTGGCCGGTGCTCGTGGTCGAGACGAAACGGATGCTCAAGGCGGTGGAGAAGGCCCTCGTGGTGAGCGCTCTCAAGACGGTGGCGCTGGACTTCAACGGTCCCGAGGTGATCGTCAAAAGCTGGAACGCGGAGGAAGGCGGCAAGGGCTTCCGAGCGGTGGTCCGTGGGCAGGCGGGAGGGCCGACCATCCAGGCCACCAAGATCATCAACGGTAAGTGCCTCGTGCAAACCCTCAAGGCTGTTCGCACGCCCAACGTCCGGCTATGTTACCAGGGTCAGCCCGATGGCCCGCTCCGAGTAGAATCCGGGGCGATGGTCGAGGGGCTTTGGCCCTGGAGGACGTGATGCCAGATGGAAACCAAGCCCTAGAGTTCTTCCGCCAGCTTGCCCTTTTTTCCGAGCGGTACATCGCTCAGAACGTCAAGAAGGCGCTTCCCGTAAGCCCGTGGGGCGACTCCAAGATGGGGGCCCTGAAAGGCGCGGTGGTCCACTACACGGCGGACGAGGACCTGAACCGCGTCATCAGGTGGTTCAACGATCCCGAGCTGAACGCCAAGGCCAGCTCGCATGTGGTGATAGCGGATCGAGCCCTCGGCTCCCAGGCGATGCTCACCCAAGACTTGCCCCTCGTGGCGGCGCTTCCCGCGACCGTCATCCAGTGCCGGCCCCCGACCACGGAAGCGTGGCACGGGACCTGGACCAACGATACCTACTACGGTGTGGAGTGCGTGAGCGCGGGCGAGCTGAAAACGGCGGACGGCAAGACCTTCAACACCTGGCGGCCGAAGGCAAAGGACGCCCCCGAGTGGACGGCCGAGTGGCACAGTGCCTACAAGACCCCGATGCAGGCGTGGGGGAAGTGGTGGGACCCGTTCACGGCTGAGCAAGTGGCGGCGGTGATCGCGGTGCTCCGCTACGTCCGGGACCTCCCCGGCGCCGAGCTACGGCGGCCCCAGGTCATTGGTCACGAGCACGTCCAGGCGGTGAACACGCTCCGCGCCAACGGCAAGAAGATGGCGACGGACAAGCGGGACCCGGGCCCAACCTGCCCCATTCACGGCATCCGAGATGCGGTGTTCGATGACTGGAGGCCCCTGGAGCAACTGACGTGGTGGAACCTCATGCGCCAGGACGTGGCGAGCGTGCTTCATGCTCGCACGGAGATCGTCCAGCGTGTGGTGGCGGCCGTGAGCGAGATGGCGGAGATGCCCCCGGCTGACGTGGCGTGGGAGCGCTTCAAGAGCGCGGTCCATACGCTCCCGGTGAAGGACTCGGCTTTCGGTGCCTGGGGCAAGCTGGCGCTCTGGCTGTTGGGGTACTACATTCCCAGCATCGAGAAGGGAGGGGCGATGCGGGACAATCTGGAATCGCACCTGGATTCGGATGAGGTGCAGAGCGTGTGGCTGTTCCAGAGGATGGCCGGCATCACGACCGATGGGCGGCCGGGCGTCGAGACACGGTGGGCGCTTCTGGAGCGCTTGAAAGACCGCGGCATCCTCTAGTCCGCCATGAAGCCCTGCCCCATCCACCCGAGCGGTGGGTGCTGGGAGTGCATCACGGCCTACCGCGAGATGATCCATCGCTTGGCCGATGGAGCGACCCTTCACGCTTTGAACAACCAGCTCGCTGCAATGGCGGGCGCGTGTGCCGTCGAGAACCGGGACATCTACTTCGATGCTCTCCGACGCTTTCTGACCATCGCTAAGTCCAACTCTCACCTTCCGAAATAGCTCACGATCATTTTCTGGACTGACTCCAGCTTTTTTTTTGTTGACGTGCTTCCTTGATTGTGTATAATCACAATCAAGAGGGCACAACGTCCCCAGAGGAGAGCGACGATGAGCAAGGCGAGCAAGAAACAGGAAGCGGCGGTGCTGAGCGCGAAGGTGGAGCGGCTTGTGGCGCAACATGCCGCGGGCAACGTGAACGCGGGCAACGAGGCGTTCGCCATCGCGGACAAGCTCACCAAAGAGCTGACCGCGGCCACGTCTTTCAACGAGCTGTTGGACGGTGCCAATCACGGCTACCGGCCGACGCTCCGCGGGGACGTGGACCCTCGGGCGAACGTGTTGGCGGACCTGTACGACTACGCCCAAGCCCGCCGCGGCGTGGACGTGGTGGCCTATCGCGGCTGAGGAGAGGACCATGCGGAAGCTGACCATCGACATCGTGGCCCAGGAGAGCATCGACAAGCGGACGGTGGCGCTCCGCTACGACCATCCGGTCATGAGTCGGTGGTTCCCCACCACCCAATGCTGGAAGTGGCGGGGCGGGGACGCCCTCGTGGTGGTCACGGGGGACATCGGCCGAGTCGAGTGCTGGGTGGCGCTCAGGCTCGGCAACCAGCTCCACGCGGTTTGCGCGGGGAGCATTGCTGCGGCCCTCGCGGCGTTCGGGTACGAAACTAAGGTCAAGGAGGTGCGGCCGTGATCGAGAACCCCAACCCCAACATCTACGTGGTGAACAACCTGGACCGGCTCGTCATCGAGCAACCCCAGGCGAGGGGCATCCCGACCGTCTACGAGGTGGGGATCGTCCACGAGCATGGCATCCCTCCCTGGCAAAAGCTGGAGCCCGTGGCTCGGTTCTACGGAAGCACGGCCACGGAAGCCCTGACCCGTGCCCAGGCGGCCCTCCCCGGGTTGGGCGAGGTGGCTGACCGGGTGGCCGGTGTCCGGTGCGAGCGGTGCGGGAAGGTCATCAAGCGGAAGGCCATGTGGCTGGAGCTGAATTGCACCACGGGGGAATGGACCACCCCGGACAAGCCCTGGCCCGAGGCTGAGAGCCAAGGGGCGTTTCCCTTTGGTTCGGAGTGCGTCAAGCCGGCGCTTTTGGGGCGGGAGTACAAGGGGGTGAAGCAAGGGTAGCTGGAATCGTACCGAGAGGTGTTTCCAAACGTGGATTCGCGGCATCAATACCAACAAGGGGATGCCGCCTTTGGTAGAGGAGAGCGTTATGAAGAAGCAAGCGTTTGAAGTGATCGTGCGCGTCGAGACGACCGTTCCAGAGAATGGTCAGAACTACCCCGAGGAAGTGGTCAACACGGTGAGCGAGATCATCAACCTCGCTAACACGGCGATGCAGGAAAGGGGCGGCGGCGGGCTGGATCGGGATGGCATCACCATGACGGCGGTGTCGGCGAAGGAAGTCTGAACCCAACGGGAGGAACGCCATGGCCCTCAAGAACACCACAAAGCTGGACACGGGTTGGCTCAAAGAGCTGGCTGAGGCCGTGAGGCCGTCCGGGTTGAAGCAAGCCTTCGACATCCGCGTGACCGATACCAAGTGGGGTTCGAGGGCCGTGGCGTACACCCGGGGCTCAGGCTACCACGCGACGGCGCGGTCATTTGTGAACCTTCGGATCTCCGAGCGGGAGAAGTACCCGCACACGTTCGAGGCGAAGGCGCGGCGGAAGGGCTACCTGGGTGGGACCGTCTACAGCATCTTCGAGCTGGCCGTGTTTCTCATGGCCCACGAGATCCGCCACCTGTGGCAGGAGAAGCACCCTCGGGGATCACGGGTGTGGGGTGCGCGGGGGAAGCTGAGCGAGCGGGACGCGGACGCCTACGCCATCCAAGCGGTGAGGCGCTACCGGCGTGGTGAGCTGGCCTGTGGTCCGGGCCGACTGACCCCGGTGCCGACTGAGGATGAGCGAGCGGCCGAGCTGGACGAGCGGAAGGCGAAACGCAAGGCGGCTAAGGACGCCCACGTCCGGGCCCAGGTCGCCAAGTGGCAACGGAAGGTGAAGCTGGCCAAGACCATGCTCAGGAAGTGGGAGGCCAAGCTCAAGCGGATCGAGAAAGTTGCTGCAAAACGGGAAGGTTGATTTTGCAGCAATCGAGGAGAGCGACGTGACAGACCTGAAACGATTGCGGCCGGATTGGGAGGTGGCGCGGGCGTTGTCTCACACACAAGGGTTAGAGATGGCCCGGGCTTGGATGCGAGCGGTTCTTGTGGACCTGAGACACTGTGACTATCGCGCCAATTCCCCGAGTACCTGGGTGATGGGCCCGGAAAAGCCCCTACCATGGCCCCGGCTTCTCTGGAATGACGCCGTGTACCTTTGGCCCTGTGTGATGGCCGAGGAGGACTACATCGAGGAGTTGGAGGAGGAAAGTCTCGCGGCCGGTGGGCCCTGGAATCCTGACATGGGGCGGATGCGGATGGGTGCCCAGGTCACCTGGATTCGGGCGGTTGATCGTGTTGGGTTTCATTTTCCGGTCCCCAAGCGAGAACCGACCGGAGTGTTCGGAACGGAGAAGGGGCGGGAGATAGTGTTCACCCCTGACCGAGTGTTGTACGTGGTGGAGTCCTGGCGCTTGGAGGCGCGGGACGAGTTCACCAACGAGCCTATCCCGGGTCAACTTCGTGAAGATCAATCCGAGTGTCTGGACCGGGCTCGTTTTGTCTGCCCGACGTGGTTCTTCACCCTCATGTTCGTTCGTGGAAACAGTGCCAACGAGATTTGCATGGTGTCATGGGACTCTACGATTGAAGTGGGGCGTGACAGCCAAGAAGTCCGCCATCACAAGATAGGGGTCAACATGGGGAGCATTGTGCCGGCGTTGGGTTACCTGGACTCTACGGCCGAGCATTTTGTGACCGTGAAGCCCGTCTCCAGAACGCAATCGGAGAAGGTGGCTAAGAAGGCGGCCAAGACAACGCGCCTGTTCCCTTGGTTGGATGAGGAGGCCCCGCGGATCGTATTGCTGGACCCGGTTAGGCACTATCCGGTGCATGGGCGGGAGGCCGTGGGGACTCACGTTTCCCCGATACCGCATCAACGCAAGGGTCATTACATGCTGTTGCAAGCGGAACGGTATATCAACATGCGAGGCCAGAAGGTGTTTCGGCGGCCGGCGTGGATTGGTGACCGTGAGTGGATTCATCATGGGAGTGTCTATAGGACGTTGGACAAGGACCCCAGAGAGGAGAGCGACAATGGGGACAAGTGAGAAGTCTGGAATTGAGGTGTTGTGTATTGAGGTGGGCTACTACGAGGATGGTGGCCGACATGGGGGGAAAGGTGGCGACAAGAAGCGAGCGTTCCATGCTCAGAAGGTGACCTTGGCGGCCCTCCCGAGGAAAGGGGATTGGGTGGACTTTTGTGGTCCCAACCCTGATGAGGGGACCTACTTCGTGGTGGACACGGTGATCTTTCCCTCTGATGGCGGGATTCCGCGAGTGTGCGCGGAGTTGATTCATTACGAGAAGGCGGACATTGAACAATACGGCTGGGCGCCTACGATGCCTAATGCCGAGGTACACGATCCGGGTGATGCTGAGCTGGAGTGGTTTGGCTATGCGTTCGACAAACACGCGACCGATGCTTCCAAGGAAATGGCTTACCGCATCCTCAAGGCGCAAGTGGAACGGAATGAGCGGTGCAAGGGGAAGGTGGGTGGCATTGCGGCGGTGCCTTTGGCGCCCGTGGGGCCAAGGGGGCAGAAGCCATGAACAAGATCGGGCAACTAAAACCTGGACAGTTTTGGGGATTCCTGGACGGTTCGGGTCGCTACATCATGGAGATCGAAGATCGTTGGCACCACAACCAACGGACGGTGAAATACTACGACTACCGTGACGCCAAGCTGGCCCCAGGCGAAGCCCACTACTGTGGGGAAAACCACTTCCGAATCTGGATTGGCGGGACCAAAAGAGGAGGAGTTCCCGCTCAGCGCATCATTGCGGATGGCCAGGGCGGCCTTCGAGCTGTGACCGCGGAGGAGAAAGAAACCGAGCATCGGGCAAAGCTCATATTGGGGCTGGCGGGGTTGTGCAGCAAACGGACGGCCAATGCGTGTCTCAAGGCTGGCGTGAAAACGGTGGGGGATTTGGTTCGTTACCGAGCCTCTGAGATCCTGGAATGGAGGGGGATGGGTCAGAAGGGGGTCCAGGAATTGCGAGACATCGTAGAGCTGGAATTGGGCTTACGGTTGCGGGCTGAATACAAACCGCGGAAACGGATCTACGATCCATTCGAGGTGCGGCATGGCTGACCGACGCAACATGGACCTGGAGCGCTTCTCCGTTCGGGAACAGGGCGCCGATTAGGCGCTTGACATGCCCCCTTGATTCTGTATAATGACAATCAAGCGGGCGCGAGCCCTCAACTGAGGAGAGCGACCATGGCATCCATCCGAGTGAGCTACGAGTCCGAGCGTGGGTGTGGTTACCGCAAGAAGGGCGGGCTGTACCTCGTGGGCGGGAAGCTGGAGCAACCGTGTGGCAAGCTCCCCCTCCCGTTGCACGTCTGCCCGACATGCGGCGCGGGCGTGAAGCCCACGAGGGGCTGGCAATGGATCAAGCCGCGGGCCCTGTTCTCGGACGCGGTGTGCGCGTTCGCCAGCATGGAAGTGGCGGCTCCCCTCGCGTTGGCGGGCAAGAGCGCGTGTCGGGCGTGCGTGGTCGGCGACTGTATGCCCGAGACGGCGGGCCTTCTCTGGGTGGGCGGCGCCTACTACGACACGGCGGACGCCTTCTCCCGCGAGGCCCAGGCCATGGGCATCTCGCGGCGCATCCCGGCGCTCCCCAAGGGCTTCGAGCCGGGCAAGACGGTGGTGTACCTGGCCCATCGGAAGGTGGCCTTCCGGGTGAAGGCTGGAGTCCCGACGACCCTGGACCAACCGGCCGTGTTCGCGGCGTTCATCCCCCGGGTGGTGGAGTACGTGGTGAAGGGGGACGAGACGGAGGAGGAGCTGGACCGGCTGGAGAAGCGGGGCATCGAGTTGGTTGACGTGAAGCGCCAGCAAACGGAGATGTTCGAGGAGAGCGAGTCATGATCGGCGAGGAATGGTGGAAGCTGCAAACCGAGGGGATTCGGATTCCCACAACGGTAGCGGGCTGGCGGCGGCTGTGGCGACTCTGGCGGGGAGAGGCCCAAGGCCGGGGCTGGACGTTGCTGGACGTGAAGCGGGAGCTGGAATCGCTCCGAGCCTATGTCAACACGCTGGAGGACGAGAACGCGGCCCTCTTGGCTGAGGTGGGGCCCTACCGGGGGAAGTGCCATGCCTGCAACGTGGAGGCGGCCCTCGGGACGGAGGAGTGCCCCCATCCGGTGGACCGTCGAGTCCATACGTGTGACCGGACCATCGAGGTGGATTCGAGCTGCACTCTCAAGCCCCAGCCACGGACCCTCTTGTGCGGGTGCGTGGCGTGCGTGTGCGAGGACCCGGTGCAATGCCACGGGTGCGGGGCGCGAATGTGCCAGGAACACGCGAGGCGTGGGTCATGACTACTTGGACGCCGATGGTGGAGGTGGTGCCCTCGGGCGAGGCGGGCAACGCCCGGGTGGACCATGTGGAAGTGAGCCGGGATGCCGCGCTCTTTTCCATGATCCGGGACCGCATGCCCATGGCCCCAGGCCCGATGGCTCGGCTGTTCGTCAACGGTGGGCTCATGATGAGCGATGGGGAGCACGAGAAGCGAACCAACAGCGAGGCCGTTCGGCTGGCTCATGGGGACGTGCTCGTGGCGGGGCTCGGCATCGGGATGGTGCTCGTGCCCATGCTCCAGAAGCCCGAGGTGCGGACGGTGCTTGTGTTGGAGAAGTCCGCGGGCGTCATCCAGCTCGTGGAGGTGGCGGTTCGGCGCTACGTGGGGGAGGCGGCGGTCAAGCTTACAGTGGTGGAGGCGGATGCCTTCACCTGGGAAGCTCCTACGGGGCGGTGCTGGGACTGCATCTACTTTGACGTGTGGCCGGACATTTGTACGGACAACCTGAAAGGGGTGACCAAGCTCAAGCGGCGGTATGCGCGGCGGCTGAATCGAGACAACCCGAAAAGCTGGATGCGGGCGTGGATGGAGGAGAGCTTGCGTTCCAGACTTCGGCGGGAGAAAAGACGGGAGCGGGAGTACGGGAGATTCTGGGAATGAAGCGGAAGTCAGACCTGTGCGTGGTGTGCCAAGAGAAGCCGCGGGCTCGGGGGCAATCGTTCATGTGCCCCTCGTGTGGCAAGAGCTACGACCGGGCGCGGGACAAGGACGTGACCATCATGGGCGCCATCGTGTGGGCGGCCAACCGAGCAAGGTTGGCTGAGCGGCGGGCGTTTGTGCGGCTCACGGTCAAGAACATCCGAGATGAGGCGAAGGTCAACGCCACCCCGGTGAAGGTGCGGCGGGTGTGCGCCAACCCGGCGTGCGGGAAGCCCTGGAAGAACGGTCAGCGGCAATGCCTGTGCGCGTGGCAAGGAATGGCTCTCTGGAAGGAAGTGCCAGTGAAAGGAACCAAGTCATGATGGTGACCCCGTTGACGCTCCAAGACGCGGACCTGATTCTCCGGTGTCTGGAATTTGCGTTGAATGATCTCCGCCACAACCCCGAGGCGCCCACGGACATGGCCCAGGCGGTGGACGAGCTGGCGGACAAGTTTCGGTCGGTGTTGAACGGGATGCCGTGCCAGTGCCCCAACTGCACGGCTGAGCGAGAGGCGGCGGCCCAGAACAAGAAACGGAAGCGGAGGGCCCCCGAGCCGGTGGGGTTCCAGGTGAAGGCCCCCATGTTCTTCTGGCCGGGCCACGGAGGAAACGGATGACAACGTGCCCTCATTGTCACGGTAGCAAGACGATGGAGTGCTTCTGGGATGGTGTGGATCCAAAGACTGGAAAGCGGACGGGTGGGTACGGGTCCATGCCATGCTTCATGTGCAACGGAACGGGAGAGGTGGACGAGGGGTTCGAGGCGCGGCTGGCCCTTGGCGAGAACCGGCGCCAGGACCGCATCGCTCGGGGGCTGAGCTTGCGACAAGAGGCGGCTCGGTTGGGCATCACGGCCGAGGAGCTGTGCGACCGAGAACACGGGAGGAAGTGATGCGAGTCGAGGAAAGTAGGACGGTGACCCGTGAGGAGAAGGTGACGGTCCAGACCTTGTGCGATTGCTGTGGTGAGCCCTTTAAGCGGGACCCGGTGACCACCTACGAGGTGGAGAAGCGGGAGAGCTACGGGAGCGACGGAGGGACCACGGAGGAGTTCGACGTGTGCCCGAGATGCTGGAAAGAGAAGGTGGCCCCTCTGTTCAAGACGGGCCCGCATACCATCGAGTGGTGAGAGGAGAGCGAGATGCCGGCGAGCTACGACTACGGGGCGGACATCCTCGGGGCTCTGGCGGTCAAGGAGCCGATGACCAACGCGGAGCTGAGGGAGAAGCTGGCCCCGGGCGCCAAGACCTACGTGCAGGGCATCGACCAGGCCCTCCAGAAGCTCCGCAAGGGCGGCTGGATCGAGCCTACCAAGAAGGGGTGGCAACGGACGGGCTGGATGGCGTGCCCCCATTGCCAGGGGACAGGCAAGGTCCGGCCGTGACCAAGAAGGCCCCCAAGAGCATCCGGGAATCGTCCCTGACCAAGTGGATCTTCAAGGCCAAGCCGACGTTGGCGCGGTGTGGGGGGCGGGGCTACTTCATCGTGATCGCTGGACCGGAATGGGACGTGCCCACGGTGCGGATCGAGTGCGACGGGTGCCCGGATTGCAAGAAGGACGTGAAGCCATGAAGCTGGAACCGGATGATGAGTTGATTCAACTGGCCTACGCGGCCGTGCGGAATCAAGAGGTGCAAGAGCGCATCGAAGGCCAGGACCTCCCGGAGAAGGTGCCGGTGAACACGCGGATGATTCTCCGTATGGTGGACATGCTCATTCAACTACGGATGACGGTGTTGCGATGACAATCAAGAAGCGATTGTGCCGGGAGTGGGTGGGCGTGAAGGTGCGGACCAACCGGGAGATCACGCGGAGCGACGGCATCATCTATCCCGAGGGAACGGTGTGGACGGTAGACGGGAGCTGGCGCGGCGAGTTCCACCTGCTACGGGTGGGCGAGAAGGGCTACATCCGGCGCGTACCCCGTGGCTGGTTCGACGAGGTGACCCCATGAGCGTAGAGGAGGATGCCCGGCAAGCAAGAGCCAATGCCCTGGGAGCGTTGGACGGTGTGCAAGAGGCGAAGCAACGGATACTGGAACGGCTGGATGGGCTGGAAGCAACGATGGTGGACCTCATTCGAGGGGCGGTGCTCTATGAGGCGGTGAAGCTCGTGAGCAAGGACATGCACCAAGTCAGCAACCGACCGTGCCCCACTTGCCAGGCTGTGACCAATGCCCTCGGCGAGCCCTTCGGGTGCTACGCCTACCAGGCCAAGCGAGTGAAGCCATGACCCGAGAGGAAGCTGAGCAGACCTTGTGCAACCGAGCATGGACCCCGACCGCGGCGACCATCACGGGGCGGCTCACGGACCTGACCGCGGCGGCCCTGGCCTACGCCAAGGCGTGTGGCTGGAGGCGGCCCGTGTGCGAGCGATGCAAGGGGAAGGGCGAGCGGGTGGCGACCATCTACGATGGGCGGACCAACCTCGTGAAGGAAGTGGTGCGGGAGCGGTGCGACGTGTGCCACGGGACGGGGGAACAACCGGAAGCTCTGGAGCGAGAACGACCCCCAGACGGGACGCCTGGCCTCCGAGATGCGGACAACCCGTGCCATGACTTCCATCCAGGTTCACCCGACCCGAGCAACCGCTGTGAGGGGGATGGCCACTACTTGTGCCTAGAGTGCTCGCACAAGCGGCTGGATGAGGAGAAGTGCCCGGTGTGCGGTGACCCCGAGTTCCGATGCCACCATGACGAGGACGGTGGCTTATGACAAAGCTGGAATCGAGCTGGGCATGGGTGCTCTACCAAGTGGAGCTGTTCCCGAGAAGGGTGCGGCATTGGGTGAGGCGGGCGAACCTCGTGAGGCGCTACCGGGAGTGGTACGCCGAGAAGTGGTACGGCCACGATGACGAGCCGGCCCAAAGCTCGCGGACGGGAAAGATGGGGTGGCGATGCCGGGCGTGTGGCCGGTACAGCAACGGCCCTGTGAAGGCCGTCTACGAAAGGTGCCCGGCGAGGCCCGGGCCAAGGAGCGTGTCATGAAGGTGTTGGAGCTGAGCTACGAGGTGGAGGACAAGCTGACCGCGGTGGACGGTATCCGCATGGCCAAGGCAATCGAGAAGGCGGCGCGGACCTGCTACAAGAGCGAGCACATGATCGGCGATGGGTCCATGGAGGCCCTGGTCCGCCATTGCATCCAGAAGGGGCATGAGAGCGTCCTGGAGCATGAGAAGGTGACGGTGCGGTTCGTCCTGGACCGCGGGCTCAGTCACGAGATGGTCCGCCATCGCATCGCCAGCTTCTCCCAAGAGTCCACCCGCTACTGCAACTACAGCCAAGACAAGTTCGGCGGAGAGGTGGCGCTCGTGCCCATGATGGACGGGCTGACCCCTGCCCAGGTCGAGCGTCGCATGAAGCTGTGGGCAGAGATGGAGCGGGTCTACCTGGCGGAGGTAGAGGAGGGGGTGAAGCCCCAGCAAGCGAGGGACAACCTCCCAACGTGCCTCAAGACCGAGATCGTGGTGACGGCCAACCTGCGAGAGTGGAGGCATATCCTCCGGCTCAGGACGGGGAAGGCGGCGCACCCTCAGATGCGACGGCTCATGACCCCCTTGCTGGCCCTTTTCAAGCAGCGGATTCCGGTCATTTTCGATGATCTGAGCGTGGAGGGGGAGGAAACGGCCTAAAGCCTGGATATTCCAGGGAAAAGGCTGTATAAAAGACTGGAATGTGGAACGTAGTAGGCGCGTGGTAGGCGCGTGGTAGATCGGCGGGGGTACGTCCCCCACGAGAACGGAGGTAGGAATGGCGATACAGACGGGCGGATGCCCGAGATGCGAGCACATGGATCGGCTGTTGCTGACGCTCCGCAAGGAAGTGGCGAGGGCGGCGGATGACGCTGGCCCCTTGGCAGAAAAGCTGGAACGAGGCGAGGCGGTTGTGGTACTCGGGTTGCTGGACGGGTTGATTCTTGGTTCCCGAAAGGCCCCTCGCGGCATCAATAGTGGTAGAGGAGAGCGACATGGCGGAACGAAAGGCACCAACGGCCGAGTTCCTTCGGGAGCTGGCAAACCGGCTCGGCGATGAGGACAAGAAGGCGCGGGCCCAGGCCCTCTGGGAGATCATCCAGGAGGAAGTGGGCAACGAGCTGGACAACCGCTTCCATGCGGTGGTCGGGCAGACCAACAACACCCTCCAGGCGGCCCTGGTGGCCGAGCATCCTTCCAAGAACGAGGCGACCGGGCTTGTGAGCTACCGGATGGGGCTCAAGGTGAACGGGCGCGAGCTGGAGGCGGTGGTGAGCGTGCCCATGGAGGCGGCGCTTCTGGACGGTAGGCACGCGGTCATGGATGCGTTGAAGGCGAGCCTGGCCGAGCAACTGGCTGGGCTCCTACTGAGCGGGTTCTCGTGGCCCCGCGGGAGATGAGCATGGGATTCTGGAGAACGCTGGCCCGGGGCATTGTCCGGGACGTGGTGGCCCCCGAGCTGGAGGCCCTGACCAAGGACTTCGGAGCGAAGCTGGGTGAAGCCGTCAAGACGGCCGAGAAGGCCCTGTCCGTGGCCCAGGCGGCCGTGGAGGAGGTGCGGCTTCTCCGGCGCCAGATGGCGGCGGCCCAGGCGTTGGACGTGGGCTTCAAGGAGACGGGGAAGCTCATTCTCCTGACCCGCATCGGTGACCAGGACCGGGTGAAGATTCTGGACATGAAGCCGACGATGACGGCTCAGGAGTACAAGGCGGTGGTCGAGCGGTTGAAAGAGGATCTGGGCGTGGGCGAGCCCGTGTGGGTGGACAAGCCCATGGGCATGGATGACGTGTTCGTGGGGGTGAGCCCGGCGAGGCGGACGCCCATCAAGGCGGTGCGGTGATGAGCAACTGTGAGAGCTGTGGTTGTGAGGAGGACAAGCCTTTTGAGTTTCTGGAGTGTGATTCTTGTGGTGCGTCCTTCTGTTCGGGTTGTTTGCAGGGGGTGTCGGAAAAGGAAGCGAAGGACTACTCCATCGAGATAGACCCCGCGGTAAGGGAGGACGTGCTGGACGAGACTGAGGACGGCGAACCTGTGACGTTCCACATTTGCTTTAGGTGCCATCCCTCAGAAGTTCCTTACCCGTGGGAGGATGAGGAGAGCGACGATGCTTGAAAACTTGGACGGGATGAAAGAGCGGATTGTGACCTACGTGAGGGAGAATGATTGGGTGTCATTCCCTGAGCTGGAGCGCGTGCTCGGCGAGGAGGCGCGTGGCGACTTCCAATGGCTCATGCGGAAGTTCAACGTGATCTTCTGGGCGGGTATGTCGGACACGTTCTCCCAAGCATTGCTGGAATTGGTGCGAGATAATGTGTTGGCGTTGGCGCCAGCCCAGATGCTCACCTATCTCATTGACGGCGGGCGGCTGAATCTGCCGATTGCGAAGCGTTGCCGCTCTTACAAGAAGCTCCATTGGCTCCCCGTATGCCTGCGGCCTTTCGAGAAAGTGAAGCCGAGCGCTCTTGCGGCGCCTGTTCGTTTTGAGAAGGTGGGGAGCTGACCATGCCAGCAATGACGACTGAGCAGGTGGCCAAGGCCATCGGCCTCATACCCAACCGACTCTGGAAGTGCATGGCGGTGGCGGAGAACGTCCGCAAGATGCGCGGGTGCGCCGACCTGTGGGACACCAAAGTCCAGCAAGCGGTGTGGACTCGTGGGACCGGGCGCTCCACCGAGATGATGGTCCATGCCCTCGTGGAGATGAGCGAGGGCAAGCCCGTCTACATCTCGGCCTTCGATGCCCCTTGGGAGCACAAGATCGTGCGACAGCTCCAGGTGTGGGCGGAGAAGCTGGAGCTGGATCCTAAGCTCGTGCATAGCTTCCGCCATGCCCGGGAGCGAGGGCGGCGACCGGATGACCACAAGGGCGTCTACGTGGACCACTACCTCGGGCCCGATGGTATGGGGCGACACCTGGACCCCCGGGATGAGGTGGGCCATGGCTAAGCTGGACCTTGGCGTGGCCCTGGAGGGCGTGCTCAACAAGCTCGTGGCCGAGATGGAGCGCGAGGGCATGGAGCTGGCCTACAACGTCCAAGCCTACGCGAGCGTGCGGGGCTTGAAGGCGACTGTCCAGCTTTCCCTCACGGCGAAGGGGAAGCTGTGCCCCAAGTGCGGGAAGCAGTCCACGGCGCCGATGGGCGACTGGCGGAATGACCCGGACAACCCCAAGGGTGTGCGCTACGTGTGCCCCGACTGCGCGGCCCAGGCCAAGGTGCCAGCATGAAGCGGATCGAGAAGTCGGAGTTCGAGGAAGCGCGGGACCTGTTCATGGGGTGGTGTACGACCTGTGAGGCGTTCACGCGGGAGCAAACCGAGCCGGACGCGGAAGGGTACGATTGCCCGGTGTGTGAGGGGAACACCGTCATCGGTGCGGAGGATGCGCTCATGATGGGCAAGTTCTCGTTCAATGAAGGCGGTGAAGGCCATGAGTGACCAAGGCGAGTTCAAGGAGCTGGGGACGCTGGAGATCCCCTACGAGCCCACCCCGGACGTGGCGCACAAGATCGAGATCACCACGATGCTGGATTCGGCGCTCCAGCACATGGAGGCGAGTATCGAGTGGCAGAGCGGGACGAGCGTGCCCGAGCTGTTGGTGGGTGCGGCCACCCTCGTGGGCAATCTCGGGCGGCTCATGCTGGACGTGAGCCGAGCCATCGACCAAACCGGGCAGGATGGGCGGTGGGCCAAGACCAACGCGGCCGTGCTCGGGAGCATGGCCGAGGCCCTCGGGCAGATGGCCGGGACCGAGGACGCGGGGAAGGGGCGGCCAGGCGTACAACACTGAATCGAGGTTGGGTGGTGTTGGTGTGTTTCCGCTTCACCACCCTTCGGTCCGGGTCGGAGCTGCACCCTTCGGCCCGGGCCACTTCAACATGAGGAGAGCGACATGCGGAAGCTACGGACCCAAGATGAGATACTGGAACGCATCAAGGCCAAGCAACAGGAGTTCTTGTGCTTCGAGCCCGAGGTGCTGTTCGAGTGGCTGGACTATGAGCACGCCAAGGGGCTGTTGAAGCCCGAAGTGACCAAGGACAAGTGGGACAGCGACCGGCCGGCGTACAAGCGAGCGAACGTGCTGGCCAGGGCGTATGACTACATGGCCGAGTACGGCTGGCCCAAGGCGCGGGACCATCGGGGCATCTCGGCGAGCCGGACGGTCCAGAAGCTCACGGCATGGGTGTGGCTGGCCGGGGAGGACGAGCTGTTGGACCGGATGGCGGCGGCCCCTTATGAGAACTACGGGGCGCCCATCCTCAAGCTCGTGGCGGACCACTTCGGCTGGCCCATGCCCAAGGACGAGGCCCTGGAGCGGATGGCCCGTGGCGAGAAGTGCCACCCCGAGTGCTGTGAAGGTTGCGGCCAGTGACCTTCACCAAGGGAGGCCCGTGCTACAAGTTCAACCCCGTCTGGACCAAAGAGCTGGATGCCCGATTGCTGGACATGATCGGCTCCAAGTCCTACGCTCAGATGGCCAAGGCGTTGGGCAAGTCCGTGGACGCCCTCCGCAAGCGAGCCAAGGCGCTTGGTCACCCCCTGGACCAGGGGACCACAACGCTCCGGGAGCTGAGCCGGGAGACGGGCTACGACCGCCATCAACTTCGGCGAGCGGGTGATGCCCTCAATCAACACTGGAAGCGAGCGACCAACCGGAAGCTGTTGATTACCACGGAGCAAGCTATCGCGCTCGTGGACTACCTGGCGGCCGACCGATGGAAGGGGCGGACGCGAAAGAGGAGAGCGGCACATGAAAAGCAAGATGGAAAGAAATGAGCCCAGGATCTTTCCGCCTTCGGGCATCGAGCAGTCTCTAACGGACCTGGAGATCCGGTGTCACCATGTTCCGTGGGACGGGCGGACGGCCTTCTGTCTCATGGGGCGAGACGTGGCACCCAACGACCGGCGCCGCTACTACATGGCCACCAATGTGACCTTCGAGCCCGTGGAGGAAGGCCAAGAGCTACAGCCGACCTTCAAGCTCAGGCGGGACCAAGTGCAAGCGCTCATGGATGAGCTGTGGCGCGTGGGCGTGCGACCGAGCGAGGCGGGGAGCGCGGGCGAGCTGGAGGCCACCAAGGCTCATCTCCGGGACATGCGGGCGCTCGTGGGCAAGTCGATAGACGTTCCAGAATTGCGTGGCAACCGATAACCTGGAACGATGAGACTACAGCAATGCAAGCGATGGTTCTGGCCGGTGGTGTCGGGCGTGCTGGCCTTGGCGCTGGCGTGGACGCTCTGGACCAACCACCTACTTCGGGAGAACACGGCCCTCTGCAACCGGGTGGTGACGGTACAAGCGAAATGGTGCGATGGCCTGAAACAGGTCAACGCCCTTTGCGAGCAATCCTTCACGGACCTCGCCTCCAGGCTGGGGCTGGACACGGAATGGATGCCCTTGGTCACCACGGCGTTGTGGAAGCGGGCGACCATGGGCATGAGCATCCGCAAGGCGCGGGCGGAGCTGGGGGCGACGGCGTGGCAGAAGGACCCGCCCCTTGGTTGGCCCCAGGCCGGGGATGGCATAGAGGCGGGAATCGGCGGCGGCTCCGATGAGGATGACCGCTTGCCCATGAAGCGGAGGAAGTGATGGGCGAGTCACGGAAGTGCAAGACGAGCGAGCCAAGCAACGTGGTCCTGGACCACTACGGCGTGAAGCATGAGACGGACAAGGCCAAGTTGTTCATGTTCGATGAAGGGGAAGTCTGGATAGCCAAGAGCCAGATCGAGTATGAGGACACGGACACCTTGGAAATCCCCCGTTGGCTGGCGGAGGAGAAAGAACTGGTATGAAGTTCGGGACCGTCGTGACCGTCGAGCGCGGTAGCGCGTGGATGCGTTTGCCTGTGGCAGGATGCCGGCGCACAGTGCGGGGTGTGTTGGTTGGAGCACGCGGGCATGAGCGCTACGTGCGATTGCTGGAGGATGACCCCTACGACACGGTGGGCTGGAACAAGACGGGTGACGTTGGGCATTGGTCGGCATCGGTGGTGAAGCCGGCCCTACATGATGGGAGACGAGTATGAGCTGGTTCGAGGACGTGGTGGCATTCCATCGGAAGTTCGGCCTCCCGGTACGTGAGCGGCCCTCGTGGCCGGACGAGGCGACCCTTCACATGCGGACGAGTCTGATCTCCGAGGAGCTGGCGGAGCTGACCAAGGCCCTGAATGACCGCGACATCAACGAGATGGCGGACGCCCTGGCCGACCTGATCTACGTGTGCATCGGGGCGGCCGTGACCATGGGCATCGACCTCCGAGAAGTCTGGAAGGAAGTGCAGCGCTCCAACATGGCCAAGGACGGCGGCCCGCGGCGGGCGGACGGCAAGATTCTCAAGCCCCCGGGATGGGTGCCTCCAGACATTGCCACGGCCCTCGGGCGTGGTAATGTAGCGGCTCTGGAGTTACCAAGCGATGCTCAGCCTCCACATGCCTGACCAGTACGCCCTTCTGGCGGCGGCCCTCTACGGGGCGGCCTTCGGCTTTGGGTGGGCGGTGGGAGCCGGTGCCTTCAACCTACTGTGCGCGGCCCTTCGAGCAATGCGGGGCAAGTGAAAGCTGGATTCAATCGCGGGGGTTCTCCCGCACAACACCAAGAGGAGATCATGGGCTATCGTGGCGACAACGGCCGGCAGCATCGTGGGCATCGGGACGGCGGCGGTGAGCGTGAACAACGGGAACCAAGGGCGCCGCTCCAATGGCGGACGGAGCAAACCTTCCAGCATGGGCGCATCGTGCTCGTGCTCCAGGCGGCCAACCTGGACAATGGGGGCGTGCGGCGGTCCTTCCGCATCGGCAAGGAGAGCCAGGACCAACCCGACAAGCCCTTCCCGTTCATGGACCCCCGGGACATCGTGAGCGTGCGCGAGGTGCTGGCCCAGATGGAGAACCACCTGGCTGGCGACCGGACCTCTGGGCTTGCCGACTGAGCCCATTCTGGTAGCTTGGGGGCATGAGCGATACTGAGCCCACCAAGGACAACCCCAAAGACCCCCTCATTCTCCGGTGCATCAAGGCGTTGGCGGCCGTTGACTGGAAGGCCCTCGCCCTCGTGCTCGCGGCCCTGGCTGGCTTCGGCGGCGCGATCTGGAACCGGGTAGACGCCATCATCGAGAAGGCGATGGCCTCCCGGACTCAGCAAGGCGTCTACGAGCTGTTGGCCGGACGGCTGGACGAGGTGGCCCTTCGGCTGGACAAGCTGGAGAAGGCGCACGCCATCGAGGCCCCCGCGGTGGGCCCCCCGACTCCGAGCCCCGCCCTCAGGCCCCCGGTGGCGCCCGAGGAACACGGAGCCCTGGCGCCTGTTGTCGGGGAGACGGCCGTGGCGGTTGACGTGTCCGAGTTCAAGGCGGCCCGGCTCCCATCCTTCCAGCAAGTCCAGCAAGCCGCGGTGGATGACACCATGCCGGCGATGCTGGAAGCGCACGGCGCTCCCACTACCAACTGACCCTGGATCGTCCCCAGAAAAAAAGACTGGAATCGTGTTGACACGCTCCCTTGATTGTGTATAATGACAATCAAGGAGAGCGACCATGCAAGAAACCCGCAAGTACCAAGACGCAAGCGAAGTGGCCGTTGGTGACGTAGTGCAATCGTTCGAGGGCGCCTTCGGCTCCAGTATCATCACCCGCATCGAGGCCGTGGAAGGTCACGAGCCCCTGGTTCACTTGGCGCGGCCGATGGCGCGGATGGACGTGAGCGGGGGCGTGTGGACGCACACCGAGAACTACTCGGCGTACCTTTCCAGCATCGTGGCCAACTTCCAGGTGTACGTGACCGGCCCTTCCATGTGGAAGGACACGCGGGCCGAAGGTTGACTTGACATTGGCGCTTGATTCTGTATAATCAGAATCAAGGAGGAGAGCGACATGAAAAAGGCGGACGTGACCATCGGTGCTCTGTACGTGGTGAAGGTGAGTGGCGCGTTGACCACGGTGAGGCTGGACGCTGAGAGCCCCTTCGGTGGGTGGATCGGGACCAACACCAAGACCGGGCGCCAGGTTCGTATCCGCGGCGCGGCCCGGTTGCGTCGGGTGGTCGAGCCCAAGCCGGAAGGCGGTGCGCTGTGAAGTGCTGCAAGTTCCACGAGACGGGCGGGAATCCGCGAGAGAGCTGTGGGGGCGATGCCTTCGATGACGGCACCATGACCCCGCGGGAAGCGGTAGAGGCGGTGACCAAGCTGATCCTGACCCGGCGCGGCGAGGTGGTGACGGACGAGCTGGCCATCGAGCGAGCCCGCAACATCGTGACCGTGTTCTGCGAGTACAAGATCCGAAGGATGGGTGAGTCATGAGCGAGTCCATGTGCATCAACTGTGAGAAGCGGAAGATCACCAAGTCCGAGCTGGGGCTGTGCTCCAAGTGCGCGAAGGGCCCGGCTCCCGCGTTCCCTCCCCAGCCCAGGCACCCCAGGCTGACCGCAAAGCTGGAGCAACAGGCGGCGCGGCAACGGTGCAAGGCCAAGAGGGCGGCTCGCCAGACCATGAACGGCGTGTCCAAGGTCTGGAGCCCGGTCAACCAAGCGTGGCTCGTGCTCTGGCATGACACGGTGTTGCGCGTCATCTCGGACACGGCGGAGGCGGACGCCTACGTGGCCAGCTTGCTCGGGGGGACGCCATGAAGCGGGAAGATCTGGTAGCAGGGCGGATCTACGTCATCGCGGGGCGCGGTGAGATGCGCTTGGACCGGGCCACGGCCCTCGTGTTCCATGCTCACGGGGGTGGCCACTATTGGGCGTCCGAGGATGAGGTGGTCCGCGAGGCGACGGCGGAGGACCTTCGGCGGCGGGATGAGCAGGCCCGGCCGCGGGGCGTTGCGTGCGACGATCCCGAGTGTTGGTGCCGACGTTACGGCATGACCCTCGGCCAGGAGGTGTTCACTGTCATCCAGGCGGAGCCGGACGGCGTGAGCTACCCCCAGATCGCGGCGCGGCTGTGCCGGGAGGTGCCCAAGGCGGAGCTGGAGGGGGTGCTCACCCGGCTGGAGCGGGCGGGGTTCATTCGGGTGGAAGCGGCGGACGTGAGCCGGACCTTCCTGGCGCCTGGGCCCAACCCGGTGGTGTGGGGCGGCTTATGAGCAAGCCCAAGACGCCACGGCCGACCTGCCAGTATTGTGGGAGGCAACTGCCCAAGCGGACCTACCACTACGACCTCAAGGACGGAGAGCCAGACCCCGCGACCATCTACGACAAGCCGGTGGTGTCCGTCCTTCGGCGCCGACCGCGGCCCGGCTACGCTGAGGGGCAACTTCGGTCCATGCTGAGCTTGTGGGCGGGCGAGTACGGGCGCTACGGGGATGGCTACTTCTGTGGCCTCACCTGTGGGTGGCGGTTCGCGCTCCAGGTGATGCGTGAGCTGGAGAAACGGAAACAAGGAGGAGAGCGATGACACGGAGAGCTGGATTGCTGTTGCTGTTGTTGGGCGCCATCGGAGCGTGGATTGGCGTGCGGGCGTACCGCATGGGCTACATCGGGGACCCGTGCGAGCGGTTGCGCGAGCGGTGCGCTCACGTCTCCGCGGCCGAGCTGGACGTGGCCACGGGATGCGCGGTCATCGGCCTCAAGAGCTTCGGCCAGAAGTGGCAGGGGCCCATGTGCGTGAAGGCGCTGGCTGTGCTGGAGAACAAGGGCCAATGAACAGAACGGAGCGGCGCATCATCGTGGCGGAGGCCCGCAAGCTCGTGCGGCGGGTGTTCCCGGGCGTGGAGCTGAGGCAAGCGTGCCTCTACCATGCGTGGGCGGTGGCCGTGGTCGCCAACAAGCGGGACCACTACTTCCGCCTCCAGGCGGGGACGGCCTACTGGCCATGCGTGGCGACCGAGCTGGACGATGGGGTGAGTCCCAACCGTTTCGGCTACGAGTACCAGCCCGGTGGGAAGCTGTACGTGGCCCAGGCGGAGCTGGCGGACACGCTCCCCGAGATGCACGTCTGGGCGGTCCATCCGGCCGGTGGGGAGATCATCGACCTGACCACGGGCATGTGGCCGGCTCAGGCCCGGGCGCTCCAGGGAATCGACTGGCGGGCGACGCGGCCCCCGGACTACCTGTGGTGCTCCATCTTCGATCTGCCCAAGGGTGTGGTCTACGAGCCGAGCCAAGAGGCGAGCGACTTGGCCGGGAAGCTCTTGGTCCGCTCGCTCAGGGGCGTATGATGGCTGGAATCGGAGGAAGCATGAGTGATGTGGCGAGATTGCTGGAACAGCACAAGGTCAAGGTGTGGGGCCCGGGCAACGTGCCTTGGAAGCTCCGTGGGGTGGACGTGATCCATGACGAGCTGCACCTGACCGTGGGCCCGGAGTCGGGCTCCAAGAAGTGGATCGTGGTGGTGTGCGATGACGAGGGGAAGGACACTCACGCGGCTGAGACGTTGGAGGCGGCCCTGGAGCTAGCCAACCCTGACCGGGCGGCCGTCATCGTGGCCTTCGAGGTGAAGGCCCCTGACGCGGGCGCGGCCCGGCTCGCTTTCAAGACGGGCAAGCGGCTGTTCCAGTTTGCTTGGCTGGGGACTTGATTTTGTATATGCTTGGAGGTAAGGGAGTGCGTCATGAAGTCCAAGAGGAGAGCGAAACAGAAGCCCCAGCATGGCGGGCGGCGGGACGGCGCCGGCCGCAAGCCGAGTCTGGAGAACCCGTCCACAACCATCGTCCGATTCGAGGAAAAGCAACTGGCAGCGTTGGAGCGGTTCAAGGCGGAGCGTAAGCTCCCCAACCGGAGCGCGGCGTTGCGGACGCTCGTGGACGAGAACCTGAATCCAGAGGAGAGCGAACATGGAAGCAAGACCTGAGTACCGGCCCATGAGCTACGGCACGCTGGAGCCCGGCCTCCAGGTGGCCATCGACCTGCTACGGCGGGAGGCCATCAACTGTGAAAGCGCGGGTGAGAAGGTGGACGCCGATGCCTACCACAAGGCCATCGGGTTGCTGAGCCAGCAACGGGACGTTCTCCGCGGCTTGAACGTGCTGACCCCGAGCCAGAAGGCGATGGTGGCGGCCCAGATCATGACCCCCGAGGCGCCCGATGTTGATCGCGGTTGAAGGCGCGGATTGACAGGGGCAGCACCATCATGTTAGACCGGATGCCTCACTAGGAGGTAAGATATGCCTCGGGGTGTCTATCCGCGTCCATCGCCTGAAAGTAGGTTTTTGTCCCGTGTCCGAAGGACACGGAGTTGCTGGTTATGGGTTGGCGGCGTTATTAAAGAGTTTGGTTACGGTAGTTTTTGGTGTGACGGTCACACCATTGCAGCCCATCGGTGGGCATATGCTCACTTTGTTGGGCCGATTCCCGCGGGAATGTCGGTGCTGCATACCTGTGATAACCCGGCCTGTGTTTGTCCTGATCATCTACGTCTGGGTACGCAACGCGATAACGTCCAAGACATGATTCGGAAGGGGCGGCGGTCTATACTTAGGGGCTCGGATGTTCCTGGGGCCAAGTTGACGGACAAAGATGTGCGACGTATCCGTCAGCTCGCAACAACAGTGTCTCAGACGCGCATCGCGCAAGAGTACGGATTGAGTTCACAACACGTCAGTGCCATCGTCCGTAGAGAAAGCTGGAAACACGTATGTTGATCGTCATCGAAGGATCTGATGGTTCGGGCAAGACGAGCGTGGCTGAGGAGCTGGCGAGGCGGTTGAAGGCGGAGGCGATGGCCTTCCCCAACGATGCCGGCGTGACCGGGCCCATCATCCGGGACTATCTCCGCAAGAATTGGTACATCCCCGTCTACGGCACGGCCCAAGTCTCCAAGCACTACAGTGCCCTCGCCTTCCAGGCCCTCCAGGTGGTGAACCGTTTGGAGTTCATGCCCAAGCTCATGGACGCCAGTTTGAACGAGCCCGAGGGCCCTCGGGTCATCGTGGCCCGCTACTGGCAGAGTGGGTGGGTCTACGGCGGCCTGGATGGTCTGGACCGGGCGTGGCTGGAGCGCGTTCACGAGATGATGGCCGAGCCGGACCTGAGCCTGTTGCTGGACATCACCCCGGAGGAGGCGATGCGGCGGCGGGCGGCGCGGGATGGTGACCTCGCGCCTGAGCTGTACGAGGGGAAGCTGGACTTCACCACCAAGGTGGTCGAGTCCTATCGAGAGCTGTGGAAGCAACACGAGGGGAATGGCCGGTGGGACGTGATCGATGCCATGCGTCCATTCCAGCAAGTGGTGGACAACTGTTATGAGCGGATACTGGAATCCGTAGAGGAGAGCGACGTATGAGCAAGGTCAAGCCCATGAAGATTCACCCGGTAGCGTCCCTCATGCCCGAGATGACGGAGCTGGAGTTCCACGAGCTGAAACAGGACATCAAGCTCCGCGGGCTCCAGAACCCCATCCTACTGAGCAAGGACGGTCGCATCGTGGACGGCCGGCATCGCTACAAGGCGTGCAAGGAGCTGGGCATTGACCCCAGCTACATCCGCTCGAAACACGAGGACGATTACGAGCTGGCGCGAGAGGTGGTGAGCTTGAACGTCAAGCGGCGCCACTTGAACGAGAGCCAACTGGCCATGATCGCGTCAAAGCTGACCGATCTGTACGAGAAGGCGGCCAAGCTCCGGGCAGAGGAAGGCCGAAAAGCAGGGGGCGAGGCGACCAAGACCAAGGCCAAGGGTAAAGCGAAAGAGGAAGGCTTGACTGCAAATTTGCAGTCAAGCCCTCGGACCCCCGCTCACACGGCGGCCGAAGATGCGGCCAACGCTGTGGGTGGCGTCTCTACCCGGTTGGTGGCGTATGCCAACAAGGTCCGCAAGGGCGCCATCGAGGCGGTCCAGAAGGCGGTGGACAAAGGCGCCATGCGCGTCCACGAGGCGGCGGCTTTGGCCAAGCACACGCCGACCAAGCAAGAGAAGATCATGAAGGCCATCGAGAAGGGCGACGCCAAGAATGTGCGCGACGCGGAGCGGAAGCTCACCTTCGAGGAACAGCTCAAGGCCATCAAGGCGAACCCGCCACCCAAGGGCATCGTTCAAGTGCTCGTGGTGGACCCGCCGTGGACCTTCAACAAGACCCGGGAGGATGACTCCACCCAACGTGGCCGGACGCCCTACCCGACGATGACCACGGATGAGATCAAGGCGCTCAAGCTCCCCATCGAGAAGGACGCCGTGGTGTGGCTGTGGGTGACCAACGCCCATCTCCTGAGCGGCGAGGCCCTGGACGTTCTCAAGGCGTGGGGACTGGAAGCCCGTGGGCTTCTGACCTGGGCCAAGACCAAGATGGGCGTGGGCGATTGGCTCCGTGGGCAGACCGAGCATTGCATCCTGGCCACCAAGGGCGAGGGCGGGACCAAGTTCCTGGAGAAGCCCTGCCCCAGCACGCTGTTCACGGCGGCGCCTGAGCAACACTCCCAGAAGCCGGACGTGTTCTACGAGATCGTCCAGAAGTATTGCCCGGGCGTGAAGGGCGAGCTGTTCTCCCGGAAGGCGCGGGAGGGGTGGAGCCAGCACGGCGCCGAGCTGGGGAGCATCCCCGCGTCAAAGGAAAAAGAGCCCGGCTCTACGATGGTCATGGGCATGGACTCCGCGAAGGGCCCGGACCAGACCGTGGTGGTGACCGTGCCGGTTCCCGCGGCTCCAGTGCCCATCATCCCGCCCCAGCCCGCGGGCGCGATGCCCCCTATCGTTCCCAACCGCTGATCGTCGCACGCTGTTTTTGGCGTGGTAGGATGTTCCCGAAACCGGGGACGGGGACTCAATAGTCTGTGGAGGCCATCATGGATGAAGTGAAGTTCGAGTGCCCAACCGGGGCGTCCATCGACTCTGAGGAACAGGCCCGGGCATGGGTGATGGAGCTGGTAGACAAGCTGGAGTCCGAGCGGCGCCAGATTGACCTCATTCCCCTGGCGCCCGACCGTAAGCGGGCCTTTGACCAGTATCGGATCAAGTTCGGACACGCCCTCGGCGTGCTCGTGGCGCTCCAGCGATGCCGCAAGCTGAGCGACGTGGCCTACAACGGGCTCCGACAACGAGTGATGGAGACGGCACAACCCACGGTGGCGGCTGGCGTGGTGAGAGGATGACAATGAAGCCTACCCTATGGATTGAAGGACTGATCGCGGCCGGCAAGAGCCGGCTGACCTCCCAACTGGAGAAGGCCCTCGGCTTCCGAGCCTTCCCTGAGCCGGTGGCCGACAAGGGCTACCTGGAGCTGTTCTACGCCGACCCCAAGCGGTGGGCGTTCTCGCTCCAGGTCGAGATGCTGAGGCGGCGGTGGGAGATCCATAGGCTGGCGATGCTGGAGTGCCGGTGTGGGAACGTGGCTGGGTGTCTCTTGGACCGCGGGATGCCCGGGGACCGGGTGTTCGCGTGGCTTCACTACCAGGCGGGCAACATCCACAAGCTGGAGTGGGAAACTTACGAGGCCCTGTACGCCGAGTTCATGAGCATCCCCCATCTCCAGCCCACCATGCTCGTCTACCTGGATGTGCAACCCGAGGTGGCCTTGGAGCGCATCCAGGGGCGAGCCCGGCCGGGCGAGGAAGTGATCGGCGTGGGGTATCTCACAGAGCTGACCGGAGCGTACCATCGGTTGCTGGCGGAGATTGAAGCCGGAAAACATCCGTGGTCGAATGGTATGCAGGTGGTCAAGATCCCATGGTCCGAGCACAACCTCCCCGTCGAGCCCATCGTTGCCACCATTCGGGAAGCGTTGTTCCAGAGACACGGCCCGACCCCGGGTTGGGACCGGGATTTGGAGAGTGCCGCAAAGCAGATCCGACTTCCGTTGTGATCCACGTCTACGACATGGGCGCCCGGGTGTGCCGGTGCGGCCAGCAAGAAACCCCTCCGCCGTCCTGGCGTGCCGGGGGTCGATACGGGTACAAGCGCTCTGATCCCCGGACGGCTGGAGCCGATTCCACCGAGTACACGTAGCCAAGCCTGGACAATCCCTTCGGGCCCCGGCAGATTCGGGGGCAGGGAGCGACCCATGCTTATGGAACGTGAGCCTGAGACTACCTTCGAGGCCGTCTCCGTCTTGGAGTCGGCGAAGTTGAACCTTCCAGAGTCCGTCATGCGAGAGATCACGCGGCGGACCCTCGCTCTCGGGCACACGGCGAGCCTGGACACTCTCACGGCCAGCTTTGAGCAATGCTGTGGCGCCTTCGCCTTGGAGATCCTGACCGGGCCCCCTGAGCACCCCTACAACGGCAAGTTCCTGATCGGCCCCCACCATGAGGAGTGGGACTACCTGATCCGCAACTACAAGCGGATCTGTGCCCTCGCTCCCCGCGACCACGGCAAGACCTTCTTCTTCGACTTCGCCTACCCGTTGTGGCAGGCGGCGCGGCTCCGCAACGGCATCGGCTACATCTTCTCGGCGACCCAAGACCAGGCCATCCGCATCCTCGGGGACATCAAGGTCGAGATCGAGAACAACCCCAAGCTCCAACACCTCATGCCGGACATGAGCGTGGGCAAGGGTCGCAAGTGGTCGAGCACGGCCATCCAGCTCGCCAACGGGCATCGCATCTACGCCCGCGGCTTCGGCACCAAGGTCCGCGGCGCCCACCCCCACTGGATCGTGGTGGATGACGCCCTGAACGATGAGACGGCCTACTCCGAGGTGGTCCGCAAGAAGCAGGTCGAGTATTTCTACACGGCCATCTCCAACATGATCGTGCCGGGCGGCCAGATCATCGTGGTGGGCACCCCCTTCCACCAAGCTGACCTCTACGCCGACCTGTCCGAGAACACCGAGTACGAGTTCCGCCGATACCAGGCCCTCCAGGGGCCCGAGGAACGGCCCCTCTGGGAGGCCCGCTACAGCAAGAAGCGGCTCCAACAGAAGCGGCGGGAGATTGGCTCCATTCGGTTCACCCGCGAGTTCCAGTGCGAGCCGGTGGCCGATGACATGAGCTTGTTCCCCCTGGCGCTGTTCAAGGGCGACCCCACCGAGCAACTGGCGATTCGGCTTGGGATGCCCTACTCGTTCTGGGAGAAGGCCGGAATCACCACCTACATCGGGGTGGACTTCGCAATGTCCAGCTCGGCCCAGGCCGACTACATGGTGATCTGGACCATGGGCGTGGACAAGTTCGGGAATCGTTGGATCGTGGACATCCAGCGGGGCAAGGGGCTCAGCTACCAACGCCAGCTCAGCATGATCAATGATGCCGGCCGGAAGTACCAACCCGCCCTCGTGTTCCTGGAAGCGAACCAGATGCAACGCATCTTCGGGGACGAGCTGATTCGGACCACGGACCTGCCCATCCGCAAGTTCGTGACCACGGCGGCCAAGCATCAACTGGACAAGGGCGTGCCATCCCTCCGCGTGTTGCTGGAGAATGGCAAGTTCCGCATCCCCCGTGGCGACAAGCGAAGCGTGGAGATGACCAACACCTGGATCGAGGAAATGCGGGCGCTCACCTGGGTGGACGGGCAGATCAAGAGCGTGGGCACCCATGACGACACGGCGATGGCTTGCTGGATTTGCGATCAAGCCGTCAAGCAAGGTGGCTTCTCATTCGACTTCGGCGATGACGTGGAAACCGAGGACCTGGACAAGATGCTGGAGCGGGAGAACGCTGAGGAGGACAAGAAGGACCAACCCAAGCCTGAGCGTGACGAGCGTGAGATCGAGGCGTCCATCAAGACCGCGTTGGGCATCGGGGACGATACCGAGGGCGCCAGCGGGAACCTTGTGGACGACGATGACGATGATGGTGTAGAGGATGGACTGACTGGCGCTCCATCCCCAGACATGCTCCGAAGTTTCTGGTAGCTTGCAGGCTGGGTTGGGCGGTGGAAATGACTCGGGGGTCGCTCTCCTCGTCAAAGTACCCGCCCTTCCCTTTTGCGTGAGGAGATGGAGATGGCCAAACCCCAAGATGACTTGACCAAGAGCACGGCCCTCGCGGCGACGCCGCGGTTCGTCATGAGCAAGTGGCCCGGGCAAGTCCCCAACCGCGACAACATCGAAGCCCTCCGACTGGCCCAGCAAGAGCCCCCGAAGTTTTCTGTGGCGCGTCTCCTGGCGCATGACGGCGCCTACCTGAGCCCGGCCAGTGTGGTGGACGGCATCGGCATGGATGACGCCAAGCGGAGCGAGTGGATCTCGCACCTGAGCAAGGCCGTCCGGGGCACCAACGAGTTGACCTTCCGCCAAGACGTTCTGGGCAAGATGCTCTACGACCGGATGGACGGCGCCACCCGACAAGCGCTATTCCAGCGTTCGATGCAGTTCTACCGCGACATGCGAAAGAGCATGGTGAGCGTCGCCACCCCGGATGAGCTACGCAAGAGCCAAGAGCTGGAATCCCGAGCCCCCGAGGACCTTCGCAAGTCCATCTACCGTCGCGTGAAGCGTGCCCCCAAAGGCTTGCCCCTCGGCCAGCTCCAGGACCTCGTGAAAAGCTACGGGGTGAAGGCGGTGGCCGATACTCTGGAGTGCGAGTGTGGGGATAGGGGTGGCCTATCCTACCGGGATGGCGTATTGATCAAGCGGTGAATCCACGAGGTACAGCAATGAACGACGGCTTGAGTCAGCTTGGCGAGTTTCTGGAAAAAGCAGAAGGCGGCGAGCGTGCCGGACACAAGTACGCGCAACGCACGGGAAGCCCTGGCGCCTACCAGTACACCTACGACCAACCCCAGGAAGGCAATGGGGAGGGCGTCATCGGGCAGACGGCGAGTGGCCAGCCATTGCAAGCGCTGGAGCGTGGCCCCCATTCCGTGAAGGATTGGGGTGAGGTGCTGGTCACCAAGACGGCGCCCGGTCACGAGGACCAAGCTCCGCGACACCTGGAACACGGCGGCAAGCATTGGGTTCGAGCTGGCTACAACACGGACAACAACACGGTGGGCTACCACGAGTACCAGCCCGGCCGACACGTCATGGACCCGGCCACGGGCTTCGCTCGTGAAGCGGTCCCCGTCGAGGCCAAGGGTGTGGCGGGCGGCCTGTTCCATGTGAGCGGTCTGCCCCAGAAGGGCGGCGGTGAGCTACCGGACGAGATCAACGACCCCCATCACGGCAAGCTCAGCGTCCGCGGCTACAACAGCGACTCGGGCATGACCGTCTACCACAAGGACGTGCATCACCCGGGCTGGAACAAGCCGGCCGGTGAGCAACCCGGACAGCCGGGGCAAGCGGCCCCCCAACCGGGAGCACCCCAGGGTCCCGGTCAACCTCCGGCGCCGAAGGGCGTCCGACCCAACCAGAGCAATCCGGCGAAGGCTCCGCCTCCGCCTCCCCCGAAGGCTACGCCCCCGGTTCCATCCGCGGGCGCGGCCCAACCCCCACGGCCGGGGTCCACCCCCCAGACCCCGCTCGTGGGCGGACAGCAACCCGGCATGATGAGTGGCCCCCCGACCGCATGGCAGGGTCATCCCCAGGTCGGCCCGGCTCAGAAACCCCCGACACCCCCCGCGGCGGGCCCCCAAGCGGGCCCAGCTCCCCAGACGCCCCCGGGAACACCCCCTCCGGCGCCTCGCCAGGCGCTTCCAGGGGGCACCCCCGCCCCGGCGACGCCCCCGGCTCAGCCGGCGCAAGCGGCGGCCCCTCGGGCCCCCGTGGGGGGCGCTCCAGCGGCTCCGCCAGCCAAGCCGGCGCCCGGACGGAAGCCCTTTGGCAAGTCCATGGGGCTGGAAGCGCTCGGCGACTGGATGGAGAAGGCGGGCGGTGGCGGGCACAAGTACCTCAAGCGAGAAGGCACGCCCGGGCACTACACCTACACGTACCGGTCGGGGCATTCATACACGGAGCAAGCCTTCCACGAGCAGACGGCGGGGGCATCGGCGACGCAACATCGTGAATGGGGTGACCAAGCCCATGCCGGTGGGGACAACTACCTGGCGGCGGCGCATCGCAACATGGCCACCTACCTGGACACGGGGGCCAAGAACTTCAAAGACGAGATCAAGCATAACCTGGGGCAGCACTACCAAGTGGCCCGGGCCAAGCCGGGTGATCATGTGCATCATGCCCATGACGAGAAGCCGGCGCCCGCTTCGGGTCGGGGTAGCGATGCCGACCACAAGAAGCGTGTGGCGCAAGCCCGTGAGCTGGGGCGTGCTCACAAGCTGGCGGGCGGTGGTTCCATTCCAGCGAATGACCCCAAGGTCAGCAAGCTGATCGAGGGGTACAAGGTGGGTGAGGGCGCGGCGGACATCCTCCGTGCATGGCAGCAAGGCTGGACTCACGAGCACCTGAAAACGCAATGGGAAGGCACCAAGAAGTCTCTGGAAGGGCTCGGCGCTCTTGGGGACTTCCTGGAGAAGGCCGAGAAGATTCCGGGCGGCATGGCGGCCGGCAAGAGCCCCGAGGACTTCGACCGGCAAGCCTTGTCGCAAGGCCAGAAGGTGGAGATGGAGCACACGGGCGACCCCGCCAAGGCGCGGGAGATTGCCATGGACCACCTGACCGAGGACCCGGACTACTACACCAAGCTGGCCCGCATGGAGGCCGAGAAGTGCATGACCAAGGGGGACCTGACGCCCCAGAAGGCGCGACAGATCCTCCACGATGGTACGGTTCACGGCCAACCGATCACGGAACAACAACGGAAGTATTTTGGCGCTGTGGCCTCCGGCTCAGCCCGTAAAGGAATGGAGAAGTCCATGAGAACAGGTCTGGAAGCCTTGGGCGAATACCTGAGCAAGAGTCTGGAGGACCCGATGCCTGACAACAAGTGCGACCTCGGCTACTCCAAGAGCAAGGAAGTGGGCGAGAGCCCGGACGGCGGCGAGCTGGCGGGCAAGACCCGTGACTTCGGTGGCGACCGGGTGGGCGATGCCAAGGGCGGCTCGGGCGGCAAGCCCGGGACCTCGGGCATCGACGCTCCGAGCCCGGCCAAGTCCGTGCCCCAGGGCGCGGGCGCTGGCACCCCGGAGGACGTGGGCGGCAACCCGGTCATCGACAAGGACACCCTCAACGATGAGGAACGTGACCCCGAAAAGCAGATGACCGATGGCAAGACCGCCCTGGAGGAGGAGGTGAGGGAGAAGTCCCTCACCCCAGCCGGCCAGCGGGCGATGGTGGCTCGTGAACACGCGCTCAAGGTCCAAGAGCTGACCAAGAGCGAGGATGTTCGGGTAGGCGTGGCAGACCACCCCTACATGATGAGCAGCATGGGCGACGTGGACGCGGCCACCGAGGGCTTGCTCAAGAGCGAGTTCTACGAGGGCGGTCACGAGCCGACGCTGGCGCCTCCGGGCACCGTCATCCGCAAGAGCGTCCTGTGCAAGAGTGAGGCGTGTGGCGTGAGCTACCCCGCGTTCTACACGTCCTGCCCCGAGTGCGGTAACGGTCAGACCGTCAACCGTCTCCTGCCCCATTCCGCGCACGTTGGCGGCGGCTCCGGGACCATCCTGGAGAAGTCCGCACACGATCCCATCCTCCAGCCACGCCCCGAGGAAGCCGACGTGATGGTTGGCCTTCCCGAGAACGTGGTGGTGTTCCGCACGCGGAGGTAACCGCGGAAGGGGATCGACGTGAGCTGGCAAGAACGACTACGACATATCGGCCGCGGCTTGGCTGGAGCGACGGCTGAGGCGCTGGGCGACCTTTCGGGGGAAGATGCGCTTCCCCTCATGAAGGCCGAGCCGGCAACGCCGGACCCCGAAGGCGAGGACTCGCAAGAGACTGCCCCGGGCGGTGACCAGATGGACACCGCTGAGGGCGAGCCCATGCCGGACGAGCCCACGGACCAGGACCCCAAGACCCTGTTCTGGGACCCGTTCGCCATCATCGAACAGCTCGGGTACAAGGAACGGCCGAGCGCGGTCACCTACGGCACCCTCAAGGCGATGGCGTGGCGGACCCCCATCCTCCAGGCCATCATCCAGACCCGCATCCAGCAAATGGCGGCCTTCTCTCAGGTGAGCCGGGACCGCTACGACTTGGGCTTCAAGATCCGCACCCGTGAGGCGACTCACGAGCCGACTCCGGCCGAGGCCAAGTGGATCAAGCAAGCCGAGACGATGATGCTCAGGACAGGCATCACCGATAACCCCCGCGGCCGGGACAGCTTCGAGAAGTTCCTTCGGAAGTTCATGTGGGACTCGCTCGTGTACGACCAAGCGTGCATGGAGGTGGTCCCCGACCGGATGGGCCGGCCGACCGAGTTCTACGCGGTGGACGCGAGCACGTTCCGGTTGGCGGACACGGCGAGCACCTACTTGAACGAGGACGAGAAAACGGCCGTCCGCTACGTCCAGATTTACGACGGCATGATCATCTCGGAGTACAACCAGGAGGAGTTGTGCTTCGGCGTGCGGAACCCTCGCACGGACATCCGCCTGTTCGGCTACGGCGTGAGCGAGCTGGAAATGCTCATGGTGGTCATCACGGCCATCCTGTTCGGGTGGGACTACAACCAAAAGGCGTTCTCCCAGGGCAGCTCCCAGAAAGGCGTGCTCAACTTCAAGGGCGCCATCCCAGAACGACAGCTCAAGGCGTTTCGGCGGCACTGGTATCAGATGATCTCTGGAGTCGAGAACGCTTGGCGCACACCCATCACCAACGCTGAGGATCTCCAGTGGGTGGCGATGCAGAACAGCAACCGGGATATGGAGTACAACGCCTGGTTCGACTTCTTGATCAAGATCGCGTGTGCCATGTTCACCATCGACCCGGTGGAGATCAACTTCAAGTACGGCAACACGGGCCAGAAGTCTGGAATGACTGAGGCCAACAACAAGGAGAAGATCGTCGAGTCCAAGGAGCGCGGCTTGCGCCCGCTCTTGCGCTTCGCTGAGGCGTGCATCAACCAGTGGGTGATCTGGCCCATCAACGAGAACTTCGAGTTCAAGTTCATGGGCATGGACGCCCGCACCCGTGAGGAGACGGCCGACCTCAACACCAAGCTGGTCAAGACGGTGCGGACCATTGACGAGCTACGGGCCGAGGATGACCTCCCGCCGCTTCCCGATGGGAAGGGCGAGTGCATCCTGGACCCGACGTGGCTCCAATTCGCATCGGCCAAGGACCAAGCGGCTCAGGGTGGGATGCCGGGCATGGCCCCGGGTAGCCAGATGGGTGGTCAACCCGGTGCCGAAGGGGAAGCCGAGCCCGTGGACTTCCAGCAACTACTCACGCAGTACGGCGGGCAAGAACAAGAACAGCCGGTGGCTAAGAGCATGACCCCTGCGGGTGGCGGCAAGTTCCGGCTCAACCTGACCCTGTAGGAGGCCCCCATGCGTTTGAAGCACACGGTCCAAGTCCAGCTTTCGCAAGACGCCGACGCGAAGCGAAAGCTCTACTCCGATGACGCGACTTCGGCCCAGACCGACACGAGCGGGTTCGAGAAGCAAGCCAACAGCCTTCTGGCCATCGATCCAGCCGGCTTGGAGGACTTGAAGTTCGGGGACGTGACCCTCGTGAAGGGCATCTACCTGGAGGTGAACCGGGACGCCATCGTGCGGTTGAACGGAGGCACCGAGGCCATCCAGCTCCGCAAGGCGCCGGATGCCAGTGTGGCCAAGCTGTTCCTGGAGGCGGACCTCACCCAAGTCACCGTCGAGAACCCGACATCCGAAGCGCTCAGTGGCGTCTATGTGGTATGGGGCGATCCCACGACCTAGCGAGGGGCGCCGATGAGGCTGAGCGTTGAAGCAACACCCAAGGAGCTGGAGGAGAAGGGCGAGCAACTGATTCGGGCCCTCGTGGAGGCCGTCAGCCCGTTCTCTCTGGACCTGGCCGAGAACCTGGAGAAGGCTCTCCCTGAAAAGGAGCCGGCTCTCAAGTACCGCGTTCTCCGCGATCTGCACGAGCACACCAAGGTCGAGTACCGCAAGACTCTGGACAAGATGGTCGCGGCCATTGGTCGCGTGCTCACCGAGGCCGGCCGGACACCCATGTTCGACAAGTCCGAGCGGTGGGCGACCATCGACCTGGAGAAGTCCGAGCTGGAGTTCCTGGACGAGGACACCCTGGAGAAGGGGGCGGATCACAAGTACGTGCGGCGTTGGCGCGGCCCGGATGGCAAGTACCGCTACGAGTACAACGTGTTGGCCACGGCGACCCTCCGCCACTACCAAGTGGGCGACAAGGTGGCCGTGAAGCACAAGGGTCAGCCTGGCCACCTGGAGGTGCTGAAAGAGCGCACGACCAAGGAAGGCGTCCGCCAGCTCTACGTGAAGCACGATGAGACTGGAAAGGAAACGTGGGTCAGCGAGATCGTATTGAACGAGCTGTTCCGCCAGACCCACAACGTCAAGGATGCCGCGTGGCGAGCCCTGCGAAAGATTGACGCGACCCTGGGCGGCTACGACCCCGATCAAGGGCCGGCCGTCACGCGCCCGAAGCCCACGGCCCATTGGGCCAAGATGCTGGAGGCCCGGCGCTCAGAGCTTCAACGCTTGTTCGACCCCTATGAGAAGTACCATTCGCTCATGGACTACGCCGCGAAGTCCGAGTTGTTTGGGTGGTATCGGGACGAGCTTCATGGCGTGGTGGAAGCCATCCAGCCCATCTTGCAGCGTTACCGGGACGAGCAACATGCCGCGTGGGAGCGGGGCGCGTCCTACCAAGAGACGCAACGCATCGAGTCCAAGTTCTACGAGGACACTAAGGAGCCCTTCTCCCGGATGATTCGGCCGATCTGGGGCATGGTGGACGCCCTCAACTACGATCTGGCCAAGCATGAGGAACAGACCTCCGAGCGGAAACACTCGGACCCCGAAGTCTCGGCGCTCATGCAGACGGCGTGGGAGACGGCCAAGAAGCTCGGCCCTCCCGGTCAGCTCATGATCCAAGCGTTCGACAACTTGACCCGGGAGAAGGAACCCGAGAAGTGGGCTCGCCAAGCCAAGGCCAAGATCACCCGCTACTTCAACCTCGTCCAGGAAGCCTCGGCGGCCACCACGGCGGCGACCAAGGCCCAACGCGAGGTGCGCTTTGGGAACGAGCGAGCCAACCCGGTGACCTCGGAGGTGTCCGGCCGCGGCGGGACCAAGTTCCGCCTCCAGCTCCAGCACGCGACCGAGGAACAGAAGGCGAGCGTGGGGGCCAATATCCGCGCCATGGAGCTGGCCATTGACCAGATCAAGAAGGCTGGCTTCCCGTCCGCGGTGAAGGACCTCACCGTCTACATGGACTTCCGCCCCACCAAGTACCGCACGGAGAGCGACACGGCGCACGGGCGCTTCTTTGCCGCGGGCACCTATCACCCCTATGAGACGTGGACCCCGAGCGGCGAGCGTGAGAAGGCCGGCAAGGGGGACGTGACCATCTACTCCCCGGGCTTCCGAGAAGCCTACCCGTCCAGCGTCATGGTCCACGAGCTGGGGCATCGCTTCTACTACCGCGAGCTGACCGAGGGCGAGCGGGAGGAGTGGCGGGCCCTCGTGGCGGAGCGCTCGTCTACCCCGACCAAGGAACAGACCACGGCGGTGTGGGAGGCCATCAAGGACAAGTTCCCATCCGAATGGGCGGATGACTTTGACCGGCCGGCGCTCATGGCCGAGTTGGCGGAGAAGCACGGCCCC